CTGCAAGTGCGCTCAAGACCACTTGCTGGAACTACGATGTGGAGTGCGTTGTCGAGGAGGAAAAGCACTTCCTGTTCACGACCATCCGCTTCGAGTTGCGAGGCAAGGTCAAGAACATCCGTAAGGTCGCCCAATGGATGGACGACGCAATCGCATCCTACAACGCTCTATAGGAGACATCCGCATGACTGACACACAGACCATCGACATCGGGACCGGCGTACTCGGCTGGCACAAAAGCGAGCGCGTGAGTGACCGCTATGGCTCCGTGGGTCTCTTCTCCACGCCCGGAGGGGAACCGCTATCCGATGCCTTCCTGACCGCCGTCGAGGATCTTCCATTCGGCTCGACCGCAACGCTCAAGGCCGAAGTCCTGGAGACCCGTCAGTCGGGTCACATCGGCGACTTCGCCCGTGGCGAGGGTCCTCCTGACGAGGATGAGGCCGCGACAGTCGGGAGCATCCACACGCTGGGAACTGGTGAGCTTCTGCGCATCATGCACAGCGAGTACGGTCCCTACGTGGGCGTCAAGCCGGATCGTGGCCCTGAGCCTCCAACTCCGCAGGCTTGCACGGCTTGTGGTCCGGCCGCTGGCGGTGGCTACGGTGCCATCCACAACGAAGAGGCTGGAGACGGCTTGACGCCTGCGGCAAGGGCTATCTCCCAGACCTTCTACCCGCATCAGATCGGCGGCCCGAACGCCAAGGAGTTGGCTTGGCACGACAAGATCGGTCAGGCTGAGGTCGATGCACTCATAGCGGCCGGTCGCCTGCGTGAGTGGAAAGGCAAGGAGGAGGGCTGGGTGAGCGTTCCTCGCACGGCCGCTGAGATCAACGCCCTGAACACCGATGTCGGCACGGACAGCCACGATGGGATCAATCGCATGATCCTCGTCCAGAACCGATGTGAGGTGCTTGGCATCGAATCAACGTGCCCGACCTGCGAGGGTCATGGCTGGATGGACATGGCCGCAGTGGAGCGTTGGAGCGATTGGGACCCCGCTCGTTCATGGCTGGATGTCGAGAAGCTGTACCTGCTCCACGATCAGACCGTGCGTCTTCATCGAGATCGTTTAAACACCAACCCAAGGACAACAAGAAGCAATGGACTACGACAACTCAATTCACTCTGGCGGGTTCAGCCTGGCGGTTATCGGGGCGATGGCATGGCAGCAGATGTGGATTCCCATTCTCTGCGTATCCCTCATCGTGATTGCCGCTGTCGCCATCCGATTTGGTTTCCGTCGAGGAAAGAAGGCCACCGATGCCTGAGACAAATCTCATCCCTTCTGCGTTCATTCGCAGACGGGCGCGATGGTTCATCGTGCCTGTGCTGCTCGTCATCGGCCTCGCATGGACGACCCGTCACCTTATCTCCGACTACAACGCAATCATGGGTGCCACGAGCAGTCATGCGTTCGCGTTTCTGTGGAGTCTCACGTTTCTCTCGCTCGTGTGGCACCTGACCCTTGCATGGTTCGAGAAGCCATTCACGGTAACGGAGGATCAAGGGCGAGAACTGGATGATCTGACGATCACCCTGAATGTCCCGGCCTACAACGAGGACCCGGTAGCGCTCCGTACGGCTCTCCAATCGATCCTTGACCAAACACGTCCTATCCAGCGCGTACAGGTTGTAAATGATGGCTCAACAGCGTATCTGGATGAGTTGGCAGCAATCAAGAGATGGTGGTTGTCGCAGGATCATCCACACTCGACATTGGAGTGGGTCGATGTGCCAAACGCAGGCAAGCGTCACGCTCAGCTAACGACGTTCCGAGGGGATGACTCTGACATCTTCGCCACCATGGACTCTGATACCGTACTCGACCCCCGTTGTGTCGAGGAGGGCATGAAGCCCTTTGCATCCGCCAAGGTGGCATCGGTCGCGTCCGTAATCCTCGCGTACAACAACCGAGACCTGTTTGTCCGTCTCACCGATCCGTGGCTCTTGGCCTTCCAGCTTGCGGTGCGCGGAGCTATGAGCAAGCTCGGATGCGTGCTCGTCAACAGCGGCAACTTCTCCATGTATCGCTCAGACGTGATTCGGGGGGGGCATTGCAACCTACGAGAACGAGACCTTCATGGGTCGCCCCGTGCAGTTCTCAGACGATTCGCTGCTTACTCTCCTGGCACACTTGAAGGGGCGCACTGTACAGCAGCCATCTAGCTTTGCCTTCACGGTGTTGCCGGACAATGTATCTCATCATCTGAGGCAACAACTTCGCTGGATGCGAGGATCGACTATCCGCTCAGTATGGAGGTTCCGTTACCTACCGCTCAAAGGCTTCGCATACTGGGAGCACTTCATCGCCTGGGTGAACTTCGCGCTGATCTCCTTTGCGTTTGTGTACATCTTCATCCTTGGCCCCCTACTGCATACGGTCGATTTTACACCATTGATGCTGTTGTTCAGCTTGTTGGTGTGTTATATCGTCAGCTTGAAGTATCTGACGATCTGGAGGAGCGATCAGGGTCTTCTATTCCAGATCACGACTTTCCTCCTGGCTCCCTTTATGTTGATCTGGACTGCGTTCGTGCTGAGGCCATTGCGCATGTTCGCCATCGTGACCTGCTATCGAACCGGCTGGGGAACGCGCTCAAAGGTCGAGGTGGAGATATGAGGCGTTCGCTAGTTCTCATCGTCATACTACTCCTTGCCCTTCCGGCGAGCACTCAGGCACATGTCATGCTAGGCGTGACAGGTTCGACGCAGCAGTACCAGACGCTTCGCAATCAGAGGCTTGGACAGCAGATCTTCGGAGGCTTCATGTCGTGGAGCGAAGCAACTCCTGGACGCTTCCTAGCCGAGTCTGATGAACTAAAAGCTACTCCGTTCATCACCTGGATGCCGAAGTCTGGGGCTGTGTTTGGCTCTCCGAACATCATCCCCAGCATCATCACAGGCCAGTATGACTCGTATATCGCCTCATGGGCGACGGCTCTGAGGGAATATAAACATGTCGTCTATATTCGCCTAGCCCAGGAGATGAACGGCATGTGGTCTCCTTGGTACGCGACCGGACCAACAGACTTCATAGCTGCATGGAGACACGTCTGGACGATTTTCCACAACCTTGGAGCTTCCAATGTACGCTTCGTCTGGTCCCCGGATGGCATGATCGGCCAACTTCCAGCGCATTGGAAGTCCATCGTGACTCAATGGTATCCGGGCAGCAAGTACGTCAGCTATGTCGGGATGACGACTGTCGCCTTCGCATTGAACGTAGTGTACGGTCAAGCGTATTTCTTCCAACGTATTGACTTCCTCCACGCAACCTATCACAAGCCCATGATCTTGTCCGAGATGAAGGTCACGTACGGGAATCGATACTCGTGGCTCAGTCAACTACATGGCTCGTTGCGTGCTCGTCCGTGGATCAAGGCTCTTGTATGGTCGGAATCCCCATCAGCGGCCCAGAAGGGCGGCGAAATCAACACGGGGAACATGGATTGGTCCTTGATCCAAGACCCCGAGGCCCGTAAGCTGCTCAAGGCGGCGGTCGGCTAGGCCGTGCTATGATGGTCCCCAACCAGATATGACTCTTGAAGTGCCCGTGGTGCTTTGCTAGAGTCATCGAGACAAATCACACGGCAAGGAGAACGGATGTCCGCAACTCAAATCCAACGAGAAGACGATTACCTGGAGGCCGGAGAGGACTATCTGGACAACAGCGGTGGGATTCCTCCTACGCGCGACGAGTGGAGGGCGTTGGCAAAGGCCGACCCCGAGCTTCCGTCAGTGGACCAGATCGTCACCGTGTTCGGCTCGTGGGGCGACTTCCTCGAAGAACTCGGCGCAGAAGCCCACATCTCCTAAGGAGCCCTTCCGTCATGCACTCGATTGACTCCATCGTTGAAGGCTATGGACCAGAGAAGCTACAGGCGGCTTTCAGCCGTGCTATCGTAGACTGCGGCGGACTGGGAGGTAGCCCTGAGATGGTTGTGCAGACGTACTGTGACCATCTCAGAATGATGGCAGTCAACGAGATCATGGCGGCTACTTGATGGACCGCTACGGGATTCACCCTGACACGCCCATTGTTTGGGCGGCAGACTGGGACCACTGGCGAGGAGAGGGTTGGCGCTTTGAGTGCAATCTGGGTATCAGTTGTCACAGCGCCAACAACATGGCTCGTTACAACATACGCGGACTACAGCGCCGCTATGGTGACGAGAATGTAGCACTCGGACACCCCATGTCAGAGACAGGACCATACGTCTCTGATACTCAGATCGGGGTCTATATCCGTGACGACTGTAACGTAGAGATTCTTGTCATCGAACTGTACCGAGGTATGGACGCATGGGGCAGATGACTGACCTGGACATCGATTTCTGTGACGACTGTGGCAAAGTACTTTCGGAGGCCGAGCGCCCCGGACCCTACTGCGAGATCTGTGAGAACATCGATCCCGACATTGATCCTGACGCCGAGTACACGGCCGAGCTAGAAGATCAGGAAATCCAGAACGAGTATGAGTGGTAAGACCATAACCCTCCGCTGTGAGGCGGGCAATCACGAGTGGGAGCGGCCCAGCAAACGTGGTCGCATCCCCGCCAACTGCCCCGACCACACACCCAAGCCTTCGGCGAAACAAGAGAAGTCTGTGAGCAAGATGCAGGAAGGTCGTGCTCGCAAGGCCGAAGAAAACCGACGAGGCATCATCGCCGGTATCATCTCTCATCCCAAATCCCAGAACTGTCATTGTGCGATCACGCCCGACAGCACGGACGCAGAACTGCTCAACATGAAAAGTTGTGCAGATCCGTACTTCGTGTGTGCTACACTAGACACCGTTCGCAGAGCAGTCGGTCTATGAAAGGAAAGCCATGAGCAATCGCAGTACCCCCCCCATCCAAGGGCGCGAAAGTAATCGCACAACTCCTTCTTGGCCCGCTTGAGGCGGCGGCCTTCTGCCTCTACTGGAACATCTTCCAGGTACACGAAGCCATAGGTCATGGACTCGGGACCGTCAACTACTGGACGGCTCTGGGTGTTGATTTCACAGTCAGCAGTGTGATCTCAGCCTTCGCGCTCGCCTTCTGGAGCGCCAAGTTCTTTGCCCGTAACATGTCCATCTACGCAAACGAGAACGACTAAATATGTTCGGAATCAGTCCCCAGGTACACGATTTGATCTTCTCCATCGGAGCGCTCGTGCTGCTCTGGGGACTTATTCCTCAGATCATGAGTAAAGTGATCCTCCCTGTGAAGTCGTGCGTCGCCATCGGCGGCACGTTGCTCGTCTTCACTCTCAACTATCTCACGATGGAATACTGGTACGTGATGGTGGTAGAGGCACTGAACGTGCTAGGATGGATCATCTTGCTCAGCCGAGCACTACAGGCCAGAACCGGAGAGGTATGACAAGCAAGCTAACGTCAGTGCTGTGTTGCGACGGTCCTTACAATGGGGACTACGTTGAGATCGCGGACCCGCAGATCGGGTACACGTTCATGGCGTCGTTCCATTGGGACGAGGGTCATTACGAGGTAGTCGAGTGGCCCGTGACCGACGAGATTGTTGCCTACTGGAGAGACGATGCCGGTAATCAGTGACGAATCCACGCTCGGAGGTTTCACCTCAAGGCGTTTCACACAGACCACGAGTGGCGACTGCGACCGTGGGAACAAGCGAGCCTGGGATCAGATCGAGGCTGGCAGGGCGAGAATCGAGGCACTACGCGACGAGGCAGATGCGTGGCTCGATCTCCAAGAGGCACTTGAATACTTTAGGGTTGAGACGGCGGGTGAGCTTCCTGAGGCCGTCTATGACGATTTTCGCAGGAAGCTAGACAAGCCAATCCAGATCACGTAAGGAGAGTCGCATGGCCGATAAGGCAGTAGCATCCACGAAGGTAACGAAGAAGGATCTCGAAGCTCAGCTTGAGGTCGCTCAGTCCGACATCGAGATCCTGCAATCGTCCAACGCCGGACTCATGCAGCAGACGGACAGCTACTACTACGCGCTATGCGACGAGCAGGCCCGACGCTCCGAGGACGCAAGGATCATTGCGGATCAAAGCAGGCGCATCGGCGGTTTGCAGGAGTCACTTCGCATCGCCGAAGCCGGACTTGCTGCCTCCGAGGAGTTGGTCGATGGCTTGGAGAGACTTGTCTCCATCCGTGAGGCGCAGCAGAACTTCGTCCTGCATGTCGTCAACTCCATCACCCTCTACGGCGGCAACAACGTCGAGGTCATCAAGGGACTCGCAGAATCGATCCTCGCCGAGTGTGAGATCGGACAGCCTCGCTGAGATGGCGTACACAGCTAGGATACTGGCGGACTCCCTCTCCCCTGACTCAGGAGTCCGTCTCACGACATTCGAGGTCACGTTCCCTCGACTCGTGCTAGCGGAGATGAACACTCACCGTGTTCTCTCCCGCAACAGCGCATCCTCTCGTGCCATCCCGGTCAAGAAGGCCATTGGGATGGTGCGTGAGGACCCGTTCGTGCCCGAGGCGTTCGTGCAGAATCAGCCGGGCATGTCCGGGGACTTCGTACTGGAGGACTGGAAGGCCGATGCCGCTAGAATCACCTGGCACGCTGCCAAGTGGGCTGCGTTGGGTGCCGCAACGGCACTGGAGCGCCTTGAGCTACACAAGGCGCTGGCTAACCGCATCTTGGAGCCGTTCAAGTGGCACACAGCCATCATCACGGCTACCGAGTGGGACAACTTCTTGGCGCTGCGCACGGACAAGAACGCTCAGCCGGAGATCCGTAGGACGGCTCTGGAAATGCAGGAGCTTCTTGCTCTCCACACGCCGACCGTCGTGAAACCAGGTGAATGGCATCTCCCGCTCGTCAAACGTGAGGAAATCACCAAGTACCCAGGTGACATGACCGGGCCGTGCCGAACCGACTGGGAGCTTGGCAAGAAGCTCAGTGTCGGCCGCTGCGCAAGGGTCAGCTACTTGACTCACGATGGCAAGCGTGACTTCGAGAAGGACATCGAACTGCACGACCGCCTGATGGGGAACGGACACCTATCTCCGTTTGAGCACGTTGCCACTCCCATGGCGCTCAAGCCTCCGCCGAGTCGTCGTAATCGCTACAACTGGAGCGGCAACTTCTTCGCCTGGCACCAGTACAGGGCCGATATCCCGTATCAAGACAACTATGCAGAACTACTCGCTGCTCGATCCTGCTAGTTCGTGAGAACCGCAAGTATCGACGCATCTTCCTCCGCTGGAATGGTCCGGGGCCTTGGACTTGTTATGAGTGCGGAGAACCTGTTGTATTCGAGACGCTGTGCGTTCACCACCTTGACGGGAATGATCGCAACAATGACCCGAAGAATCTAGTTGCGACCCATCGTCCCTGCCATCAGAGACTTCACTATCGTCAGGACGGAGATAGATCCAACCTGGAGCGTATGCGAACGATCCGATGGAGCAAGCCCAATGCAGGAGAGAACTACGCGAGGACTATGCAGGAACGTGGTCATCGTGTAGAATGTGAGGAGTGCGGCAAGAAGATTGTCCACTGGCACATGCCCCGTCATCTACAAACACACGGAATAGACCATGTATCTGGCTGAGAGTCGTCGTAAGCACCTGGAGAATCCGAGGTCGCATGTCGTCACGTCGAGTGACTTGCAGTACCTCCTCACGAAGGCGATCCTGGATCATGAGAACCAGGAGATTCACCTCAGCGAAAGCCTCCCCGATCTCGTTGAACGCTACCTTCCCAAAGACAGGCGTGACGCAAGGCCAGAACAACTGACAGTCTTCTTCGGCAGCCTATCCATCGCCAAGCGCGAGTACGAACGTAGGCGTCACTGGGAGACATCTAGGGAGAAGCTGTTCATCCTCGACTACTTGGCCGACTACATGGACAACTTCTACAGCGACTACTTCGGGATCAAATACGAGGGCGATATGCAGCGCAACGGGGACATCTACGCTGATAAGTAGCCTCGAACCACGGGCGTAATAGGTGACTATGGCCGCCTTGATTGAAACGACCACTCCGCTCGAAGCCTCTCAGGTCTACGTGAGCCCCACAAAGACCGTCCAGAGGGCCATCAACATCAGCGGTACGGTCTTCTCGAACACCAACGGGACTCTCTTTATTGAGCAGAGCGGAGACGGCACGGACTTCGATGTCTCGTCGTCCTACTCGATCACAGGCGGCACCGGAGAGGGCTTCGAGGTCCCGCTAGTCGCCCAGCACTTCCGCATCCGCTTCGCCAACGAAGGGATCACTCAGACCGCCTTCCGTATTTTCGCCGAAGCCCGAGACCCCTACGGGCTGTTCCTCCAGGCTCCTGGCTCTCCTTCATCGGGCGGAGCCTGGATGGTGCTGTTCTTCAATCCCTCGCAGTCGAAGTACGAAATCATCAATCGATTCGAAGCTGTGGATGGCTTCGACGCCAACGGACAGGCTGCCATCTCGACCAACAAGGACGGCAAGTATGCGTCCTTCCTCGTGTCCGAAGCTACGGTGTCGGACGAGACGCTTTCAAGCACCTCAGAACACTTGCCAGCGACCTTCTAATCTGGTATTCTTTGGGGTATGGGCGACATTGCTCCAGACTTCCAAGAGCTTCTGCCGCATCGCACAGCGATCCTGCACGAGCCCTACGACGGGCCGATCTACTGGCTCTGGGTCTTCGATCCCGAGAGCGGCCACGTCACGGTCCATCACAACGAGGACACGTCGCGTGCGGAGGCCAAGACTCACGACGAGCTTGCCCCCGAAGTCACGCACCCTGGCCGCCTGAACGGCTATGCCTACAAGATCCAGGGCGGATTCAGGATCACGACGGACGATCACAAGAAGCTGGAGGACCCGTTCGTCATCAAGCAGGTCATCGCTGCCCTCAAGGGCGAGCAGCCGCACAAGCCTCTGCCGCATATCCGTCATCACGGGATGCCAACAGACGTTCCGCCGCAACGCGAGGGCGACTATCTATGAGACCGCTCCGGTGGCTAGCGTGCGCTACGTGGTCGGGGCATGACTGGGGCGCTTGGGACCCACGGCGCTTTCAGAATCTTCTCGGACTCAGTTACCGTGTACGTTGGTGTCGCAAGTGCGGCGCTCAGGACATTGCAAGCTGGTACTGACATGGACAGAGACGGATTTCCAGAGAACCACAAAGAGGCGTGTTGGGAAGACCTGGGGATGCAGGACATCTCCGCAGGTCCCATCCAGCCTTACGAGGCGTTCGACCACGGCTACAGGAGCGCCATGGCTCGCTGCGCCGATGCCGTCCAGACTTGCAGGGCTATCGCCGAAGGCGCTGGCATCATGGGCGACCCAGCCACGTATCCCGATTACGTCCGAACCATGTGCCGCAATGCCATCGCAGAACTCGAACCACCTGCTTAGGGTCACGACGTACCACCAAGCGCCAAAGAGTCGGCGCTGGTACGCATCCTCGACGCAGGACTACTGGCTCGAACCGGCCCGAGTAGTCAAAATCCCTCTCCTGTTGAGCCGCGACCCGGACACGATAGAAGAGGTTGATCGCAAGCTAGTGGAGTACCACACAGAGAAGGTAGAGGGCGAACGCGAGTGGATCGCGTGGTATGCTCTGCCATGGTACAAGCGCCTGTTTAAACGCCGACCCGTTGGCTACAAGCCCTTGTTCAAGAACGCTACGATGGAGGAGGTGCTGAGCAATGGATCGTGACCCGCTAGGCTCCGGCCAGAACATCCTCTCCCTCGACATCTGCTCGACCGCTGGCTCACAGGTCGAGCAAGACGTGAAGGATCTGCAACAGGAGTTGAAGGAAGTCCAAGAGGACCGCGACTACTGGGAGGATCGCTACTACGAGTTGCTTGACGAGATCGGCGGGGTTTGGCCCGGCTGAGCGTTGTTCTTGGCGTGGCGGGGATGATCGTGGTCCCCGAACTGGCCCGTCTTGAGGAAGTGCTTGATCTCCCACCACAGACCGCGTGACGGATGATCTGGGTGATGCTTCTTGCAAACAGGGTGTCCGTTCTCGTCAGGATGCCAGCTTAGGCGCAGACAATGGTGTTCGTGGCAGTTGTGCTTGTGCCAGAAGGCCGAGAGGCCCGTGATGATGACCGTGATGGTCAGCAATTCGACCCAGGACGTGATGATGACGGACTCGCCTGCTTGCTGAGCCTGGCTTACGAAATGGAGGGTAGCGAGGAGGCCGATCATCGCCCATTAGGTCGCAGGTAGGGTCCAACTTCATGCTACGACTTGTTTGACATCAGCGTTTAAACGCGCTATACTACCTGGCATGGATAACCCGGATCTCTCAACTGACGATCTGATCTACATTCGTGCTGGAGCGCATGAGACGCGCGACTGGCAGCGGACGTTTGCTCAGATCCAGCACCCTGAGCTTGCCCTAGCGCAGATGGAGGCGCAGGCCCGGAAGCCTTACGACTGGGAGGACGAAGATGTCTTCTGATGCCACGATCATCAACCGCGAGCACTGGCTGAATGAGCTAGTCAAGCGGTTGGAGCCCATGCTTGCCGAGCGTGGACACAAACTCTCGAAGTGGCGGATCTCGTGCGGATTCCCCGGTACACGCGCACGCCCGACCACAAAAAAACGCTCACCGTATCGGGGAGTGCTGGGGAGCCGAATCCTCAGCCGACAAGACGCACGAGATGTTCATTTCGCCGCTGCTCTCCGACCCCATCAAGGTGGCGGAGACGACGCTCCACGAGATGCTGCACGCGGCTCTGCCTCCCGGCACCGGCCATCGTGGGCCATTCGCAAGACTGGCGAAGGGCGTGGGACTGGAGGGCAAGCCGACATCGACGCACGCAGGCGACGCCCTTGTGGAGAAGCTGAACGTCATCTTGGAGGAGTTGGGTCCCTACCCGCACGCCGCCCTGGATGCGACCACCAACCGCAAGACCCGGAACCCACTGCTCAAGACGATTTGCCCGGAGTGTGGCTACATCGCTCGTATCACGCGCATGTGGCTGGACGAGGCCGGGACGCCGATCTGCCCGCAGTGTCACGCCGAGTTCATCGAGCCGGACGCAGAGGGCGAAGTCGAGAGTCCGTTGCAGGTGGCCGAGTCGAGCATCGAGTACAGGTTGAAGGGCAACGACCGCTTCACAGTCAGACTCGTCAAGCGAGGCATGAACGGCAAGTGGTACGTGTTCGACTGGGGCGATCCCATCATCTTCGGTCAGCGACAGGCTCGGATCACGCCCGCAGAGGGCCGTCAGGATGCCTTGGATTTGATCGAGTCCATCAGCGTGGGTCTATTGACCTACAAGGATCTGGAGGACTCAGAGGACATCGAATCGGATGTCGAGGTCGAGGGTGAGCCGGACCCCGATGAGGACTGGCGTGACATGACCTACCTCGCAGATGACGAGGACGAGTTCCCCGATAACCTCGATTGTCTGCTGACTCCCCAGGAGTTGGAAGACTACGAGCGCGAACAGGAGATGAGGGAGTCTCTGATCCAGGCATAAACCGCAGAGAACAGGGGCGATCCTGTATAGTAACTGGTGATGCCGGTCGATGTCACGAGCGCCTTTCAGGGCATAACTACTCCCCTTCCCGAACTGTACACCAAGATCGGTGATCTTGGCTGGAGTGTCAAGAAGGTCGGCTGGGACAACAAGCGTGAGTGCTTCGTCGCCACGGCTCAGAGTCCGCACGGCGAGGAGGTAGAGAAGACGGGCAACACAGACAAGACCGCTGTTGCCAATCTGCTCATCGCAGTCACGCGCAAGAACCACATGCGTACGACGGCGATGTGGAAGGTCGGGATGTGGAAAACCACGTTCACGGACCAGCTAAGGCCCATTGCCGAAGCCTACGCAGCGGCTCCGACGTACGAACCGCAGGCCGCCCAAGCCTTTAAGGAGCTAGCCGACGATTCGGTGAAGCGTGCGGCCGTCTTGGCGAAACAACTCAAGATCGAGGTCACGGACAACCCCGAGCCCTACGCGAACGCTCAGGAGATGGCCGAAGACATCCACAAGCACAAGCACTTCGTTGTCTCTAGGGCACACTCTGAGCATCCTATCTGGACCCCGGAGCAGAACGTCGCCTTCCGCACCGTCCACGATGTTCTCGGACACGCCGTCAGCGGAGGTGACTTCGGCTGGGAAGGCGAGAATCGTGCCTGCGCCGCTCACTTCCCGCTATTGAGTGCAAACGCTCAGAAGGCCCTCTTTACGGAGTGCATTGCGCAGACCGGATACGCCGCCTACTACCGTGCCTTCGGGCCGCAGAAGGTGGCGCTATTCCCGCAGTTCACTGAACCAGCACAGAGCGCTGAGGGTGTCGGTCCTGCCGCCCAAGGTGTTCACCCTTCACAGTCTGTCGCCCCGGTTGCTATGCCCGGTCTGCCGCAGTCACCTGGCGTCGGGTTGCCGAAGGATAACGTGCCCCCCCACGAATACTCGGACTATGGGGTGGGTAACATGTTCCAGACCGAACCGAGTGGCTACTTCCCGAGTACGGGAATACACGCTGGGAGTGTAGAAGGGAACACGGACCCGAACGCTCAGTGGTCATCGGGGGTACAGGCGCAGTCACCTAACGCCTACCTTGACCACGGCGATCCTCTACAGGCGCAAGCGACCGTGGACAACGCTCGACTCATCGATACCGAGTGGGCGCAGTTGACGACGGGTGAGGGCAAGCCCGACTACGAACGCATGAAGCAGGCCATCGTGAACGCCTTTAGGGCCGTGCTCCTGAGCCCCAGGAAGGACTTGCGCTGGAACACCATCCACTACCAGGATCTACAGAGTGTCCCGGCAGGAGCCACCGATCCGGCTACCTACTGGAACACGCTGGAGCAGAAGCGTCAATCCTGGAACGTCGCTCGCTTCGGCGAGGGTGAGCGCTACGCGCACATGCCGTATGCCAAGTTCCTCAAGCCGTTTGAGAACATCATCTTCCAGATGAACCCGCAGGCGGGTTATCCGGCCGCTGCACAACGCGCAAAGGATCTCGTCTTCGACTGGCAGACTGAGGAGCAGAATCGCATCATGCGCGAAGACGTGGACAAGAAGAAGCAACGCTCGACGGACGAAATCGAGCGACGTGCAAACGAGGCTCTAGCGAAACGTCTCCAGACGTACATCAAGGACTTTCAGCCGCAGTTGGACTTCGCAGCGAGGGTTTCCCAGGACCAGCTATTCGACGCCCCGGAGGAAGGCCCACAGGAGCCTGTGAGGGCAGGTCGCTATGGGGCATGGATGGGAAGCCACCTCAAGGCCATCTCACAGATCTCGTCGCACGCAGACGCGATCCTCAAGGCTGCCCTGGAAGACGTGCATGAACACGACGGAACGGGCCACCACTTCCGCGCAGCCGTTCTCCAGATGGGAGTATCGGGAGTGGGTCCGAAGGTCTGCTCGTTTGCTTGGCTGTTGCTCCAGCCGGTCACGTCGCAGTTGGCAACCATCGACGTTCACATGATGGCTGTGTTGGGCCACAACTACGACAAGGAGATGAACAACCGTGACTACTTCAAGTTCGAGCGCGAGCTACAGACCGGGCGTGACGCTGCGGGCTACAGCCACGTTCCGCTAGGAGCCTTCCAGTGGGGCATGTGGGACAATCGACGCACGGGCGAAGGATCGCATCAAGATCACTCTGGGCTCAAGGTGCTCGACCCGCTCCCGCACGAGTCCATTGACTGGGCTGCCAAGCTCAACCCTGGCCTACAGGGGCAGGAGTCTAAGCTACCTGACTGGTGGGAAAACACCAAGCCGCTCAGGGATCAAGTGGGGGAAAGCTGGGATCAGAACATCGCGCCCAACTACCCGAAGAACCAGATCCCCTACGGCGAGTACGTGCCAACGATCTCCAAGATTGCGGCTCAGGTACGAGCACCTTGGTTCACCCATCCCCAGACGGGTGAGCATGTCCAGGGTGAACCCGGACAGACCATCATGCAACACGCTACTCAGTCACTTCATCTATCCACACCGGAAGTATGGGAGCAGTTGCAGGAGAACGCAGGTAAGGCGTAATGGCCTTTCCGAGCACATCGATCCTAGCCGCCCTGAACGGCTCGACTGCTGAAAACCCGATCAACGAAGGTGGCAAGTGGAAAATCCTCTCCTGGTGCGTAAACGCAGGAGAGATTCACGGATCAGCGGATGGGTACACGTCTGCTACGGCGGCCGTCGAACTGAACGGCTGCTACTGGACGCCTGCTGAATTCACCGAACCGGGTGTGTCATGGGAACCGTTGTTTCCCGAAAACTTGAAAGAAGAGTGGTTCGCTCTCTGGGCCTGTCTCAACCCCACATCCCATAATGGCTACAGGCTACGTGCGGAATCGCTTGGGGCGGAAGCCAACTTCAAGATCATCTCCGAGAGAGTCACGGGTGGCACGGCCACGACACTTGGCGAAACAGCCAATCTGAAAATCGCAGCCAAAGATCTGCTTGGCATCAGTGCCGTATCCGGTAAAGTCATCTCTTGGCACAAAATCGGTGCAGGTGGAGCGTGGGAAGAATTGAAAGCCATCGCCGACTCCACGTACACGAACGGCAATGTAGGGATGGAAACAAAAAGCAAATCATCCGACTTCGGGCAGATCAACTTTGCGGCTGGGGGGGCACCACTAAACGTCATCCCTCGTCGCCTACGCATCATCACAGCACAATCACTATCTAGGTCTTCCTCTTTCTAATGCTTCTCGAAACCATCCCTCTACTTGATACCCTAAAGCACGCAGGCGGTAAACCTTACTTTGAATCAGGCAACTGGGCGAAGCAAGCATGGGCCGCGACCGTTCCTACGGCCGAAGAAACAGGTAGCCGACCTGAATCCTTCTCTTCGACTTCCGCTACATATTGGAGCGCCGCATCGTTTACGGGTAATCAAGCGTGCTCGATGGTTACGAACCGAGGTTCGGACATCGCCGAACGATACTGGGAACTCTGGATCTGTTTCAACAACGAACATCACAACGGATATCGAGCGCAGTTCATTCACGTTGCCGAAGCCACGTTTACGCCAAGACTATTCGTAGTGACGGAAGGCATAGAAACGTCGCTTGGAGAAGGTGCTGCTGTCACGGCAGAAGTTGGTGACACCTTTGGACTCTTGAAGGAAGGGACCTCGATCAAGGCGTACTACAAGCATCCGTCTGGTGCGTGGACTGCGGCAGTCTCCGCAACTAATTCAACCTACACAACGGGCAACGTCGGTTGGGGAGGAAAGGGATCAGATCCGCAGTTTTCCGAATTCCACGGTGGCAGCGAAAGCGCTATTACCGGCAAGATTTGGCCTGCACGCATCAGGCTCCAGGCTAACGCACGAGCCTCTAATATCTAGCGCTATACATAAGGGTCCATATGTGGTGCGGTATAGCGTTTAAACGCCCACATATGGATCACTAGAGGGCGTGCGCTCGCTCAAGAGCACGCTCAATGTATTCCCACAGTACGTCGTCCTCGTAGGCCGCCTCGCGCACGAAATCGTTATCGGGCTCCACGCCGAGCGGGATCAGGATACGAGGAGTGTGCTTGGGGAACAACTTCACCTTCGTCATCAAGGTAGCGGTCAAGCCCTCCAGGGTGCGCGTTTCGTGGAACGTGCCCGCAGGCTGCGTGTACTCCTTGCCTGCAACGAAGGGGCGCTCTATGAGATTACGCAGACGTACCCTTACCCCGGACGGCAACAGGACCGACTCGTGTGCCGTGGAGTAGGAAGCCGTGAAGATCTCGTGGGTGAAGATTTCCTCCCCACAGGTGATGTTGTAGTAGTCGAAATCCGGTGTGAGGCTGGCATCCATCGTCACCTGCATGAGTGCGCCCCAGATGACTCGGCTGTGCATGGTGAAGATGTGATCGTGGATCGGGTGATTTGTCTTCTGCCCTTTCACAAGATCATCGTCGGGCCATACGTGAAGTCGGTAGCAGCCGGTGTCATCGAGGTTCAACTGAATGAAGCCGTTCGGATGGACACGAGGACGGAACTTCGCTTTACGCAAGTCTGCGTAATGAGGTATGGCGGTCATAGTCGATCTTGCTCCAGTCGGGTACGGGAAGAGGTTGGTTCACGATCCCAGTTCTGATACCCAGAGCCTAGTATGGCCTCTCCGAGACATTCAGGACAGATGTCGTCTCCGTACTCATCGAAGGCGGTTTTGTGGTCCGGGTCTTTCTCTTTCAAGGTCATGTGACGGGCCTGTGCTTCGAGCAGTACTCGGTTCCAGTTGACACGATCCATGGCTGCTACGAAAGCACCGTCGTAGCGCTCGTAGTACTCATCCATGGGGATGTCGCGCTTGTCGTCGGCTGGACCGAGACGTGCAACGTCATCGACCGCATTGAAGGAGACGCCTCCCTCAAGGTGATCGACCATTGCACACACGGCTCTGGCTCTCTCGGGCACTATGATCCTCCGCTACAGATTCGAGTGACGGTCACCTGTGGCAGCCCTGAGTAGAGTGGCTTATTGACAAGGACCGCATGACCCTCCATCTCGACCGTTACAGGCAGGTCGGTTTCGGGAGCCAACTTCCTCATCTCAGCGTTGATCTCATCGAGACGATTTCGCAAGCGCCTCTTCTCAAGACCAAGCTCGGCCATTCGATTCTCATTGCAGCCACAGGCGTCCATCAGATCATCTTACCTCACACGCGCTCGGCGAAGCGCGGGCAAAGCTCCTTGGCGAGATCCGTGTCCACGAGAAGCCACGTCTTCGGACGGGTATCTCCCGCTTCACGGAACGCCTCGAACTCGTCTGCGTCGTAGGCGATACCGGCCGCATCGAACATCGGATTGCTCACGACGCACACGGCCGTCTTACCCTCGGGGATGTCCTCGAAGGACGTGATTGCCCCCCCGCTCATGACCTGCTGCGGGTACTGCTCCAGGAGGGCGGTCGCCTTCCCGACGTTCGTTCCCGTCTCGATGTAGAATCCCATCGTTGTTGCTCCTTTAGTCGTAGATACCCGCGTGCTCCGCCCACTTGAGGAAGAAGCACACGGTTCTTGTCCTGCGTAGCATACCAGGAGGCGCAGGCTTTCCTCCAAACGCCTCCAGAGCACTACCCCAGAGGGTCTTCTTGTAGCGTCTCAGACGTATCCGTTCCCGGTACGTCACGGTTCGCTAGCCCATGCTCGAAGATTTTCCTCGACACGAAGATGGTAGAACTCCGAGCAGCCGGGGCATTTGCCACTGCCTCCGCAGGTCAGGCAGGTCATCGCCATCTCACCGTTCGGGCCGGTATCCGGGACACCTCCTACTCCGCCGCACGGTCCACAGTCGCCCTCACAGCGAGGATCGTGCTTGCTGAGCAAGGTGATCGATTCGTAACGCAGGAGAGCAACATGCGTCGCCTTGCGCTTCTCCTCGTCCGTGGGATCGAGAAGGAACTCTCGAACGTTGGCCGCCAAGTTCTCGGAGGCCCGGAAAGGTGTGTCGTTCATGAGCAAAGCACCTCGATTGCGTCCATAGCGATTTCGACACGCTCACGAGCCTCGTCTCCCGTGAGTCCTTTGTTCACGATGTCACCCAGCGCTTGAAGACTAATCTTCAAGCACTTGTGGATGATGTCGCGTTCCTCCCGCGTGCGTGTGAGCACCCTGGAGTATTCATCGAGCCGTGCGTTCAACTCGATCAGCTTCTCAAGCATGTTCATGGTCGCTCCAGTAGTTGACGCTCGATTTCCAGCGAGTCAAGCTCATCCCCTAGCTTGAACTCCCAGACGTGGACGGTGTACCACATGTCATGGTGGTTCTCTCCGCCGATCAAGGATGTGTGGACGTGCGTCCATCCCGTCGTGTCGAAGGTATCGACATCGACCGGCGTCACGAGACGGAAGACTCGCATCTCCTGAGGCTGAACGCTGTCATCGGCTTCGATGCGCAGACGTGCAGGTCGGGTCACGAGACCTAGTACCTTGGCGTTGTGCGGCAGCCGGAAGGTCATCTCGGTCTCCGGGTACATCTGGAACTCATGGACGGCGTTCATTGCTCTCCCCAGACTAGGGTCCCGTTGTGCTCAGAGTTGGGCTCGCGCCCGGCAGCCTCGATAGCACGCTGACGAGCGTCGTCCCTGATCGGCGTACACGTCACGCGCCAGAGACCACGGGGTAGGGCGTGGGCGGACAAGTCGAGCCCGCCCCGGAAGCCTGCTGCGGCCAGCCGGTCGTACATCTCGATAGCCTCGTCTTCGCCAAACTTCGTCTGCGTACTTTGCAGCATGGCCGGTAGTCTAGCGCACGGGCGGCACGCTTGTCAAGCTACGTGTGGAAGAATCTTGCAAGGGCGTACTTGTAGGCCAGCGATGGAAGGGCCTTGGCTCTGCCCCAGGCGTGATCCAGCATAGCTCCGTAGGTGCAGGTGTCGCAGCGTGGAGTCGTCCAGCCATGGGAGATCGACAGGGAGTTGCCCCACTCGCCCGTGCCCTTGCGGATGCCGCACTTGTGGCACAGGCCAAGCTCGTTGATACGGATAGCGGCCTTCCCCTCCTCGGACTCGGGATCGAGGATCTGCCCGATGATAGTTCCGGGGATAGCCTCCTCTCCCGGAGAGATCGGCCAGTTAGCGGTCGGATCGTTGACTAGCGTTGCCACGTAGGCTCCTAAAGAATCGAGCGGACTGCTCGTCTGCTCTCTTGGCCGTGACGCACAACGATAGCACGAGGACCACCACAACTACGGCTGCAACTGCAATCAAAACAATCATGGAGGCACGCTAGCAGCCATTTACTGTTTCATCAACCCCAACCGGAGGGGTAATAGGTGATGTCGTACTTGCCTGCTCGTCAGAACTTCAAGGTGTTCGTCAAGACCACCTTTCACTACCGCTTTCAGTGGTTGCTCCAGGCTGACAACGTAGACACGCCTCAGAACCTCACGGGCTTTCACGGCTCCATGCCGATTACGAGTATCGATGGCCTCACCACGTATCAGACACTCACGGACGAAAACGGAGGGATCGTGTTCAACGGCACGAGCGGCAACATCGACCTCATCCTCACGAAGGAACAAACCGAAGCACTGGGATGGACGAGCGCCAACTACACCCTCACGGTAGTCAACCCGACTACCCACGAGACCCTTCCCCTCCTGACCGGCAGACTTACGGCCGTAGGCTCACTCTAAAAGAGATACCAACGTCGAGGTAAGAGTTGAAGATGCCCACAATCGTCCTTGGAAATACAGCCCCAATTCAGGCAGTGAAGGCCGACGATGAGAGCACCGCTGTTGAGCGTGTGCCTCGTCCCGACCTTGGCAACCAGGTCACAACCTTCGTGGTTCCTGACAGCGTTGGAGTAGGTGAGGCCCTACAGACTGTCTCGTCAGTCTTCGCCTCCCATCACTCCGATGAGAAGCCAGCCTGGGTTGAGTCCGACGACGAGGTTGTGGCACAGGCCCTCTCTCGTGAGTTTGGTTGTCCGGTTGGGCGTCCTAACGATTGGGACACGACTCCGGTTGAGGCTGAGCCAGCCGCAGAGACCCAGACCATCACTGCCGCTGATGTCGCTACGGTTCCGGCCGCAGTCGTCGCAGAGGCTCCAACACCGGAGGCAACAGCGTAATGGCTATTCAGGAAGTTGGACGTAACCTCTGGGCTCAGGCACTTGGAAGCGTAGCTGGAACAACCGGCTCGACTACTTCTGCCCCGACCGCCACAACCGCCACTAACTCGGGTGCCACTTGGACAACGAACCAGTGGGCCGGACAGGATGTGACGATTGGTGGTGTCGTCGGTACGATCCTCTCCAACTCGGCTACGGTTCTGACGATTGCTCGTTGGGAGACTCCTGGATCTCGTGGAGGTGCTGTTGCCTCAACTCCAGCCTCGGGTGTCTACGTGATCCAGTCCGGTAACTGCCCGGCTGCTTGGATGGCTCTTACGGCCAACAACACCTCTCCGACAGTAGGTGGCTCCAGCACGACTCTTACAGGTGAGATCACGACCGCTGGTGGAGGCTTGATTCGTGCTCTTGCGACATGGGCTCACACCACCGGCACGAACACATACACGCTCACCAACACGTTCACGGCCAATGGCTCGGACTCGCTTCCGGTCACGTTGGCAAAGATCGGCATTTTCAATGCTCAGAACGGTGGACGCCTCCTCTTCGAAACGCTGCTCTCATCCACAGCTACGCTCTCCAGCATCGGCGATAACGTCGCCATCACAGAGACCGTCACTGGAACCTAATCCTCCGCGCGCCTGTAATAGGCGATGGGGATTTTCAGCATCAAGAGTTGGCACAACGTTCCTTCGACGGAAACCCCCGTCAACGGGCCTGCGCTCGAAGACATGGAACGTCGCATCACGGAAGCGGTCGAAAACGGGACCATCGTTCCTAAAAAGTCGTTCATCATCCCTGCCTCATTCGCTTTGCAGGGAGCCGTGTCGCTCTCATCCTCTCTTGCCGTCCCGATCTTCTACGCACCGGAGAAGGCGGGCACCGAAGCCAAGCTCATTGCTTGCCGCTACAAGATCGAATCTGGGACCGCCGTCAAGTTCAGGCTCCAGAGAAACGGTGCCAACGTTACAGGGTTTGGAACGGAAGGCTCTCCGCTCTCGGCTACAGGCACGGCGGCCACGACCGAACCTACCGCCGTAGCACTGAGCAACAGTGATTCGCTTGGCATCCTCATCAGCGCCGTCGAAGGTTCACCTGTAGGGCTCACGGTCACTCTCTACATCGAAATCATCTGCTAGATGGCGTCCCTCAGCGAACTTACCCTCCTGGATGCTTTGACGAGCAGCACGGCAGGGTACTATGAAACTGGGAACTGGACGAAGATGTCGTGGTGTACTTCGCCCCTCCAGCCGTCTGCTTCGGGTGCCGCTTTCGTATCCTTCTCCGCGACCACGGGCTCCTACTGGAACGCTGCTTCCTTCGGATCAGGCAGCGCCGTCACTGTCAAGTATCAGTCGGGTTCGCAGGCCAACGAACGATACTTCGCCCTGTGGGTCGATATCGCTCCTGCCTCCCACAACGGGTATAGGCTCAAGGTCGTCAACACGACTGAAAACACCGAACACAAGTGGAAGGCCATCCTCTACAAGGTCACGGCCGGTACGGAAACCGAACTTGGAGCCTCGACGGAACAGACCGAAGAACTCACGGGTCAAGAACTTGCGCTCTGGAACAATGCCGGTACTCTCGAAGCGTGGCGCAAGCCGGTCTCAGGTGAATGGGCTAGCTTCTTGTCACACGCCGACTCCACCTACAACACCGGGAACGTCGGGATGGATGGTTCTGGTTCTAACCCGCACTTCCAGAGCCTTCACGCAGGCACACTATTCAGCGGCAAGATGCTTGCCATGATCCTCTAAGCCAAGCCACCTCTAGCCAGTAATCAGTAGATGCAATACGTCGCCGATACAGGTTCCACCGTCGTCTCCCTCTCAGCCACTACGGCTAAGACGAGTTTGATGATCCTTGCTCCCTCAACCTCCTCGGGGCAGTTGATCGAGTTTGGTGTCTTCTTTAACGGCACGAACGCCGCCAACGAACCTGTCCTTGTTGAGTTGGTGAAGAACTCGGGGGCCACCAACTCCACTCCGGGAACCAACAACACATCCGTCACGCCTGTCCAGTCGAGGGGTGCATCCAACACCTCTGGAGCAGGTCTAGCGTCTCTATTCACGGCCTTCTCTGCCTCAACCTCAGAGCCGACCGTCCTGACGGTTCTCAAGCGCTACTGGGTCCCGCCGACATCGGGTCAGTTGATTCAGTTTCCCCTCGGCCGTGAGGCGGAAATCGTTCCCTCCATGGGACTTGGACTGCGCCTTACTGCACCAAACGCCGTGAGTGCTCGCGCTTACATGGAGTTTATCTCAGGACCAAGTTAGGCCGGTGACGTATGCCTCGTTTCGGTCGTGGCTTCATCGGTAGGCAGGATGTTGGCAGAGGGCCTTACAGCTTCCAGTCGGCGGGCAAGGCGGGACTCATCACCGTCACGGTCACTGGTGCCGATAATGCCGTTGACACAGATGTCGGTGTTCACCTCCTGAGCGTCGCTCGCACAACCTCCGATGCTTCGGTATCGGTTGATGTCGCTACTCAGAACGAAATCGTCCACAACCGCACAGGGGCGGATAACTCCGTCACCACGGACGCAGCCACGAAGATCCAGCACTTCGCCCGTGGTGTCATCAATGGTCTCTTCCCCTCGGAAACCTTGTTCCCTGGAAACGAAGTGTACCCAGGCGGCATCTTCTACGACCCGGCTGCCTCAGTCGATGCTACGTCCCGTGTCCTCAACCTCATTCGTCACCCATCGGATAACGCCGTCGAGACCGATGCCCCGACGTTTGGGATTCACTACTTCAAGAACACAGCCGATGCGTCGGCCACAGCGGATGCCGCAACTTGGTTCGCCTCGCACACACGTAGCGCCTCAGATGTACTCACTACCGTAGATGCCAACACGGGGCGCACGGTCACCTACCCACGCACGGGCACAGACAATGCGGCAGCCACCGATGCGGCCACGAGGGCGTTTCTCCACTTCATTCGCACAACTGCCGACACTGCCGCCGAGACGGACGTAGTTACGGAAGCCGGGAAGCGCTTCACACGCGGAGGAGCCGACTCGGTAGTCACCATTGATCTAGCATCCCGTATGCTGGCCTTCACGCGCCTCCTAGCGGATTCCAGTACTGCTACCGATGCAACCGTAGTCCGTAAGGCATTGCACCGTGCAGCGGCCGATTTGGCAGTCAGTATCGATGCCGCTACCCGTACGTCGAGTCGTCACCGTAGCGCATCCGATACATCGGGTGTAGCGGATACGTCACATCGCATCCTCGCACTTCTGCGCAGCACCGCAGAGACCGCGTTGTCCATGGACGCTGCGACCCGACACATTCACATCGGCGGACGAAATGCTAGCGACAGCGCAACAGTTTCGGACACGGCCCATCGCCTGCTCAACCTGAGCGTCAGAGGAGCGGACAAAGCCGTCTCGACCGATGTTGCGCGACACGTCACGTTCACATCCCGTACGGCTGTCGATACAGCTACTTTGACGGATGCAGCAACTCGTGTTCGTACCTTCAATCGACACACCTCCGACAATGCGATTGCCACGGATGCGGCGTTTGCCGTCGCTATCCACACGATGGGGCGACTCATCTGGGTGCTCGGAACCGACACACTGCTCATCCCGTACTCGAATCCGCAACTCGTGACGACGGAAGAAACCCCTGCGCCTCCGACACTTGTCACAGGAGAAGCTCGTCAGATCATCCAGAACAACCTTGCGGAGACTCCGCAGGCGTTTGGGAAGACAGAAGTCATCAGAAACACGGTCGGGGACGTGACACAGTTGATCCTCCAGCCTGGCGGAGCCGAAGTCATCAACGACTTGCAGATCTTCGAGGGTCGCATCTTCCCCAGAGGCGACAATCCTGACGTTTTCTCGTATCAGCTTACATCGTTCCCGGATGCAGTGAACAAGCCTCGACAACAGACGGTCGAGGTTTAAACGGGCTAAGCGGACTTGTCCCTGTCCCCAGGTGCTTTCCCGTTGCGTAATGTGCGTAAGCGTGGACGGGAAAGGAGGTGGTCCGGCTATCTCGCTACCGGGCGGTGGGATTGGGGAGGTTCCACCGCTCCGGTAGTGTTCCCGTTCCTCTCAGCGGCTTCCGCCAAGTCTCTAGCCAAAGAGGTTCGTACTTTGATGAGAACTGGTTCACGCATCGACTGTAGAGACTCCGGGCTCATCGTTGGTGAACTGCACGCCATGTAGGTTGCCGTGTTCGTCCATGTCGGGCTCTGTCTTCATAGGCTCTACGTTCCCAAAGTCCCAGTCGTAGTCATGGAGCACATTGGCTTTCAGTCTCGGGTCGGCTGACTCCACGGCCTGAGCAACCTGGTTGATGGTATCGGGATGATCCTCGTAGATGTTGACGTTGCCCTTGGGGTCCATTTGGAAGGCCGACTCGAACATCTGGTGATTCGCGTACTGACCTTCGTTCATGTTGAAGTTCTGCTGTGCATATTCGGGATGCGTAGGCTGGCCGTCTGGATCGTCCCCGACTCCCCAGGTATGAACTTCTCCGTCGTGGATAAGTCCCTTTCCGTGTTCTCCCGGCTGCCAGCCGAGTGCGTGCGCAACCTTGGCAAATGACCACTCGTGTCCAGGATCACGGTCAGTGAGCCTCGGATCGTGACGCTTGAGGGCCTGAGCAAGGTCAACTTCGTCCAGACCTTCGTTGTTGTCTTCCATCTCTCGGTTGAAGCCGCCCTGATCCACGTACTGGCCGTTAGGCTGAATATCCAGGTGGTGAGCTACGCCGGGGAGTGGGTAGTGCTCATCGTCGTACCAGACATCTGAGTGGTGTCGTGGATCACTCCAGGTGGTGAGCTTGTCGGCCTCGGGGAAGTACAAGCCCTTGCCGTGCAATCCGGGCTCCCAGGAGAGCGGTATAAGGCCCTGACGCTCTTGAGGCTGTGAATCCTCTATGTTCTGCAATTCATCGCCTGTAGGACCCTCCTGTGACGTTCTGGGAGCCTTTCCGTAGCGCTCCTCTTCCTGCTGTTCCCATGCCTTGCGATGTGCTGGTGAGTTGAGGAACTGAATCCTATCGGGAGTGATGTCGTGAGGAATCATGGAAGCGTCCCACTCGCCCTCATCTACTTGTGGATTCAAGCCATGGGTGTCCACGGCCCACAAATCATCCCCGTAGAAGCCCTTGGAGCCTCCTGGTGTGTAGGCAGGAACACGATTGAACAAGTAGACGCCCTTGTAGGCATCTGGGTTGTCATAGTCCACGTACTCATCACCCTCAGGCAACGCGGCCCTAAGACCCTGTTGGGAGATCTGGTCGCGCATTGCCCTCGGAGCCCAGTGGTACATTGTCTGAGCGATCTTGGAGTTGAAGTCCCAGGTCTTGTCGGGGTTGTCGTGAACATCATCGCCGACATGCCACTCGTTTAGCTGTGACCTTTGTGCCCCAAGGGCGTTCTGAACGGCCTGGACATGCTCATCCTCGGGCGTCCCGTAGTAGTACTCCACGACCTTGTTGCCCTCCGGGTCATTGTAGACGCCGCCCTGCGCCGTGTCGGGCTCTAGCTGCTGTCGCCTGTACTTCTGAAAGAGCCTCTTGTCCGCGTAGAGCATCGCTGCATGGTCGGCTCCGGGTGCCCCAAGGATCAAATCCTGAGTGTGGGGGAAGTAGGTGAAAGGACGACGGGTCCCGTGCCACTCAGTTCCGCTATCTGTGGGCTCCCCGACTTCATGGACGCTGACTCCTGACATGCGTGGCCCATGACCATAGCCGGTTCCGGGCGTAGGCTCTCGATGCCTCAAGAACGTGTTCCAGTAGTTCATCATGGCTTCGGTAATGCCTGTGTTTTGATGAGGCACGCCCTTGTGCCCGTACCAGCCGTATGGGGCTCCCTCTCCGTCCTCGGGTTCGCCTGGCAGGAATTCGACGCCCTCGTGATCGTGGTTGTCTTCTTCGGCCTCAGGGTTTGGTCCGATCCAGCCTTCGGGCTCCTCGCCAGTGGCAGGCAAGCCTAGTTTCTGCCTGACTTGTCCATGAGTGGACTGTTCAGGCCCGATATGCACTGTGCCGTCATGGACCACTGTCGGCCAGCGACCCGCGTATCCAATGGGGTCCCCGAACATATCCCCATCCTCCCATCCAGGATATCCTTCGGATGGATCGATGTCCCCGTGGTACTGGACAGGCACGGCCGCAACCTTGGAGAAGGTGAATCCGTCATCCAGGTTCTTGGGCTCCAGGCCCCTTCGCCTGATCTCATCCTCGACGGCTTGATTGTGTGGAGAACCGGGCTGGAAGAAGTTCGTATCGAACCACTCATAAGATCCCGGAGTGATCCCGTATTCAGAGGCGTTGTGGTCCACGAACATGCCGCCATGAGCGATGTCGTTGGGATGAACGCCCTGGAGCCTGTCTCCGAGCCTGGCCTTCAACGAATCGTGGGTCTCTCCGTTAGTCCCGGCATAGATGTTTTCTCCATGCGCAATCAACGGGACCCTTCCTTGGAAATCGAAGTCTTCGTTGCCGGGCACATTGATGACCTGAGCACCCATCCTATGGGACCCATTGAAGTCCCAGCCGTATTCCTTGTCCACCTCCGGGTCCTCGGCTATCCCTGTGTGGTGAACGACCGCATCGGCAGCGGCCTGTGGGTAGCCTTCGGGATTGGATGAGTTGTCATCGAAGAACTTCACTCCGCCCTTCCCAATGATGCCTTCGTGTACCTCTTCTGGAAGCCACTCGGGAGTAGTGCGCCCCAGGTGGTTGTAAAGGGACCCGTGCTCGGAACCAGGAGGCCCCATGAGGACTCTCCCTGTCGGCACATGGTAGAGCAAAGGACGACGGTCACGGAAGCTCTCGTTCCAAGGATCGTCGTTGGCTAGCGGAGTGGGGGCATCTACTTCCTCTACCGTCACGCCTGGCGTCCCTGTTCCATCAGATATGGGACCCGAAGTCTTCTGGTGACTTAGGTCATAAGATGAGTCGTGACTTGAGTACCACTCTAGGTCGTTTTCACTTCCTGAGATTTCGATGGACTGTCTTAAGCCCGAAGGTCTAAGCAATGCCTTATAGGACGGACGGCTATTGACATCCTGTGCTGTGTGTGCTAGTGGTGTGGCTGATGCGCCTTGACTTGTGTCGTGTGCTATGCTAGGCGCATGAACTTGATGCCACTCATACTCATTGGCTTCTGTGCCGTGGTTGGTGCGTTGCTTGGCTCTGTCTTGGTCGGCCTTGCTGTTGGGCTTGGGCTCATCATTGTCATCAACCTCTTGCCTAGTCCTTACTGACTGACGTACTGACGACTCAGCCTGTTGCCAGTTGCGCGGTTGATCCTGTGGATAGCCAACAGGTGAAGCCTCAGGGATAGTCCACTCCATGGTGTCGTATTCACCATTGGCCTCAAGGCCATGAACGGGGCAATCGAGCTTGTGTCCTGACTGACAAGTGCAACCACGAGGCACATTACCTCCAGTGCCGTTGTCACTCAATGGATCAGGCCATTGTCTCGTGTCCCATGAATCGCCCTCATGAATGTGTGACAGGAAGCTGGTCAACTCATCGGAGGGTGACCCTCCTCGGCTATCGCTCTCGTGTGCGCGTGCCTGAGTGACAGGCTGACGGGAGGGGTTGGACAGTGTTTGGGCTCCTGTAGCGTGTAGTTTAGGCTCGTGGACGTGCATATCCTCACCTATTCGTGACTGATACGCTCTCTGAGATTTTTGAGGAGCGCCGCCTGCCGCCGACCCGAACACCCAATCCATGTCATTGGGCCTTGCGTGGTATCGATCTTCCCCTGTCTGCTGGTTCAAGTAGTCTGCCACTGTTTGCTCATGCTGTGAGTGAGCGCCTGACAAATCCTCCACCTCTCCGCTAGGCTGATGGATCTGGAGATGTGCTTGGTTCGTGTTTGGGTCGATGCCATTAGACTGCGAGTACGGGACATGACCATCGTTGAACGTATGGACTTGGCCGCCTTGGTCCACTATCGCCCTGATGGGCTGGAAGATTGTCTGGGGCGAACCTGCTACTCTCCAATCATGGTCTTCATGATTGCTCTGGCGGTCTATGTGATCTGGCTGCTCGCCTATCTCACTGCACTGGGGCTCATTCCATCCAAGCTCGGCCGTGACGGCAGACGCAGGCTGTTCTACTCCAGCCTGTTGTTCGTCCTTGTTGCTTGTGTGGTTGGCATCATGGTTGGGGTGTGCTAGAGTCCAGCCATGGCCCAAACTATCGTCCTTGCCATCACCGGCAACATCGCTGTTACGCCCACTCAGGCCGCTGAACTCAAGAAGGGCAAGACTCTCAGCCTCGCCATCAGTGGCGGAGGCAGTGTGAGCATCAGTCCAGTCCAAGGCAGCGTCACCAAAGCCACCGTCAGCATCGTGACTTGATGTCGCAACCCCAGGCAGAGCATATGCGGAGCGAGCATCCTCAGGGTACATTGCCTTCCAAGCCTGCAATGCTGCGTCTATGGTCGGCTGATCTGGATTCGTGTAGCCAATCGCTTGGAGCAGCTTACTGGCATACTGTTGTGCGCTGTTGGGGTCTAGCCCGCTCTGCTGATACTTGTAGTGCAAGTTGTGGGCCACGCTCTGGATTGAGAGCAAGTCACCTACTTGATGCGGAGTTGCGAGCCCGACACCTTGGTTTGGCGTCACCACTGGCACTTGCACGTTGTAGTCTGCTAGCCTAAAGTCATGAGATACTGCGCCCTCCCAATCATACTGCTGCTCGGCATCGTTGAGATGATCGTGCGCTTCCTGTGCCTCCTCATCTACGTGCCAGGCGCTATGTGTCTTGGGCTCTGGGGATATCAGGGCCTCGAACTCATCACTGGTCCAACCGGAACCAACGTCTGCTTCGAGATCGCCAAGCGTATCGCTGGCGACTGAGCTTGTCCTTGGCTTACCGCAGTGCGCCTCATCGGTGCTGAATGAGATGTCAGGTGGCTTGATGCCCTTAGGCAGCTTAGGACCATAGGCGATGGTGATGTGAGGCTTGCTGCCACCTGGATAGCGGTTGACCTCCACGCCTTCCTCCTCAGCCTTGTCCAGTAGCCTTTCCATCCTAATCTTGATCTCGTCGTCGGGTCGATCCACTCGGAGCACAAAGGCGTTCTGCTCACCACGCTCTTGGGATGGGAACTCGTCCAGCTTCTTGACCACAACGTTGTCGGAGTTATCGGTCGTCCACCACTCCGCCTCCTTGTGCTCCTCATGTCCCTTCGGTGAGTAAAGCAGAGTGATGTGATACTCGCTTGGCTCCTCTAGTTCAGTGCCCTCAGGCCAGTCCTGTTCCTTGGCCCAAGCGTGGATCTTGTCGGCTGTTGGCTTAGGCACATTGAGTGCGATGAACAACTCATCAGGACTTGCGGCCAATCGCCAACCTGACTCAGAGGGTGAAGTGTCAAAAACCGGCAACTTCCAATCCAAATCCCCTGCAAATGAGGATGTCGTGCTGTCAACTTCGTTCTCGCCACTTGGCAGGTTGTCAGCTTGGTCTTGATGACTATTGTCTGAGGGAGAGTAGCTGTCGCAGACGTAATCCTCCTCCACGGGCTTGTTGCCGTAGCCCCAGCACTTGCCGTGATCGTACATCTTGCATGAGCCGCAGTGCGGGGCGTTTAAACGCTTGGCCGCTGGCTTGTAGTTCGGTGGCTCGCTCGGCACGTCGCTCTTGACAGTCCATCCCTCGTGCGATACTATGTGTGGTGCGACATGGAAACCCTGACCTTCTGCGAAAGGATCACGATGAGCCGCTAGAGCATTAGCAGGAGAAGAGTTGAATACTTGAGCTAGAGCGACATTTTGAGAGCCCGCCTCGTGCGGGCTCTCTGCTATCCACTCATGCTTCCAGCGCCTTGGGGTAGCGGCAGTCCAGCCATCCACTGTGAGGCGATCTGAGCCGTTTGGTGTCTTTGCTTGCGTATTCATTCGTCTTTTCTTTTACGTCGCCGGAGAAGCGCCTCCAGACGGCTTAGGCTAGGTCTTGATCCTTCGGTGGTCGCGGTCACGGGAGCAAGTGCGACAGTGACGCTGGCCCTTTGGGCTCACGTACAGATTGTCCCCCGACATGGGATGTCCACGCTTGCAGTAACCATTGCGTCTCACACCTTTTAAGCGCTTGTATGCTTCCAGAACACGGGCTCGGCGTCGTTCCCCAAGGTATGGCTCGATCTCTTGCAACACGACCAACACATCCTCTGAGCGATTGACTCCCCATCGCCAAAGAGGCTTATGTCTTCCTTGACTGTAAGGCCCTGAAACTATGCCACCTGCCACTTCATGAGCCTTGCGAATCACGTCCTCATCTGTCATGTTGATGCAGATGGAGACAGAGTTACGCCCTGTCAGAGCAATGTGCCCCTCACCCTCAAACAAGCCCCCTAGCCATTCCCATCCCATATCTCTTATTAGAGAAGGAGAACTAAGAGATAACTAAGTCTTCACAATCCAGTTGAAGACTTGGTACGGGCTCATGGTGTTATGAGCTTCGTTACGACCACGGAAGAAGATGGTTGTGCCGATGTTGGCGTTGCCTGTGGCCGTGGTTTCAGCAATGTAGAGTCCGTTGCCGATGTCGAAGTTCGTCCACGACGCACTCTCTGGTCCCGACATGCTGAGGTTTGTGACCATCTGGTACGGACCTTCTGTATTGCTGTTCATGAGCGCGAAGTGGCCCGGAGATACAGCGTGGTGGAAGTGGCCGAAGTCCGTTGATTCGGCGTTGTGATTGTGTTCTGCAAGCTCGAACTGAGAGAGGACGTGCTGAGCCTGTCCACCTGAACCACCAAGGATGTTCTGATTGAACAATCCATCAGAGGCGAACGTCTTTTCTTCGAGCCTGAACGCACGGCCAGCACCACCGAAGTTGTCAGCACCCACAGGATGACGACCACGCAAGTCAGGCACGTTGAATGTGCTGCTTTTGTTGCCTTCCCCAAAGGTGATGCCGATGACACCAAACAGTGATGAGTAGGTGGTGCGTGAGACTGCCTGACCCGTGGCCCATAGATAGCCTGTGGGGAGAGCAGCCGACACGAACGGAAGCACTGTGCCAGTAGGCACAAGCAACGCTGTAGTGGCTGATGCGAGCATGGCGGGTGTGATGACGCCTGCTGCCACAGCGCTTACACCATCGCCTCGTACAGCGTCCCATGCTCGTTCGACAGGAGCAATGGCAGGCGAACCACCTGAGACCGTGATCGTGTACGATCCTTCTTCAAGCCATCCTGGGATGTTGCCGTTTTCGTCAGTGACAGGAGACGAGAGTGTTGAGCCGCCTGTTTCTGCTGCAAAGATGCTGATGGTGGCCGATGTGTCACGGTTCTTCACAGACACAGAAGCTCCCGCTACGGGAGCAATGACGTGTTCACCGGAGACGGTGACCTTTGTCTCTACGGCGAAGGGGATTTGGACACGGGCCATACTACCTATTACTGCTCGCGCCTTGGGCGTTTAGGGCTTGGGGCAGGTAAGGAGCTTGACCACAGGCACCTTGCAAAGAGGTTCTTCCAGGTTGATCTTGATGGGCGGAACTTCCACAGGTGGCAACGTGATCGGTGGGACTTCGACCTTAGGCACTGTGATAGGAGGCACTTCAATCGGTGGAGTCGTGATCGGTGATGTTGTCGTAGGTGTTGTGACAGGCGGAGTTTTGACTGGTGGTGTGCTTTTGGGCGTCGTGGGCGTGACTTTGGGCGCTGGAGTAGAGGGATGTGCTGGAGCCGGTGTGGTGACCGTAACAGGCGGAACTACAGGCGGTGGCGTTGTCGGGTGAGCGGGGTGAGTAGGGGTTGTGCGCCCGTGATGCTTGGGCGTCGATGAGCCAGGCGGATGCGTGGTGTTGTTGGCAGGAGGCTGGGTGAGAGTCGAGTTGGTTGCTTGTACCGCTAGACCCACAAGTTCACGTTCAACCTTGGGCGTAAGGCCCTGCGGATTCTTCTGCTTCGAGAGCGATTCCCTGATGACTGGGATACATTCCTTGGCCGATGGAATGGTGAGGACAACGCGCAAAGCGCCAGCCAACACAGCGGCTTGACGCGGATTGTACTCCGGGCTACCCTTCTGGAGATGAGCCGACTTGCTCTCGTAGCCAACAGCGAGATCGTAGAGCTTGAACTTACAGGCGTTTAGGCGTTCTTGTGCAAGCTCGATGCCCTGCTGATGAATCGAATGTTCTACCTGCGCGAATGAATAACCACCAAGCCCGATGGCTATAGCTACAGCTAGGACGATGAACGTTCTGAATCTGTTCTTCATGGGCTTAGTGCAAGGTAGAGATGATCTGAGTTACGACTGCTCCGAATCCACCGATGGCTGTGAGCCCGATGAGGTTGGGGTAGCGGATGACGAGTCCATGCCATGATTTCTTCCCTCTGGGGGCTGCGGCACCTCGATACCCAATGCCATCATGACGAAACGTGCGAAAGGGCCATATTGATCGTCTTTGCTGTCTCCCCTGAGGGCTGGGATCGAAGCGAATAGGAAGATCACGAGGAAGATGAGCAACGGCTGTGCCGCTCTGGCGATGAAAACCTGGTCGTACAGGATAACTAGCGCCAGTGACCCCAGAAACAGGTCGCGGAACGTGATGGGCCAATGTCTTTTCATTCATGGTTGGAGATCGCTAAGGGGAAGGTGAGCAGGACTCACCTATTACCCCTACGCTTTCACCGTGAATGAGGTTGGCGAACTACCGACGAGGCAGCCAAGCCGCATGAACCTCGTCAAATCTCCCCTCGCAGAGAGCGGACAGAGGCGAGCAGTCTAGTTCCTCATGTCGTGTATGCCACCACTCTGACGAACGCCCATACAGGCGGTCGAACCAGCGCGTGATGCTGTGATAGAAGCCTATCTCGCTGTCGTAGTCATCGAAGTTGTGACTACTGGAGATGAGCATTGTCTGTGCTCATGCGCTCACGGAACATCGTGTAGTGACGCCTGCCCTCGCCTGTTAGGCGATAGCGGAACTCGTCCTCGATGTTGATTTGCGTGATGGGCTCGATAAGGCCCTCGCGTTCTAGTTCTGGCGCATTGCTCGGCGTCTTACCGTCGATCACGGCTACGAGAGCGATGTACTGCGCCTCTGAGAGTCGTTCAATGGTCATTCTATTCCTCCTGCGTATCTACCCGTTTAAACGGGTATGCCAACCGTGAACGTGACCTCCAAGCCCTCGCTTGGGCGTACGGCTGTATGCACTTGCCACTCGCCATCTTTAGCGACAAGGCGGAAGGTCATGGGCGGCTCTGGAGGGATCGAACCGTCATGCTGATCTAGCAGCCTCAAGAGGCTACGAGCCTCGGTCTCTGCCGAGATCCCGGACATGAGCACTCCATCCAGGGCAGTCGCCAATAGCTCTACGCGGCCGTCAGTCCTCATCGGGCTCACCATCCTCGCCATCGCGGAGATAGTCGCCTGCGTTCAAGCTGTCACAGGAGCAACGCGGGCACTCCTCCCATTTCGCTGTGCGCCATGCCTCGTGACCCTTGGTGCAATGAAGCTCACCCTCAAGGCCACAGTTACCACAACGCACGGCCACGAAGTAAGAGCCCTTGTATTCGCACAAGTCGTCGCCACAGCGACCGTCGATGACCGTGACCTCAGGCATTGGTTTCGCCTCGCAGGTAGCGGTTGATGTCGATGGGGTCCTCGTCGGCGAGCAGGAGCATGTTCTCAAGGCGTTCACTGGAGTACAACTCCTTGCCCCATGCCTCTCTGATCTCCTCGCGCGTGGGCTCGTGATCGAACTCGTGGACGTACGCACCGTCCTGACATCCCCAGCCGGTCGTGTCGCACCAACCGAAGACGAAGATCCACGGCTTGCCGCTACGTGTATGACAGACGAAGCCGCCCTCCCATGAGCCATAGCCCTCGGGCGAGTCACCGAAGCCGAGCGAGCAGTGCTCAACTCGTGTGGCCTCTACTCCAGCGATCTGGAGGCTTTCCTTGAAGTCGTATAGGTCGTAGCTCATGTCTTGTCCTCTTCGTATAGGCTCCAACGCTCCTTGTGGTAGGAGCCAGTATCCTCATCCTGAATGTAGCCTACCACAGTAGGCCAACCGCGATGGATGTCAAGTCTACCGCACTCCATTTCCTTGCGGACGTAGTTGCGATCTCCGTCTTCGTCCGTCCATTTGTGCGTGCGGGGATGAATGGCAGGGATGCGCAATTCAAAGCATTGGCCTCGGTCAGGGATATCGCTGATCTGCCTGATATACGCCTCACCGAAGCGGATGACCTCGACCCAGCGATAGCCCTCCATGCGCTCAACTATCACACCGCTGTCGATCTTCCAGTCACGAGTCGCCTCAGCGCTCCAACCATGGCACTCGCAATCCAAGCACATGCCTTCCTGGGCGCTGTGCCGGTCTAGATCATGGGAGCAATCACCACAGGGCTTTGAGTCTGTCATGACTGCTCCTTGTAGAAGGCAACGATCACGCTTTTCTTGTCGTCGCTGATGCGAGTCTTGGCCTTGAGCCCACGTCTACGCGCTGTCCGATGGATGAGCGTGCGAAACGACGTGGCCTCCGAGTAGAAGTCCTCACCCTGAACAAGCTCCCTGATCTGACCATCGGTCCACTCGTCCCACGGATAGATAGGAGTGCGGCCCATGTGAGCGGGGAACTCGTCCAGGATGTTGGTGTCTTCGTTAGTCATCGTTAGTTGTTGGTAGTGCTCGTGGATAGTCGATTGCCAACGTGCGCTTGAGATCATTCCAGGCGTGCTCAGCGTAGTTGCGCAGGGCAGCCTCCAAGAAGTCTGCCCTTGCGCGCTCACGCTCTACATCGCGCCTGAGATGTGCAATCGTGTGTTCCATTTACGCACCGCACACGCAGCACTGGTCGCCTGCGTCGAAGCACGCGCAGTGCAGGCACTCGTCGTCATCCTGCGCCGGGACTGGCGCAGGCGTGGTGTCGAGGACGATGGCGGCCTCGTAAGGAGCCGTCACGACATCCTCGACGTAGTAGCGGCACGTACGGGCCTTTTCTGCCTCGCCGTTTGGCACGGACACGATGTCACGCGGGTTGACGTGGACCTCAAGGACCACCTCGCCCCATCCCTTGGCGTAGCTGAACGTGGCGACGTGCAGACCACTGGAGCACGCCTCGCGTGGGTTGTGAGCCACCTCGGTACGAGGCATTTCCACGACGGAGCCGATAGACTGCGGCACCTCGCCATGCACCTCGACCTCATCCACGATGGCGTGACCACCGTAGACGCTCTGGAACTCGTGCTCCGCGTCCTCATCACTGTTGCGCTTCACACCCTTGTAGGCAACGATGTCGCCCTCGTGGGTGATCGAGAACTTGTGCGATGCGAGCCAGCGGTAAAGCTGCTCGCGTGAGTGCTCGATGGGGTTGTCCTGGATCTTCTCCAGGAAGTTCACGAGCGGGCTCCAGTCGCCATCTGCGCCACCTTCATCGAGGAAGCGAAGGATGTGCTCTGTGATCGCGTTGTCCAACTCGTTGCCGTCGAAGTAGATACGGCCGTCGCGGACCAACACGCGCTCAGAGAGTCGTGTGAAGTTCTCGCGGATGACCCTCTCCACGTCGAAGAGATCGAGCACGTCGATGTCGCCCGCCTTGGCCTTCTCCACCATCGTAGAGAAGTTGGGGTGCGACGAGTCCGCCACCTTCGGCGTCTCGCCAGGAGCGAAGACCGTGATGCACTGCTCGCCGTCCTGCTCGATGATCGAGTATTGGAAGGCGGCCTTCACGGGCTTGGGCTTTGATGCCTTCGCCTTTGGCGTGGCCTTGGTGGTCTTCTTGACCGATGCGATGCCGTGACGCTCACGGAACCTGCGGATCGAGTCCTTGGTCGTGGTGATGCCGTACTTGTCCTCTACGGCTGCTGCAACTACGGAGGGACCATCGCCCCTCTCAAGCGCAGCCTTGACGAACGCAAAGACCTTCGCGTTCTGATCGAGTGGGCTTGCTGTCTGGGCCATGATGGTCCTACTCCTTTTCTGCTTGGGATGCCGCGTAGACGGCGTTGACGTATAGGTAAAGGTGAGACGGGACTTCGTTACGGAAGTTGCAGTTGGATAGCAGTGGGTAGTTGTCGAGCGGGTCGTGCTCGAAGTCATACTGGAGTCTATCAGATATCCCGACGTATTGCATCAAGCCGCTGAACTCGCGCAGTGGTTCTACTGCGCCTTCGACACCCGTCATGTCCGACAGACGCACTGATTCGGCCAGGTCGGGGTCATCGATCAACGAAGCGTCCAGGCGACTGAGAGGACGACCGTACGAACTTGCGCCGTCCAGCTTGTACGCCTTGATGTACTTGGGATCGATTTCGTCCGCGATCCTCTCATAGGTCTCACGAAGCACCTGCTGAATGGACTTGGCGCTCGGGAAGTCGCGGCAGAACTTCGATGTGCGGTTGGCTCCCATGAGGACCACTGTGCAGTCAGGGAAGTGCTTGGTGACAAGGCGCACAGCATCGCCGTTGCGAGTAGCGTTGCGACCCACAACCTTGAAGTCGTGTGTGGTGAAGTAGAACAAGGGCAGTTCGCCATCGATCTCCTCGGCCGGGACCTCGTTGCGGAACGTGCCTTGCTCCCACATGTCGTACGAGCCCTTGACTCGACCTGCCCCCCCGGCTCTGCCGTGATTGTCGAGCTTGATGGCACGAATGGCCTCCCACTCCACCATGCTGGCCGGATCGAGCCACACAGATTCGATGCGGTCCTCGCTGAGGATGAAGTGTTCGGCGTTGATGCCCGCTTCTTCCGCGAACTTCTTGAGCTTCTTCTTGTGACTGGCCGTGAAGTTCGTCATGTTGTAGCCGTAGACGAGCAGGCCATTGATGAACGTGCCAGCCGCAAGCGTGGTGTGCTTGCTGTGTCGGCTCAACACATCGCTGTTGCGGTTACTGACCACGATCTTCTTGCCTTCGGGAGCAACGAACTCCAGCGGGATTTCCTGCTGCTTGTAGGTCATGTCCATCTTGAGGTGCGGAAGTGCATCGCGCCATTTGATGGCCGTGTAGAAGGCGGCACGAGGGCTTTCAGCACCATCGATATCACGCTGAATCGCTCCCTGTACCTGCGAGACGAAGCGCTCCTGGGCCAGGGCAATGAAGTCCTTTGTGCGCTTGGTCTGCTGCAAGTCCTCGCGGCTAGGCGTGAAGTTGATATCACCGATCTCAGCGAAGACCACGAGCTTGTACTTGCCCGCCAGCGGAGTGTTGAGCGACACGGGGTAAGGGACACCGCCCATGACGATGTAGTCCGTGTGCAGACGCTCGGCGATAAGCATGGTATCCGAGACCTTCGTGCCCTCGATGCGTTCTGGTTCCTCGCCGTTGACGAGCACTGTGCCCGGCTCCCAGAAGCGGAACAAGTCACGGGACTTGTCTTCGAGGTTGTTGTAGCGACGCACAGGGATGATGACCTCGACGCCGTTGGGCTCATCGGTGGGCGAGCTTTCGACAATCGTCATCGAGCCCGTGCCATCCTCGTCACGCGCAATGCTGACCATCGTGCGTGTACCCTCCTTGATGCCGACGAGCGAGAACTGTGGGCTGTAGGTCAGGCCGCTCTTGCAGCCAAGGCCAAGGACGCCCGTCTGTTCGTTGGTCTCACGCTTGGTGCTCGCGCCGTACTTGCTGTAGATCTCGGCGATGTCAGATTCGTTCAAGCCGATGCCGAAGTCCTTGATGTGCAGGAAGGGATTGAGGACCGAAGGCAACGTGACCTCGATGGGCCGCGTGGTGCCCGCCTCGATGTGGGAGTCACGGGCGTTCGTGCTGTACTCACGCAGTACCGCCATCTCGGGGTCGGAGTACAGGTTGGTCAGCACCGTCATGAGGTGAGCGAGACTGTTCTCGTCCAGCGACATGGCGATCTTCTCGCCAGTCACGGTGCTCTCCACGTTGATGTCTTCTGCTACAGAGGGAATCATGGGGTTTGGGGCTCCTTGAAGTTCGTTGTACCGATAGTGTAGCCTATGTCGAGACCAATGTCAAGCAGCTAGCTTGGCCGCTGGTTTCGTCTGACTATCGATCAACGCTTCCGCCGCTGCCTTCCGGCTGGCGAACTTGCCAGGGACCTGAACGTATCCCCGACTGTGCGCCAACCAGAAGCACCCCTCCTTGACATCGCCCTCAAGGCCATCAGGGTACGTCCTGAATGTTTCCTTGTTGACGGTGCCAAGGAGCTTCCCGTCCTCATCATCAAGGACGCGATAGCGTATGGTGTCGATGCGGTGGAAGACCATGGTGGCTTACGCCTTCTCGATCTCCGGGACGAGACCGATCTCCTTCAAGTCCTTCTCACCCACGACCTTGCAGCGATGCAGACGGAACTTGCCATCGCTGGCCGTGGGGATGGCTGCGATGTCCTTGGCCGTGAACTCGATGACGAGGATGCGGAAGCCCTCTCGCCATTCTTTCATGCACCAAGGCAACGTCGCCACGTTGATGCCAGCGCCACACAGGACATCTACGTCCGTGTCTGCGCCATCGACGGAGTACTCCTTGCCCTTCTCGTACTTGATGCCACCGTACGTCGGACCCTCCGCTGCCTCGTTGACCAGCTTGTAGGCCCTGATCTTCCCGACCTGATCGTGCAGCATGAGCAGATCGTTGATGAGATAGGGATTTGCCCCGTTAGCGCCTTCGAGGTTAGCGCCTTCGAGGTTAGCGCCTCGGAGGTTAGCGCCTTCGAGGTTAGCGCCTCGGAGGTAAGCGCCTTCGAGGTAAGCGCCTCGGAGGTTAGCGCCTTCGAGGTTAGCGCCTCGGAGGTAAGCGCCTCGGAGGTAAGCGCCTCGGAGGTAAGCGCCTTCGAGGTTAGCGCCTCGGAGGTAAGCGCCTTCGAGGTTAGCGCCTTCGAGGTTAGCGCCTCGGAGGTAAGCGCCTCGGAGGTTAGCGCCTTCGAGGTAAGCGCCTCGGAGGTTAGCGCCTTCGAGGTTAGCGCCTCGGAGGTAAGCGCCTTCGAGGTTAGCGCCTACCCTGCGTGCCTCTTCCACGGCCTCTCGCACGTCCCGTGCGTTCTCGGCAGTGAATAGCACGCTGCCATTGATGTGGTGAATCTGGATCACTTTGGTTAGCTCCTTGAAATCGTGTGGCAGATTGTTGGGATATCTGCCGATTCCCTTGCCGGGCGGCTAGCTCGGCATGGGAATCGGCAAAGTGGTGTGCGGTAGTGTAGCCTATCCTTCGACCTATGTCAAGACTGTGGCTCGTAGATCTCTACGGGGATGTCGATGAGGCTCAAGAAGTTGACGAGCAGGGGCTTCATCAAACTCCAGTCGCCCCCGCCGATCCCGCATCCGAGCGCCGGAACCGCCAGCGACCTGATCCCGACCTCCTCGTAGTTCTCCACGATCCATACGAGGTTGACGGCGATGAGGCTGAGCTTCGGCGTATCGCCCATGTGCGGTGTGCTGGCGATGTTGAGCACGCTCTGTCGTTCGTAGCTCATCCACGGAGGCTTGTCGCCAGGGTTGCGCCAGAAGTGTGGCTGCGTGGCCGTGTGCTCTCCGGCCTCACATGCCCGCTGGTAGTCCTCGAACATGGTGGGAAAGCGTTCCTTGAACGCTCTTGCGATCCCAGCGCCCATAACACCCTGACAGTTGGTGGCGTTCACAAGCGTCTGAGCCCTCGATGCGAACAAGTCGCCGGAAGTGAGTGTGATGTTGCTCATAGGAAGTCTCCAATCGACTCATTGCAGCTTGGACAAGTGACGTGACCGTACGGCTCCAGCAAATCGCAGGTACACTTGCGGGAGCGAACCCTGTGGTAGTACTCCTGCCATTCCTGGTCTTCGCTCGCTTCGCCAGATTCCTGCATGTGCTTCTCGATGTCCTGCTGTCGTGTCACGGCTAGTTCGGCCCCAGTTCCAGGTCTCGACGGTTCGCCTTCTCAGGCGCTTTGTTGCCCTGTCCCCAGATGCCCGCAACAGCGGGATCGGTGACGGCCCTGTAGGTCTCCTCGTCCACTTCGACCACGAATGGGTCGCCGCTGGCGAAGGTGTAGGCGTCAGGGACATGACCCTCGGGCAGACCACGCTCGGCGAAGTACGCCTTCTGCTTCTTCCAGTGGTCTTCCGTGAAGCGCTTGTGGTCCTCGAAGGAAGCATGGAGTGTGAAACCATCGGGGCGCTGACCCCAGCCTCGCTCGCTTTCCCACCACGGCTGGCAGAGCACGCCATAGACGACGCTCTCCTCAGCTTGCGGCTCAGCATCGGGAAGAAGCTCCAGGATTTCGCGCATCGCCTGACGCAATGCGTCCTTGTACTTCTCCTGCACGTCCTCATCGAACGAGCGCACGATGCCGAGTGCCGTGTTGAAGCCTATTTCGTTGGCCTTCTCCAGAAGGACATCGATCTGTTGGTCTGTGTAAATCATGATGTCTCCTGTAGACGTTGAGAGTTGATCTTGCTGACGACCTCATTGGCCGCATTGATCTCTGCCGCTTTCCATCCGAGCCATTCGCTTAGCTCTCGGTTAGTCGCGCCGCCAAGAAAGTGGACTAGCGCGTCTTCCACGACATCGATCTCCTTCTTTCGAGTCAGCACGAGCTTCATCACACGCTCCTAAAGATTCGCTGACCGAGCCCGTAGCAGACTACCACACGGCTGTCGTCGTCAGGGCCGATGTATGAGGCTGGCCGGATCATGATTGGCTCATCCGGGAACTCCTCTTTGCACAGTTCGATGACTCGCACGACCTCGCGCTTGAGGGCGTTGTCGATGTACTTGGCCTCGCGGAGCCACTTCGCTCCACGCACACGAGGAATAGTGACCTCGGGATCGGTCTCGTTGTTCATGCGACGAGCCTCCGCCTGTGCTTCTCGGCGGGGCAGCGACTCCGAGACGACTTCATGGTCACGTACGGTGTCGCGCACCACGTAGCCATCCTCGACGGGCCAGATGAGATAGCGCTGGTTCATCGCGGCACCCCACAGGCGATCATGAAGCGGTCACGGTCGAAGTGCGGGTTGTCGGCTTCGCAGATGTTGGCGATCTCACGAGCCATGTGGTCAACGGCATCGGTGCAAGCACCCTTCACAAGCTCCTTGATGTCCTTGCTGACCTTGGCCTTCGGCTTTGCGCCCTGGTAGTGCGTCCGTGTTGTACGGACCATCTCGGCCAGTGCGTTGTAGTCTTTGCGTGTCATGGGATGAAGTATATACCCTCATGTAGCCTATGTCAAGACTTTTCTTTGCTTGACTTAGGTCGCAACATAGGCTATGCTATGAGCATGAACATTACTTGGACCCTCATAGGAGCCATCATCGGCTACGACGTAGGCATGGCCCTAGTCATCTACGAGCCCATACGACGGATTCGCCAGTACCCGCACAATCGTCGGGTGCGTAAGGAAAACGCAAGCTATGTGCCGCCTCCGCTCGATGAGCGCTGGCAGCGTGCCTTCCACGAACTGGCGAAGGCCAACCTACGAGGGGCTGACCTGCGTGGTGCCAATCTCTCAGGAGCCGTGCTTCGCCCATGAATCCCATCACGATCTTCAAGCGCTGGCGACTCAACCGGCAGATCCAACGGCTCGCCCGTGGGTGTATCTGTCCCGACTGCCGCGACTATCCTCAAACCCAGATAGGAACGCCTCTCGAAGCAGACGGATGAACGTACGCCACGAGGGGCGGCGATGGAAGATGCGTAGCAGTTCCTCGGCTCGCTGAGCGTGACGAATGTAGACATCGTTCGTCATCGTTGGCATGATGACTGAGCGGTAGTCCGTGATCCCGAAGCTGATATAGCCTCGGATCATGAAGTCCCTGCGGATGTCCTCCCAGCCTATGTCGTAGGGAGACGCATCAATGACGCCCTCGTAGCTCATGCCAGCATCCTAGCAATCGGCGGCGTCTGTGTCCACTATGGGTTCCCCATTGGAGCCAGTACTTCAACTCCCTCCACATGGCTACAGGTCTCGGGCGAAGGGCTTCTGCACTTGTTCGACCAAGCCGAGATCAACGAGCACTTCGGATAGTTCCTGGAGCGTGGGTGAGACGGAGATCTGCGGGCGGACTTTCTTCCCGATGAAGCCGCTGCTTTCATACAGCTTCGAGATGTCCACCTTGCCTTCGGCCACGTTGTATTCTACGACGGCCTTGAATTCGCGTGCTTCGGTTCGTTGCAGTTCGACACGGAACGTGTAGAACGATCCTGTGGGTAGCGTCGCAGGATCGTTGTTGGCAGCCAGTTTCATGCTCAGCGTGCCATTGGTGACGTTGCCTACGATCTTGGTAGGCGTGACGCTCGTGGTGCCGTTCTGGATAGGCGTCGAGAGCGTGGCTGTCACTCGGCCCGTAAGAGCTTCATTGCTCGGACCCTTGAAGGTGCCGGTGACTTCGATATTCGTAAAGGCCATCGCCTATTACGGTTCGCTAGACCTGAACAACGTACTCCTTCTCGCCATCATAGCTGTAGAGTTTGACGGTTGAGCCAGGGCGAACACGTCTATTCGATTTGTGCCAGCCGCCGTCACAGTCCTGATAACGGTAGTAGGCGGTGTAGATGATCTCGGGTCCTCGGATGCTCGTAACAGGGCCAATGGGGATCTCTAGCCTCTCCATCATCTGGTCAACATCTACACCGATACCGGGAGGAAGCTCTTTGCCATTGACCTCGCAGCGGTTACTCAAGAGCGGAGTCTTGTAAGGCATCCTGTCACTATAGCGCACGACGGCGCTGGATGGCTGGGCCTGGTGCCCTCACATCCCCACGCACGGCTAGTTCCTGTGGGAAGAACCAGCCGACGATGCCATGCGGTTCCATCTTGCCCGCTTCTGCCTGCGGGCCTGCGAAGTAGACATTCACCATTCCGGTAGTTGGATCGACTCCAAGTACCTCACCCACGCTGTTCTGCGGGATGCTGGCCTGGTTGCCTGCGCCATGTTCTGGTGAGCGCCCGACGAGTGTCCCTACGTCTTCCTGCTTGTTCGACACCATCATGCCGTTGACAAACTCTTGCTCAGAGGTGTGAATGGACGAGAACGTGCCGCCAGGATACTGGACAGGGTTGAGCGGTGTCTGAGGCTTCTGGCCCGGCACAGAGACGGGATTGGTGGCAGGCTGAGTGGCCGGATTCATCTGGTAGGGCGGGAGTAGATCCGGTGGTTCTGGTGCCTGTCCTGGTGGAGGCGTGGGGGCCATGCTGCCAGGTGCAGCCTGATCCGCCTTCATGTTGGGGTTGAAGGCTTCTGAGCCTTCTGGTGGAACGGATGCGCCTGGAGCCACCGTGCCTGGTGGGCCTTGCGGTGCTTCGGGGCTCTGGCCTGGTTCGCTGTCTTCGTCCAACGGCATGGTCTGAGCCTGCCAGTAGGTAGCGAGAACGTGCGAGCACACACGTCCCTCATACTTCTTCCACTGCCTTGTACGCTGCCACGCGAACTGATCCCACGGACATTCACACTGCCAGAGCGTGATCGCCTGCGAGTTAGGATCGTCACGGCTGATCTCGGTCTGGTAAGTGCCGTGGTCACCCTGCACCTGACCCACGATGATGTTGTAGCCGTTGCGCAAGATCTGGACATCGCCCGACTGGATGAGACGCTTGGCCTTCGCCATGATGTCGTCCCAGGTGGCTTCCTTCACGAGCTTCTTGTCTCCCAGGTCCCACGAGAGCGTGTAGGCTGCCTGTTTAAACCCATGACCCTCAAGTTGACTGCGGACAACTGTCTCTACTAGGAGACGATCATCGACCGTGCCGCCCTCGACGGCGATGTGAGCGATTCCAGGCTCGCAGACATGCCAGCGTGCCGTGACGTGACCAAAGGTCTGCTCCTTGGGCGGCAACTCTGCTGGAGCCTCCGCAAGTGCCTCTCGCACGTAATCCACGAACCATGACTCGTGGTCTTGTGTAGCAACGATCTTCACATCTATTACCTCGTAGCAACGGCACCCCGAAAGGTGCCGTTGGCTCAGTTGAAGACTGCTCCGGCTCTCACGCAATCCGCTCGAACCTTGTGCGTCTCAGTGCTCTTTGGGGACGAAGAGACCACCACGATTGACTTGCCGTTAGGGGAGAATAGCTTCCAGTGCGGACCCTTCTCTACTCTCCACCCTTGGGCTTCCAGTTCCTTGATGATCTTTCGTAGACCCTTGTTCCGACCATTCACGAAGCTAGCCCAGCACGAGACTGAGACCTGCTCCAATCCCTACGGACTGCCAGAAGTAGTTGAGCGTACCTGCGCCGTGGAATACGTGATACAGACCTGCATCGTTCCAGATGAGGAACGTGACGCCCCCCCAGAAGAGGGCACTGATGAACCAGACGATGGCGATGAAGAAGAGGACTCCAACGACCCCTCCACCAACCATGCCAGCGATCTTGAATGGCATTGCGGTTCTCCTTGTTGTGGGTTTATAGGCCCGCCTACGCCTTCTCTCCTGGGAGATACGGCTGCGACGGGCATCTTCTCGCGCTTGTTGGCGTAGTGAAGTCATCGAAGTGAGGGGTCCTTTCTAGGGATTACCTGCGTTCCGCTTCCCTTGCACGGCCAGCACCAATCACCACGACCATTGGTGCCCTTACCATGACATCGCGGGCACTCGATCCTCTGCTTGCCGACGAGTGCCAGGAAGAAGTTTTCCAGCCAGAGCATCAGGCGTCCTTGAAGATGTCCTCGAAGAAGACGGGCTCGCCCTCCAGCGGGGCAATGCCGATGATCTTGCCGAAGCGGTCTCCTGCTGCGCGAATAGCGAACACCTTCTTGCCTTTCGCCTCCGTGATCGGACCAATGACATCCGTCACGCGCTTGATGAGACGGATGGACGACGGAGCGTCCTCGGGCAGACCGTACAAGCCGGTGCCCTGTCCTGAGCCCTCGAACTTGAAGTTAACCCCGAAGGCAAAGAGCCCGTGGTCCTCGTAGCCGAGATGCACCCGCTCGACAGTGCCGATCTCGTACTCGTTGCCCTGCTCGTCTGTGGTCATCAACTTCGGCATGATGCTCCTATCGTAACAGATTTTATGGTTGACTAGATGTCCTCGCCTTCGCAATGTGCGCGAGCTATTGCGCAAGCGAAGTCGAACTGGTGGCCGCTGATCCCGTACTTGTCCTCCTCGCCAGCGTGAATGACCTTGGCCTGCTCCTCGTAGGGCAGGTCACGGAAGCCCTTGATGATCTCCAGGGGCAAGCCCTCCGGCTGCTCCTTGACCCATGCGGCGATGCGCTGAGCCATGAGGACCGGGTACATCTCATAGCTCCCGCCGTCAACGTCGAAGTCAGGCTTCGACTCACGCATACGGTCGATGCGAGCCTTGAAGGGACCTTCGAGAAGGTCGTACCAGACCGCCATGTCCGTGCGCTCCGCTTCAAGGTGCTCACGGTGCTTACGGTCGAAGCCCGCCAGCATCGTGATTCGCTCAGCGAACTGCTCCCATGGGGTCTCGTAGTGAATGACCTTGCCGTTGATGGCAAAGCCGTGACGCCTATGCCCGAACGAGCCGTAGATCCTGAGCGCATCCCCGACTGCGGGGGGGCACTCGCCATCGGGGAAGGTGAAGAAGCTCACCCACGAGCCATCGAAACCAAGCTCGAAGGCGTTCTCCCCGGAGGGCGACACCTTCTCGATCTTGTGGTCTTCGTATTCGGTGTCGTCGGCGATGATCTGCTCCAGGCTGCGAGGGTCCTTGGCCGTGAAGAGACCAATCAGCTTCTCCACGTCGCGTACCTGGTAGTCCTCAAGCTGCGTCGCGTCCATCTTGCGCTCCGTTTCTTGTGGGATTGAAGTTGTCGAAGGCCATCCCCAAGAACATGAGCACTGCATCGCCCACTCTCGTCGGGACAGGATTGACGCCCTCGATCAGTTGAAGCTCACGAGCAATGCGGAAGCCCTCTGGATCGGAGTCCATGTCGGTTTCGACCGCTGTGTGATTGAGGGCGTGGAGAGCAGCGATGGCTTGGTCTATCCGCCGTGCGCCGCCAAAGGAGATATCGCAGTAGTGCCGCAGTTGGCGAGTGATGAGCACCTGATTGAGCGGCGAGTCGAACGTGAAGGGCGTACCCTCCTTGAGTCCGTCGTAGGCATCCTTGGCAGTCTTCAAGGGGATGTCGGCGGTTTCCCGCAGGGCCTTGATGAAGGGGATAGCTCCGCGTGCATCGACGTGAAGGGAGGTGATCGTGACTCTGTTCATGGGAAGGAAGTCTAGCCTATGCCGTAGCGTATGTCAAGACTCGAAGAAGGATTCGATCTCAGCCAGGTGATCGGGGCGCTGGAGATTGAGGACTGGGATCTCGTAGTCGTCAGCGATGCGTAGCGCCTGCCCCGTGCCTCCGACCTTGGAGCCTTTGCCATCCAAAGAGCCATCCGGCGTCCAGCACACGACCATCTCGACCGGATCATAGAGGTTGGGTCCGAGCACCTGATAGCCGTTGCGGGCCATGAGCTTGCGTGCGCCCTGCTTGAGCGCCTTCCAGTTCGGATGATAGTACTCAGCCAGTTCGAGCGCATCCTTACCGGGCTCCACGATCTCGCCATCCTGACGACCGTTGAAGCCCTTCCAAGGCAGGTAAATCTCGACTCGGCCACCACCAAGTACGGCTCCGAACTCGAAGGCTTGATCTGCTCCCTCGGCTGCGCCCGTGCGAAGGAGCGAGTCTCTAGCGATGGCATTAGCAAAGAGATCCATCGCTTTCAGGATCTCGGGAGGTGTTGACCGCGAGCCTACACCTGCGTACTTGAACATCAATCCTCGTAGATTAGGTTGCCGACAGAGGCATTGAAGATCGTGCCATCATCCATCCTCATGGTGACATGGATTCCACCATCTTCTTCACGAGCGTCGATGACTTCCCCGCGTGGGTTGTGATCGAAGTTGAACGTCACGGGTACGTTGAGGAAGGCTTGAGCAAGAGGTGGGAAGACCTTCGTGGGCTGTGCCGGTGGGGTATCGTAGACCCAGCGCTTCCACTTGATCTTTGTGCCCTCCATGGAGAAGGAGTAGCCAACGAATTCGAATAGCTTCTTGCGCTCCTCGTCACTCAGATTAGGCTCAAGCGTATGGATATTGTAGAACTTGGCATATGAGCCATCCACGTCCACGTAGATCTTGTGCGGCCATCCGTACTTCCAATCTACGGAACGATCCACTTTACCGATCTTGCCTTCGTCGCGTGCCTTGAGTAGGTCAAGGGGATGCACACCACCACAGTAAGAGCAGCGACGGAAGCTCTCACCTCCACGCTGCTCGTATGTGTCCTCCCCGCCGTGAAGCAGAGTTGTCTCTGTTGGAAGGTCGCTCATTACCAACTCGCTGCGATCTCTCCGACCTTCTCGGGCGAATGAGCCGCGAAGACAGCGCCAGTGCGGTGGGTATCGCATAGAGCCATCATCTGGCCCAATGGATGAACGGCCATGATGCCGTCCTTGGTAGGTGCGTCGCAGATCTCACATCCTGTCCAGTCACCATAAGCGACAGGCTTAGTGCCCTGGTCAAGGATATACGCGGCGAAGCAGATTTCCGCCTGCTCGGCCGTGTCATGGCTACCACAGTAGTCGGGGTTAGGGATACGCTGCTTGCCGTGGCAGGTGGGACATTCCTCAGAGCATGGATTGGCGATGAGGAAGGTATCGCCTATCTGCTCAGGGCAGATGACCTTCTCTCGACAGTAGCCTTCGGGATGGGCTACTCCATCGTTCATGCGCGTGTAGTCGTAGCGCTGGTTATCGAGTCTCTGACGGGCGGCGTAGTAGTTCATGTGCCAGCCATCTTAGCACGACGGATGGCGTTCTCACGGTTGGTCTTTGCACGATGGTCGGGGACACAACGCACGCGCAGATTAGCTACCGTGTGTTCGCCTCCATCCCACAGCGGAATCTCGTGATCGGCTTCCCATGGCATGACAATGACGCGAGCCCTAGAGCCTCTGTGCAGTTCCTCCACAACGAATCCACAGTCGATGCAGCGTAGGACACGCTCTCCCTGTTTAAACGCCTTGATGCGTAGAGCTTGGCGGGGATTCCACGTCATCGAGTCACGGAACTCTTTGACGCAATTGCGCCCCTCACGATCTGGGTAGCAGTAGCGACGACTGACGGCTCGCTTCCCCACAAGCGTAGCTCCGCACCAACGGCAAGTACCGGGCGGAGCATCGGGAGCCTCAGGCAGTTCTATAAAGAGAACGCCCTTACGCTTACGCGAAGTTCCACTCGTGCTCATCTTCTTCGGGTGCGCCTAGTGCTTGATTGATAGATCTCTTGGTCTCGGGGTCAACCTGCTCACCCATGAAGTCAGTGTTACGGCCGGGCCACGACATCGCCCCATGGATATTCCCCGCCTGTCCCATAGCGGGCTTCGTCCATGCTCCTTCATACTGCCCTCGTAGCTCCGGTGTTCTTTCGATCAACTCCCAGTGGTATGCTCGCGGAGGACCAAGGTGAACGGTCTTGGTATCAGGGTCATAGACCCACGGCATGGACTTTTCGTGCCCTGGAGCGGGAGGATGAAACTTCTCGGGATTGAACGGGTTGTAGAGGACATGTGTCTGCATTAGCTCAGGGCTAATAGAAGGGTCACTATTAGCTCCTAGCTTATGTGCGATGTACTCGCCTGTGGCCTCCGAGATGGCCGGGAATAGACCTCGATTGGCAAGAAACTTGTAGACGATGTTCGACTCAGCGAAGTCACCCTTGCCTGATGCCATGTCGCGCCTGCGGCGATTGTGGATCGCGTGCCAGAACTCGGCTGCCTTCTCGGGCTCGTACTTCAACAGGCGCTCCATCTTGTCAGCCATCTGGAGTGCGTAGGCATAGAAGCCGTTCTCCTCAGCCTCTACGTCATGGACACGATCATGCTCAGGCGGCTCGACCCACGTCTGGGTATCTAGGTCGTAGCCTGAGCGCAAGCCCTTCTTGTAAAGGTCATGGGGCTTGATGTGTGAGGGCACAACGAAGTTCTGCATCGGGTGAGGTGTGCCCGGTAGCGTGGTCCCATCGACCTCTCCTACCATGACGCCGATCATCTCTGCCCTCGACCACTCGGGGAAGACCTTCGTGTCCACAAAGAGTGAAACGTCACAGTCGGACTCGTCCGAATACTGGTACGTTGTAAGCGAACCGGTCAGTACGAGATGCAGCCACTTCTCGACATCCGTGTAGCCCGCCTTTTCAAGCGCATCGTAGATCGTCTTCTTGATCCAGTGGAGGTGCTTGGGCTTCAATACGGGCTTGTCTGCGCCCGGATCATCCCACACACGGGCGTCTAGGGTATCGTGGATCGGATCGAGGATATTTGCGACAGGCATTGCACGTATTACACCCTAGCTACGTCTACCTTCAATGCTTCCCAGCGCTCCTTAGGAGGCGGTGCTAGAAGGCCAAACCAGCCATCACGAGCCTCCCTATCGGCGTGTGCATCTGAGCTTGCTCGGAAGCGAAAAGTGGCTTTCTGACCCGTCTCTGGATCTTCGCACATAGCGATGTAATCGTGAAACTCCAGCTTGGGCATCATTCGTTCTCCATGATGAAGATGCTCTGAGGCAACTTGGGGATCGTGTCAGGATGGGGTGCGTCGGGGATCTCACGATCCTCGTTGTAGAAGATGACTGTCTGTCCGGCTCGCTTGATACCAAAGCAGAGAACGTCCGGCTTGAGCGGACGAGGAATTAGGATAGGCTCACTTCTTTGGTCTGTCATCTTTATCCACATCCGGCGTGTCGAGTGGTCTATGCTGGAAGTGCATTGATGTACTCCTGTGCTCGCTGAGTGAGGGCGTCTCTGTCGTTCAACTGCGGTTCCTCAACCACATCATTGGTCAACTGGCGGAGGATCTGCCCGACCTGTGGTCCGGGCTTCACTCCCATGCCAACAATGTCGTTGCCGTTGAGACTGAGGGACGACTGATCTGTGGGTGCGCCTGCCTGACGGGCCTGCTCCACGAGATTGCGCATCCTATCGGCGCTGGTCCTTTCAGCGACTTCCTCCTCGCTCTGCCCCTTGCCGGTCATGTCGGCTTCGCGCAGCGTAAGGAGATCGTCAGCGTGGTCGCCTACACGGTTGAGGAACTTGCGTGCGCCCTTGGGTGACGAGAAGGCCGGGAACATGTGGTGTTCAATCAGTTCACGCACACGACGGATGCGAGCCACCGGGAAGTTGTAGGTCTCGCGCAGGCGCTTCTCGGCCATGTCGGCTCCCACCTGTGCGTGATCGGCTCCTACAGGCTGGCCGTCGATGAACTTTTCGTAGTAGTGAGTCGTGCCCTTCTCCGGGTCTACCCATGCCGAGTCCGGCTTGCCCTGATCGTGGAGCAGGGCAGCGAGACGAAGATCTGGGTCCGTAGTCAGACGACTCGCGTTGTCGAGCACGTTCAGTGAGTGCTCACCCAGCGAGTATGAGTGATGCGTGTTGTTCTGATCGTAGTCGAAGTTCGCATCGACCTCAGGGAATAGATGACGCAGGACACCTGTGTCATGGGCTAGTCTGAGTGCCCCTGCCGGATTGGGGCTTTCAAGCAGCTTGTCTAGCTGCTGCTTAAGGGCATCGGGGGACTCACGGTCGAGGCGCGATGCGTTCTCTGCCATCTCCTGACGGGTCCTCTCGTCTGGAACCAGACCGTGGCGGGAAGAAGCCACAAGCGCACGTACAAGGCGAGTTGGGTCCTCCTCGAAGGACGAAGGGTGAGTGGTTCTAAGCGTGTGGGACTCGGCATCCTTCTCGCCTCCGTATGGGTCGATGAGCTTACCTGTGTCAAGATCCACGGCCATGCTGTTGACAGTAAAGTCACGACGCCTTAGGTCATCCTCAACCGGAAGGCTAGGATCAACGGTGATCTTGCCCTGACCGCGACGCTCACCATCGTAGGTGTCCTCGCGTGGCAGAGCAATCTCGACCTCTTGACCCTTTGTCTTGTAGCGGTAGACACCGAAGCGCTTACCAGTCAAGTCTACGCGGCCAGGAAGCTGTTCAAGGACATGAGAGACCTGCTCGGGCGGAACGCCGGAGACCATCAGGTCAATATCCTTGGGGTCCTTGCCAAGCAGAGCATCGCGTACTGCGCCACCTACGGCATAGACCTTCCCGCCTGCATTGCGTAGCGCCTGGTAGGCGTTCCATGCAGCGGCGTCGGTTCCCACGAGCGTCTTGAGGTAGGGGCCGATCTCAGTAGCCGCTAGCTTCTGCCTCTTGCCCTGCTGGTCTTCTAGTTCAAGGCCGACGATTTGCATTTGTGGGTGCGTCCAATACCATAGCTGCATCATGTGGTACGTGCTGTACGGCATGTTGGTGGACGTGTTGATGACCACCTTGCCGCCCGGCTCGTAGTAGCCCTCAACTATACCACCGGGCGTGAACTGGCCCATGATGTCCGATGTCTTCATGCCCGGATGACCCGTGGTGATGTGGTCTTGCTGGATGTCGTAGATAAACGGGACGGGGGCCTGGATCATGTCCTTCGGTTCTTCGCCTGCGGCCCACTTGTATAGCTGACCCTCGACATTGACCATCCCCATGCGCTTGGCAAGGCGTTCGCCCTCGGGACTATCGGCGTGCGTGGTCAGAACCGGGTAGTGCTGCTTGATCTTCTCAGCGAGTACCGTACCGATGCCGACGTTGGGGATGGATGAGTGGATCATGACGACCTCGGCTCCATCATCGCCGGGACGCACGACCCCGTAGCCGAGAAGTTGACCATTCAGGTAACCACCGTAGAAGCGCAATCCCTCGTCACGGTCGTATCCCCACAGGCTCGCGTACAGGTCGAAGCCATCCACCACTGATGCTTCGCGGAAAGAGGCAAGAGGTGACGCCGTAGGGTTGACGTTCCTGCGCCTAAGCGGTAGCGTATCGTCACGGTCGTTGAGCGTCGGGAAGTGACCATCCTGGATGCGGTCTTCGTCCTCTCCCTCGTGCAGTCTGCGATGGAGGATGAGGGTATTGAAGTCAGGTGCCTCGAAGCCGCATGTGCCGCATGTGAGAGGACCAATAGGCGCTCCGTCGTATGCCTTCTCCGGGTCCCATTCGGGGTCGGAGTTGTTGTGAAGCTCCAAGTCCTCCCAGTTCTTTGTGCGGTCGGTCATGTCCGTGCCGCCTGGGTACTCGGCTAGGCGGTATCCGAAGTCGTCGGCCCATTCTCTGAGAGCATCGCCATAACTGCTGGTAGACGCGGATCGAGCATAATGGGCGGTCCTGCCAACGATGTCGATGCGGGAGGCTCCTCGGAAAGGTCCATCTGCGATCTGTACCTCTCCATCAGCGTTGGCCTTGTACCACATAGACTTCGTAGCGCCGAAGTCATCATGGATGGGTGCTCCGTCGCCTCCAACCACTCCGTTCCATTTCCAACCCACAGTCTTGCTGTAGTCCTTAAGGACGCGAACGAGTCCGCGAGCGGCAACGTTAGTCTCAATAGACCAAACAGCATCTCCTCCGTGAACATGAACGTAACCCACGGCGATTGGTCCGTTCTCGTCAGGGGATGTCCCAGAGTGATCTCGGAGTTCGTCGTGAGAATGAACGGGTGATACGTGTAGTTGTCCGTGTCCATAGAAGAACTTGTACTCTCGGTCGATTGGTTCCTGCGTCATTTGCAGATCACTCATTGTATCGTGAAGGTAACGCTGGTTCAGATCCTCTTCTGCCTGCGGTTCACTCATCGGGTTCCCGATTCCCATGAGATCGGCTGTGCGACTCGTGGGATTGGTGAGAGCAGCGTTCGCACGACGAGTGAAGCGCTGGAGACGGTCGTTGATGCGAGGTGACTGTTCCAGGTCTTCCCAATCTCTCTGATCCTGCGGAGGCTGAGGATCGGCCTTGATCCTGAATCCCTTGTAGAGCGGGTGATTAGCACGCTTGAACATGATGGGTCCTGGTCGCCATCCGCGTGTCTCGGGCTCATAGGCTTCGTCCTCTGAATCCACGGGCTGGCCGTCCAGGAAGTTCATCCTGCCCGAAGGTGGTGGACTAGAGAACTGATCGCCGGTCAGATCAATGACGTGGCTCTTGTCCGGTGAGACCCAGAAGTAATGACCATTCTTCAACCCAACATGACCGCCAAGCTCGCCCGTGAGCCACTTGGACGTGACGTAGCACTGGCCCGCACTTGGGTCTGGGTGCCCTACGAAGTCAGGATGACGTGTGTCATCGCCCCATGCCGATTCAGCGGCGTTGCGGTATTCGTGCAACTGATCCTGACTGATGCTGTTCGGGTCCCACATATACATTACTCCCTAGAAGGGAACTGGCTCCTGTTGCTCTGCTTGGGCGAAGGGTGAGGCGTGCTCTTGCGCCGGTCCAGGTGAAGGGTTGGAGGGGTCCATGAACGGGTTCTTGAAGGGGATTTCCTCAAGCAAATGAGTTGCCGTATTCTTGCGAAAAGCGGCAACTCCCGTCTGTGGCTTGCCCTGGTTGTTGAGCCACGTCTGGAGGGGCATCTCCTTGACATAGATGTCTGCCATGGAGCGGCGATAGTCAAGCAGCACAAGGACTCCAAGGATTCCCTTGAGTCCCATTTCCGCCGCCTGGTTGTTCTTCGCTTCCTTCTCCTGTTCACGGCCAGGGATGAAGCGGTGGTGCATGGCGTCGTAGCCGAGCGTCTTGACCTCGATGCCCCAGTCACGAGTCGCACCATCGAGAGGTGATGGCGTGTTGGCTGCTCCCTCGTGCCACCAAATGATCTGGCCGTAGCCGGGTAGCTCTTTCTGGTCGCGGATTAGATCCTCGCCGATCTGAGCTTGTTCAGTCATGTCTAGGCCAATGCGGGTTCCTCCACCCCCCCTACCAAGGGCGAAGTTCCCACTCTCTTCGGGGGCTCCGTGCCACGGTAGGTTCTGCTGTAGGTCATAGGATCGCTGGCACTTCGGGCAGGTGTAGTAACCATTGTGCTCCAGTATAGCTTGCTCAGACTGTGGGCTGATGAAGAAGTTGCAGTTCGGCGTAGAGCACTTGACGTATCCGGCGTATCGCAGAGCTTCACCCTCCTGGGGGCTATTGGCTAGCTGACCGTCTTGGATCGTCAAGTTCATCTACTCGTCCTCATCCGGCTCAGGCTCGGGAATGAACTTGTTATCGGGCTTGTTGGCGAACGCAACGATGACCGAGCCATCGCAGTACGGGCAGACCACTACCTTCAACCCTAGCTCCGTGGGGGTTGGTAGCTCAACGAGCTTCTTGCCAGGCACCTTGCGGTGCTTCCATCGGGGCAAGCAAGTCTCGCAGATATCACCTGCCTTACGCTCGCTCATCTCTACCTCTTAGGAGGCTTGCAGCCAAAGCCGCAGGTCAGGCCCTTGCGAAACCTACGAGCGATGCGTCCACAGCGAGTGCAGTGAACATGCCCGTCGTCACAAGTGCGGAAGGACGCCTTGTCTGTAAGCGTGATGCTGCAAGCCATCTAGTCGCCACTCTCGTCCTCGCCGGGCTCACTAACAGCCTGTAGAGCCTCGCCGATGAGCTTTGCATGGAAGCTGGAAGCTACGTGCGATAGCTGTAGCTGCGCAATCAGGCTGGCCTCGGGCGTCTGTGAAGCGTGGTAGACGAGCGGGTAGATGACACCCTCATCGTCGTCCTTGCGAATAGCAATCACGAAGAACGACTCAGCGTCGGCACTGGCCTTGATGGCGGACTTGAGGATGTCGCCGTAGGAAGGTGCCTGCTCCTGTCCTGCCTCGGGGGCTGGCGGCACATCGGTCTGAGCAGGGGTCGGCTCACCCTCTCCCACGATCTCTAGGAGAGAATCCGTGAAGGCTCCCATCAAGTCCTTCAACTGCTCTTGTCTGGTTGGTGTCTGGTCAGTCATTGGTTCCTCAACTATGTCGAAGTGATCCTCCCACGTCCACTTATCCTGTGCCCCGTTGTAGGACCAATGGTCCTTGTCCCATTGGATGAACACCTGTTCCGGCCCGTAGCGGTCGCCCTGGTGCTTCCTAATCCATCCCTCGTTCCCTGCAAGCCCAAATCCATCGTAGAGTTCGGGATTGATTCCATCTCGCAGCTTGACTCGGGTGTTGTCTGGAATTCGGGGGGGCATGTCATGTCTGTCTTTCTGTCAAATAAGCGGAGTACCTTTCACCCATTACGGGCTTGCTACTGGTGGGAAGTCTGCTGCAACCCGCCCTGCAAGTGGGCCTGTGCCACCATGTTACCAGCACTGCTGATTGAGTTACCGACCCCATTGAGCGTGCGAATGACAGCGTAGATGAGGAAGAAGGCTGTGAGAGCCACCAAGGGGCTCGTGAGCATACCAAGGAATACGCACCCTACCGCCAAGCTCGTCACGATGACATCGGTGATAGCGATGACGATGAAGCCCACGACATAGCTGAGAGCGAACTTGGGGAGTCCTTCTAGGGCGTGGATGAGGTTTTCACTGAGGCTCGGCTGCTGTGGGTTCATGACACGCTTCCTATGTAGGTGACAGAGTTGTACGACTCCAGTGGGATATCGCGTCTCGCAAGTTCGTACTTCTCCAGCATGAGCGTCATGCCCTCGTTGGGGACTCGTTTGGAACCATGCTGCTCCCCGTCTCTCTCGGCGTTGCGAAGAAGCGCCTGCTCAACGTTGGTGAAGAAGAACAAGTGAGTCTCGCACCCTACTATGTCGGCGATGCGACGTAGCTCAGTGCGAGCGAAGCTGTTCAGGTTGGTAGCATCGGCGATGACGTTGATGCCGGTCAGGAGGAACTTGTCGATTTCCTTGTAGAAACGCTCGAAGACCTGCTGGTTCTGCTTGGCGTTGTACTCGTCTCCGAATAGCTCCTGACGGATTTCATCGCTGCTTACATGCACGCCACCAAGGACCCTTCTGGCCCATGTGCTCTTGCCGCATCCGGGGACGCCTACGAGGATGAATAGCTTCGCTGCCATGCGGGTAGGATAGCAGCCTAGTGGAGATAGCGGTAGAGGGCGTTACGGTGATCCGTCAGGCGCTCGTGAAGCTCCGTCGTGTCCATAGAGGCCCTTCCCCCTCCTTGGCTGCTCGAAGCCCTTTGTGCGCGCTTCTGGGAGTCCCTACGGGGCTGCTGTGAGCCTGTGCTGGTGCTCACACCCAACCTGCGGACCAGATCATTCACCTCGTTGTACCAGCTTTCAAGCTCCGTGCGCCCGACCTTGATCTGATCGTCGTAAGGATCACGCGGAGCCTCAGATGGGTGAACAACTTGGAGAGGATGCGCCCTTCTCTCTGCCTCTATAGCCTGAGAGAAATGGCTATCAGCCGGAAAGTCACTCATAATCCTCTTGGACTCCCAGGTATCCGGCTACGCGCTGGACTGCCTTGTCGAGTGCAGTGGTGATAGCGGACTGCTGAGGGTTACGTCCTCGCTGGGTCCTGTAGTGTTCGACCAAATCCTCGGCCATGCTCTTGTTGAGCGCTCTTTCCAAAGTGGAGAGAAGCGTCTCCAAGTGAGGTACGAGGACTGGGATCGTCTCTAGGTTGGGGTTAGGGGTATCGCTATCCGGCATGTGTCTCCAATGCAGTGTGTGGCGGCGTGGGGAGGAAGCCCTTGCGGACCAACCATCCGGCCAATCCCGCCCATGTGGGTGAAAGGAAGATGTTCGGGATGTCGGTCAGAGCACGGTTGTACTCGTACATGATCGACAGGCCCTTGCGCTCGCCCTTCGCCTGGTCCCAGTTGGGTGAATGGATGAAGTCAATGAGGGTCTTGGGACGATCATCGATGATGTACTGGCACTCGGCCAGGTACGAGCACTTGTCCTCCATCGTGCATCTCACTTCAACGTGGTCGCCAAGAGGGAAGCCCTCCTGCTGGAGCCACTGACGGGTCGCGTCTGCTGCTTCCTCATTGCGGTTCGAGCAGTACATGAGATCGTAGCCCTCGCTGACCAATGCCTGGAGGGTATCGACTGCGCCCGCAAAGGGCTTCTGACGCAAGATGACCTCCGGGGCATGGCACATGGAGATGACCTCCATCCATGTCTCAAGGCCACAGACATCCGCTGGCGTGCGCCACTCGACCCATGAGATGTACGTGCCACGAAGCAGGCCCCTGTCTCCCGTCGTTTCCGAGAGCTTCAAGAACGCCTCACGAGCCGGAGTCGAGAAGTCGTAGAGGATGCTATCAATGTCGATAGCGAACTTGGCCTTCCCATCGTGGCCCGACGACGGCACGAGCCTGAGCTTTGGAGCAGCCTGCGGCTGAGGAATCGGTTCCGTGATATCGGCCCTGCTAACAAGCTGTAGTGCCTCTCTAGCCATTCTCCAACGCCTCCTTGACCGTAGCGGACAGTTCCGCCAGGCTTCCATCGTTCTGAATCACTGTATCAACTAGCTCCCTTGGCAGAGGGATCTCGGAGCTATGACCATCGCTAGTGAGCCCTGGTCTCACAACCTCCCAGACCCTTCCCCCAAGCTGCTGCACGCGCTCCGCCTCGTTAGGGTAGCGCACGTCCGTCACGACTACAAGGTCCGTGTCGGGGTAGCGTTCCCTCAGTACACGGTCGTTGTCGATGCTTTTACGATGATCCTTCCAGACCTCGTAGGGCTGAGGGAGTACCTGATCGATCCAGAAGGTGTCTCCGAACACGACTCGGGCATTGGCTCCTAGCCACTGGAGGTACTGACGGCCGGTGAAGTGCGTAACTTCCATGCACGCCTGCTCGCCCGGCATCGTGGCAAGCCTCTTGGTGACCTCGAAGTCCCAGGATTCCTTGCACTCGTTCATGAGATCGACAAGTCCCTGTGTGTCGATCTCTGGATCGAATCCGATAGCCAGAGCCGCGATACTCTTGAGCTTGTCGGCGAAGGCCACGCGCAAAGCGCCCCTGTGGTGCTTGGCGATGAAGCCGTAGGTCGTGTCCTTCCCCGACCCCATGAAGCCGTTGATTCCGATGAGTTGCATCTATGCCTCCTGTGCTGGGAGAGCTAGGCGTGTCACCTCACGACCGCTCTTGGCGGTGCGAGTGATCTCCACTAGCCCACAGGGCTCGAAGCGATTGTGCTTACGTCCACATCGTTTGCACCACTTCGGAGCCCTCTTTGGTGTCTCTCGATCCGAGAGCCTTACTGTTGCCATGACTTCACTTCCTGAGTATGAAACGGAGGACCGCACCAAGGCGATCCAACCATTTCTCTGTACGGGTCACTTGACTACGTTGTGGCGATGTTGATGAGAAGGTTGTTGGATAGGGCGATGTCGAGGATTGCCTGTTCAGCCTTGTGCCTGACGGTAGCAGGCACAGTCTCCCCGTGCGGGTCATAGAGGGTCACATGTACAGCGTTCGTCTTGTGTCGATACGTCTGCTGATTGCGACGACGCTTCTTTGGCTTGGTTGATTTGTCTTCCATGTCACCCTCCTATCGGGCGGTGTAGCACTGATCGCGCCAAAGGAGCGATCCATTTACAAAGGTTGCGTTCTCGATTCGGAAGAAGCCATTCGGGTGAAGAGTCACGGTGGAGAATCCCTGCTGCCAATCAGGCAACGGAGTGAAGTTCGGCCACTTGCGACCATCCGAATTCGGCTGTTGGTTGACTCGACACATGCACCCTGCTTCGGCAGCGGTGAGGGTCGTGATTGCACCGTCGATGTCGTGAGTCGTCTTGTAGATGATCGACTGACGATGAGTGTGGCCGACGATGACACTGTACCCCAAGTGCTCCAGGGTTGCCAGCGCCGATACCCCGCTGCCCTGACGGGCGATCCAGCCGTGTCGTACTGCGAGCTTGTTCCCAAGGTTAATCTGTCCAAGGTCGTAAGCTCCTTGCGGGCTAACGTGCTTCACTCCAAGCTCGTCCAAGCGGAGCAAGTGAGGCACAGCAAGGACGGGTACGCCGTCTTCCTCAGCCGTATCAGCCTGCTTGACCCCGTAGAGGGGACGCACACTCGGCTTGTCGAGAAGGATGTTGCGTAGGCGCTCGTCGTGGTTACCTTCAAGCATCTGCCACTCGGTATCCGCAGAGGATGTCACGTAGTCACGGATGACATCGTATCCCGACTGGATGCACTCGTTGACGATGGCGGTGTTCTCGGGGTCAAGACGGTGACGGGAGATATCGGGCAGGTCAATGGTGTCTCCGAGCAAGACGCCCTGGTCGGGCTGGTTCTCAGCGAGCCACGAGCAGAAGGCCGCGTGTAGGGCCTCGTCATGGAAGGGTGCCTGCTGGTCGCCCGTGACGACGATCAACTGCGGCTTGCCCGGATCGCGTGGGGTACGCTTAGGCGCAACCCATCCCTCTGAGCGTGCCGGAAGAACGCTGCACTCAGGCTTCTTGCGCTTGAGTACTAGCTTGGCCTGGTGGTAGGTAACGGTCGTACCTCCCGACTGCGGCCCATCCCACTCGTTAACGGTCGCGCCCTCGATGCTCCACTTCTCCGGGTCAAGGCCACGCTCACGGAGCATGGTGTCCGGGTCATCCATGTGAGGGTAGGGACGTGCTGGTGTAGTAACAACCGCCTCGTCCCCTTCTACCTTCACACCTGCCTTGTCCTTCGTCGGAATCCCTAGACCGTGGCGAGCACGGAAGCGTCGGATCGAGTCGTCAGTTGTGGGAAAATCGAAGGTCTCTTCGACGGCCTTTGCAGTCGAAACGTTGGTTTCACCATTCTCGATCTGCTCCTTGACGAAGGTGAAGATCGGCTCGTTATCTAGCAGGCTTTGATTCTGATTCACTGTCGGTTTCCTCTTCTAGTTCAGGGGCTAGTGGATCTACTATTGAGTAGCGCTTCTTCGACTCTGCCTCGATCTTCACTCGACGCTTGTGAGGTGACTCCACGATGATCTCATTACCGCTTGCATCCTTTGTTAGTTCCTGGTTACCACCAAGAACGAATTCACCATCGTCTGTCTCCTCGTCGGCGACTATAGCAGCTTCACTTGTCTCTGCCTCTACAAGTGCGGAAACTCTTTGCGCAATCTCACCTGCAACCCTCTGAGCGTAGGTGCCTGCGTGCTCCGGCCACTCCGAGTGAAGTCTCTCGATCTCGTCACGGTCAAGCTGATCGATCTCTCCAGCATCACGGTCGGATGAGTTATGGTCGGTCACGTAGTCAGTGAACGGGACACCCAAGTCCGGGTGCTCGCCCATGAACTCCGCAAGCGCTGTTCCCTCCTTGGGAGCAAATCGCTCACGAGATGTGCTCGTGTTGTAGGTAAGTCCTGGTCGTCTCTCGTTCGAGACTTGTGGTACTGTGCCAGCCGGTCCAGGCTGCATACCTGTGATTGGGGGCGGTCCTCCGCCTGGAGGCACCGTACCGGGTCCTCCGCCCAATCCAGGGGGTGCGCCAGGCATAACGATAGGTGAGCCCCCAGGACCGCCTCCTGGGCCTCCAGGGGGTCCTCCTGGGGCTGCTCCCCCTCCGCCTGGGGGCGGTGCTCCGCCCATGCCGCCTCCGCCTTCCATAGCGCCCTGTGGGGCACCTCCACCGGCTCCTGCGCCGTGGACAAGGACGGACTCGCACTCTGCCTTCAAGTCGAGCGGCACCGGAAGACCCTGCACCGTGAGTGCAATGTAGGTCTCCATCTTGGCTCGCTGCTGTGCGATGGTCTTGGTCTTAAGCTCCTGGTTGTAGTCTTCGATGACATCCTTCATCTTCCAGTCGATGCCGACCATGAGCTTGTCGTCAGGAATCGGGACTCCGAGTCCGCGTAGTGACTGGAGGAACTGACGCTCTGTGGCCTCGTCACGAAGATCGAATGTGGCAAACTTGAGATCGGGTACAAGCAGCTTCGGAACCTCCTTGATCTGCTTATTGCCTTCCTCATCGAACACAACGATGCGCTCGAAGACCGGGATGCGCGTCTGACCCTTGCGCTCGTATTCCTGGTGGCCCTGTGCCTCGGCCACGATAAGAGCACGTTCCTTAAAGTGCAACTTGAGCATCTTCTGGAACGTGCGAAGGATCTGGTTCATGAACTCGGCTTGTAGCGCCGAGCTAGCATAGGGCTGTGAGTTGGTGCCTGCCGAGAGCAGAGAGGGGTTAACGCCAAACACCTGCATGAGACGACGTTCGATGCGGTCGAAATCGTCTCCCAGTCGAGGCATCTGCTCGCGCCCGAATACGGAGGTAAGGTCAAGGCCGAAGTGGTGAACCATGACGCGGAAGTCACTCGACAGAGCGATGTCCAAATCGTCACGTACGGACTCAAGCTCGTCAGGTCCGGGAAGCCACGGCGGGAGCCCGTCTCCCATGTCCATGATGCCGAGCTTGGCGAGCAAGAAGGGGCTGTACAGACGCTCGGCAATGGCGTCCTGGGATGCTAGTAGCTTCTCCTCGTGGAGAAGCGTGCGGAGACCGCGAAGGAGAATCGGCGTGCCGTGGTCGTCCCAGTGATTGAGCTTGTTGCCGACCTGTCGGAACATGACTGGCGAGATCGGGATGTGCTCGCCCTTGAGAAGGTACGGGATCAACTCCTCGTAGTTCTCTTGCAGCATGTACCACTCACGAGCAGGGCTCTTAGTCTGAGCGATGCGGCGGAGATAGTCGGGCGGGACGATCTTCAACTGCTGCGTGTTGAGCAGCGGAAAGTTGTTGATTACAACGTCCTCGGGGTTGATAAGCTCCTCGTGCTCCCAGACACCCAAATCCTCGTCAAAGGAGCCGAGTGGGAAAGCCTCACCACAAAGCCAGAACTCGCGCCCAAGGGCAACGAGGAAGTCTTCGTAGTTGAGGTTGTCGAGGAAGATGTTCTCGTAGATCTCCTTGAGCTTCGGGTCCTTGCACTCAAGTTCCATCCCGACGAGGGGGAAGCGGGTAAAGATGTCGATGAGGATTGGGACAAGGTAGTGGGTCGCGTAGTAGAGACGCATCCACTTATGGAGCTTGTGGCGATGTCCCTCGTCCGCGACGTTCCAGGGGATACCTGCTAGGTCCCAGTACTCAAGCGGGTCGTAGAAGCGAGGGATGGCATTGTAGACATCGCCGCCCATCGGTGACGACGGAGCCAAGGACGACTGACGCTGCATCTTCTTGTAGGCGATGCGCTTGCTTCCCATCGCCTGAGTGAGAGCGTTGTTCTCACCCATGATGCGCTGCACCTCAGGAGAGTCGTAGTTAGCCTCCGTGATCGGACGGCCAAGGCGCATAGACATGTTGCGCAGATCCGTACCTGCGGCTTCGTGCATGTCGCGTGATGCCTTGACGGCACCCTCGTACGTGCTTGACGCACGGGCTGGATGGCGCGTGTAAACTAGACCGTTGCGGCGTAGCCTTGCGAGATCTGCGTCTAGTCGTGAGCTTGAGCTAGCCATCACTACTTACTGACTGGGTTGAAGCGGCTTTGTTGTCCTTTTCATCGCCCTCAAGGCGGGCTAGCATGGCCTCCACGACATCCTGTGGAATATCCTCACCTTCGGCAACGAAGGGAATGATCTCAGGGAAGTTTTCCTTGAGGTAGTTGTACTCGTTTGCGGGTGAACGAGTAAGGACGACGTTCGCAATGTGATTGGGCGGTCGTACACGCCCGTTGCGGATGTCGTCTGGATGGATCAGATCGGTAACTCTGCTCATCTACTCTCCTTGATTGCTCCCAGCTAGGAGCCATACCTAACTTACTGTAACACGATCAATGACCGATGCTGGAACAAATCCGGCAATACCGTCATTGAGAAGCGGACGAAGCGGGTTAATGTCTACGTCGTCGGCCTTAGCGAAAGCCTGTGTGGTAACAGGATCGGCCAGTCCATCGGTGCCCGTCCACGTCTTAGTGCCGGGTGCCTGCTCCTGGTTGTTGCCTGCGAAACCAGAGTCATCGAGGTTGATGCCTGCCTCTGGCAGGTCCACGCGCTCAGTTGTCTTCTCCCCGATCTCCTCAAGCGGATCATCGTTAACCGCCTTGATAGGCTGGATGGGGTCCTTCTCCTTGGTAGGATGTTCGTCGCTCGGGACCTCGATCTTCTTAACGTTCTTGGGCGTCCAGAGCGCCTTGTCCATCTTAGGCTCAGGACCACCAAGGCCAGTATTCCCGCTACCGTTATCAGCTACCTTTGCCTCTTTGCCGGGAGGGGTGTGCATGTCCGGGTTTATCAACTGGAAGATGCCATTTGGACCGATCTTGGCCCTTCCTTCCTGAATCAACTGGCGCTCATGCGCGGTAAGATTATCCTCACCGCTGCCACTAGCTGGCTCAACAAGCGCTGACTTCTTGCCCTTTCCAAGGCCCTTGACGTTCTCGGCAAACTGAGCACGCTCACGAACCTTAGGGTCGTCACTGTGCTCGGCCTCCTCTAGCTTCTCCTCGGGAATCTTCTCTCCCTCAGGAACGCCTAGATCCTTGTGAAGCTCGCCCGGCTTCTTGACGGCTTTCTGTATCCACTTCTTGTCACCGGCAATGACAGCCGTGTGGCTGCTAACGGCGTCTAGGGTGCTAGGTCCCCAGTCGTTGACGTGGCCCTGACCCTTGCAGCGGGGGCACTTCTTCCCGCCATTGGTCTTGCCGTCGCCTCCGCACTCGGGGCATGGAACGCTCTTGTTGGAGTCGTCGCTTTGGTCAGACGGGTTGTAGTCCTTAGAGGCACGCTGCCCGTTTGTGAGGTGAGCGGTGCCGCAGTTAGGGCACTCACCGTTTCCCTGCCCGTGGAAGCCTCTTACGGTCGTTCCGCACTGCTGGCACGGAAAGCTCTCCTGGGAAGGAGCGGCATCAGCCACCTTGGACTCGACCCCGCTTTCTCCGCTGCTTTCAGGCGTTGCGGCGTTGACGAAACGGTCACGATCAAAGCGCTCGTTGGTGTCGGCTAGATGATCGGCAAAGTGCCCCGCAACCTCGGCGTGGTTATTGATGGGGGCACTCTTGATGGCACCGGCAAGCAGGTTGTAGTCCTTGCGGGTGAGTGCCATCTTGATGAGTCCTGCGTGACGCTGCCAATCCTGGACGGAGGCAGCAACAGCGATAGGCACCTCGATGTCGGGTGCGCCATCCACTGGTGAGGGGAACTCAACAACGTTGCTATCAGAGCCCTCTCCGGCGTCTCCAATAGGCTCCGTGGACTCGGAAGGGGTGATGTCCTCGGTTGGCGTATCAACGCCCTCAGGGACCGGGTTATCGGGCTGTGCCTGTAGACGCTCAGCCTTCTGGTCATCAAGAGCCTTCTGGCGGTCATCCCAGAATGACTGAGTGACCATCTCGCGCTTGAAGTTGCACTTGCCCTCCCAGTCACCCTGGCAGTGGTTGCCGCCCCATGCGTGTGACTGCATGACATCGTAACCGGCCTTCGGGTCTCCGGCGCTAAGCGAGATGTCCACGACCTCCGAGTGGTACGGGCACATCTTGGGCTTGCGGGCCTCGTGTACCACGGAAGCGGTACGAGTTTGTACCGCTGGGCGGTAATGAGCCTTGAGGGATGCGTAGATGGCCTCGGCGTTGCCGTGGCCGACCTCCTCACACGCTACAGCAATGATCCCCTTGAAGTCATCCTCGACGTAGGAGAGACGAGCGTCGAACTCGTCTGCGGTCTTGGATGAGCCAAGGAAGCTGCCTAGACGCTCGTTGATGCGTGATTCTGAAAGGACGAGGGCTCTGCGGGATGCAAGACGAGCCTGTGAGTCGTCTGATGCAAGAACCTCGAATACTCCACCAAAGTCGCTCATGCTCTACCTTCCCATGAAGAGGACATCATCGGGGATGCCAGATAGGTCATCCTCCTGCACCGATGCCTCCTTCCTCGCTGTCTCTTGACGGGACGCTAGCTCCGCTCTGCGGGCCTGCTCCACGGCGGCGACGTAGAGATCACGGTAGGACTCAACATTCTCACCTGTGAAGGAAGCTGTCTTGGCAATGACGTGTGAGTGAGCAAGCTCGCTGACGACGCCCTGCGAGGCAAGTGTGCCTGTTTCGAGACTGGCGACGAACTGACCCGGCTCCTCACGAAGCATCTTGTCGTAGTCGATGCCTGCGCTCTCATCGATCATGGCCTGGACCGTATGGTCAAGCCAGCTATCGCCCTTGGCACGTCCAAGTTCTGCCTGCTCAACAGCCGAGTGGACCGGAGGTGTGTAGCCAAGGTTCTCGGCGTCAACCTGCTCCAAGTAAGCAAGTGCGTCGTTAACCTCACCCTTCTCGTGCTCAGCCTGTAGAGCGATCTTCGAGAGAGCTTGCTCATCCGTGTAGGAGGCTCCGACTCTGAGATGATTTGAGACCTCTGAGATGATGGAGTCGAGCGAAGCGACGCGAGAGGTAAGGGCAGCCTTGTCGCGCCCGAAGTCTGCATCAAGCTCCTGCTGTAGCGCCTCGATTGGGTTGGACGGTGCGTCGGCGGCCTCAGTTGTGTACTGGATCTGGTCGTCGTTGCCGCCATGTGCCTGGAACTTGGCGATGCGTCCGTTCTCGAAGCGAACCGTGATCTCCTTCTCTCCCCACATACCCTCAGTGCGCCCAAGGATCTCGCCCTTGAGCCCGTTCGGGGTAACGATGTGAGTAGCAGCCTTCTGGCGGCTCTCCTTCTCCTGATCTGCGCGGGTTGTCTTGAGTCCATCAAGATACTCAACGGCGGACTTCTCCACCTTGTTGAAGTCCTTCCCGCTTGCGATCACTCGATCCTCAAGGATGGCATAGACCATGCCCTCCTTGCGGACGAATGTGGGAACTAGATCGGTCATCACCTGTTACTTCCAAGTTTGAGCAGCGAATAAAGGTAGGTAGGTGCGACTACCATCTGGCCCTGTTGCGGCCCATTCGGTTGCGCCCTCCGCCCACGACCCCACGAGATGGGTTCTGGTACTCTCGTGCCTCCTTCTTCGAGCGCGACGAATAGTAGTCGGAGATGCCTACAGGTCCGGGTCCTCCAGGCGGCCCATTGCCTCCACCGATGCGGTATCCGCCCGGTGATCCACCTAGCAGAGCACCTTGCGACAAGCGATCCCTCATGCGGTTCACCATCAGGTTCCCGATGAGTGAATGGGTGATCTCGGATACGCAGTCCGCCATATCCTTGGTCTGGACGGGGCCGATCTCCTGCCTATCGACGCGAGGGAACTTGCCGCTCGTGCTGTTCTGCTGCAAGAACTTCAACTCCTGAGCGCACCAATGAGCATCCTCTGTGTCGTATGGGCCATGGACCAATCCCTGGTACAAGGCGGTCTTGAAGACCTCCCAACGCTTCCAGTTCAGTTCATTGGTGGCGAACTTTTCGTAAACGCGCGTGGCTATGTTGCGAGCCTGCAAACGCTCTTGGAGTAGCTGAATAGGCTCGGCCGACTGGTGCTGATCGAAGGTGATCTCAAACGGTCTAAAAAGATCTGCGTAGAAGAAGATTTCATCCAGGATCGGGTCCCATCGGATGACGCCTCCGGGGAAATCTTTGGGATTCCAGCGCTTGATGATGTCGAACACGACATGCTCCTCAACCCCTCCATCCCAACGGTCGAACATCTCCGTGTGTCCAATAGCAAACCCGAAGCCAGCCGTTGTGCTCGATGGATCGACGTGGAACTTGTAGCGGTAGGTGTTGAGAGCGCCCTGTCCCCAGTTGGTCGGTAGCGGGTTGTAGTGGAGCTTGGGGATCGTATCGCCTGGTGTCTCGTAGACCCATTCGTGCGGCGTACCCATGAACATACGATCCACCATCGTTGGGTTGAGGAAGGCGTCCGTTACCTCAGCGAACTTGCCCCTACGCTCGACCTTGTAAGTCTCGGGGTTGTCGGCCTCCTTGGAGCGGGCCTGACGGATGGCCTTCTGGTCTTGCTCACTCCAGACGTACTCGCCACTCTCGGTCTTGGCGTCAGGGTCCCAGTCCGGGGAGACGGTGATGGCTCGCTTGAAGCCGTGTTTGCTCGACTGGTAGCCCTCGAATAGAGCCCATGAGGGGTACTGGAAAGTCATGGTTCGAGGGTTGCCATTAGCGGCTACCTCGCCTTCCTCCGGGTCAACCTCTTCGTCAATCGGACGGCTCGGGTCGAAGGGAATGAGGGATGCCTGGTAGCGCTCATAGAACATCCCGACCTTGGTGTACGGTGACGAGTTGCAGAACATGATGCCGTCAAGGCCGAACTGGTCAAGCGACGGGTCGGAAGCGTTGTACACCTGATCGGCGGCAGCCTTCGACTCACCGGGGATCATGTGCGCCATCTCGTCAATGCAGATAGCCATGGTGGCTGATCCACGAAGCGTTCCGGCGTTAGCGGCGAGTGCCTTGCCCCTGAGGCGAGCGATATCCTTCTGGATGCGGTTGCCTCGGGCCTTGGCTTGAGAGATCTTGCGAAGGTCGGTACTCGTGGCGACTCGAATCTCGGTCTCCAACGACTTCACAAGGTAGGGCTCCATGGCCCTACACGTCTCAATCGTGCTCGAAAGGTCGGCGTACTGGAACTCCTTGGCCTGCTGCTCCGAGCCAGCCACGCATGAGAAGTAGATATCCTTCTCGGGGTCGATACCGTAGTGCTCGCCTGGGTCTTGTAGCTGCAAGCAGTCCCACATGACCTTAGCCATGGCGAGTCCAGTGACGAATCCCTTGGAGCTACGACGGCCTCCCACAAGATCAACCTCGCGGAAGTGCGAGTACCCGTTTTCGCGTAGGTACTGCATACGCTCACGGATGTTGGGTGAAATGGTGATCTCAGTACCGTTACGGCCTCCGGCGATCCAGTAGTCCAGAACGTCCTCCTCCGCCCCTGTCAACTCCTCCAAGAAGATGATCTTGAGAAGGGTTGCCTGACGGGGGTAGAGACGCTTGTTGCAGTAGTCCGAAGACTCGGCAAACTCCACTATGCCAACCTTGGTCGGCGCTAGTGTCTGTTCTACCTGATCGAGGAGGTTGAGGCTCATCTACTCGATGACTTCTAGCTCGTCCTCGAACCAGCCATAGGGGCGATAGCCCGTCTCCTCGTCTCGCTTGTTCAAGTACTCTCGCCACTCGGGGTCAGAGGTATCCCAGACGATCTCCAGGATGCCAGGAGGAGCCTCTACGTCCGTCTCAGGCCACAATCCGGCAATGACGCCCTCTAGGTTATGGAGACAAGCGACATAGACGATCCAGAGGACTTTCGTATCCACATCCTGGTCGTCATCGGCTATCTTTTCGATCTCCTTGAGAATCGCCTTATTCGTGAGCTTGACTCGTGTCCCGAACTGCATTATGCGTCCTTCTGTCCAAGGAAGTCTTCGCCAAGCTGCGCCGCCTTGGTAACCTCCCAGGTCTTCTTCTCGTGGTCGAATCCGTACTTGTTCATAGAGTGTCCTGGTAGCACACCGATGAACTCGATCTCGGGAGGTTCACCCAGGAGCAGAGGTGTGGTATCGACCGTGGCGAGCACGTTAACCTGCTCAGCGAGGCTCGTCTTGATCTCGTCCTCGAACTCGTCCAAGAACTTGTGAATCTCTTTTTCGCTGGGATTGTCGTTGTGGGTGAAGCGGGCAACGAAGCGCCCTTCCCACTTGGTCTTAATCGGGACGATGATGCGGAGACACTTCTGGATCTCTTCGTCCGTAAGGTCTTGGGTGAGGTTGTCAGAAAACTGCTTCTGCGTCTTGACTACCCCGGAATCGACCTCCATGTCAGGTGACGTGATGGTCGGCATGGGCTGATTACTCATCTTGGGCTCCTGTGGTAGGACTTATCTCTCTTTAACGCGAAGAGGTCCCACAAAAAATGGGACCTCTCCACTCTACCTGGTTGGTGTGACTATGGACGTGGGCGCAAGTCCGCAACGAGAACTGCGGCCGTAGCGCTTTTAGCGACGAGGTATGCGGCGACTGGAATGTCACCTGCCGGGACAGCCGGAGGTGCTGACTGACCAACTGGAGCAGGAGTACCGCTCGTGTGGCCCTGTGCTCCGGTTGCAGCGTTGACCCAGACGAGATCCGTTCGATCTTCGGTGGACGAAGCGGCCGAAAGCGTGGTGTTTCCACCGGCAATCGGGATGAAGACGCCCGTGCTGCGCACCTTCAACTCACCTGCGGCTACGGCAATGACCAAGTTGGTCGGCGTTGTCGTAGCACCGCTGTTGACAACGGTGTCGCTGTTGGAGTTGGAGAGACCACCTACGGTGTAGTACGAACCGATAGCCGAGTGAGCAGAGAGATCCTTACGAGCGCTCTGGTTGGTCTCAGCGGCGTAGTAGGTGTTGTTGGTCGTCGGAGGTGATCCGCCACCCAAGAAGGTGGGGTTTTTGATCGAGTTGACGCCTGTGTCCGTGTAGAAGTGGTTCGTGACACCGGAGGCGATCCTTTTGAGAACGCCTTCTTCTGTTCCACGGTAGACGTTGTAGGAGGTAGCCGTAGCCGTGAAGTTGCCTGACTGCTCCGTGACCGGAATCCAGTTGAGCGAGTTGGCGCTTGTGAGATCGGCTCCAGTCGTGACGTTGACGACGGCGGAGATCGGGGTCTCGCCTCCGTAAGCGTCACAAACCGTAACGGCGTAGAAGTACTGGGTTGATTCGGCAAGTCCCGTACCACCTGTGGTGGCGGTCGTTGCGTGAAGCCCTAGAGCGACGGGTAGCTGACCAAGGTCAACGTAGGTCGTAGCGTTGTTGGTGACCTGCTGGTTACCAATACGAAGACGCTGAGAGCGGTTGAAGGCTCTGATGGGTAGAAATGGAGGCATCTATGTTTCCTTATGGTTGGTTAACGCGCAGCCTTCGCTTGTCCGGCTGCTTCAATGTCACCTATTCCCTGACGGGTTAGGTCACATTTAGTGCTATCGGACCCTCATGATGTAAAGGAGCGAGACGTACTGGGGTCGCATGTCCACGGGGCCTAGCTGAGTGTCCGTGTTGCTCCCGTTGGATGAGGTGGCGAATTCGGCCGATGCACCCGTGGCTCCGCCGTGTGAGTGAAGCCCTGTGAACTGGAGCGGGGATGGTTCCTGAATGACCGATTCGTGCGTACGATCAAGGTGGATGCCGGGGTTGAACAAGGCATCTCGCACTTCGGCTTCGGAGATCGGGGCACGGACAAGCTGCTGGACAAGCTGGTGGTAGTTGTTGTCTTCGCCAAGAAAGCCGTGCGTGTGGTTGCCGTCTGCTGCGATCCCGTGCAGGTGGGGCGGAACGGAGTGAGCGTGAGGGTTAACGCCGTGGGAGTGAGCGAAGTTGCGTTCGTTGGCTCCCCCTGCCTGCCCGATGCCAGGTGCCACGATGCCGTTGATGTCGGCCCCGATGGCGAAGGAGTCTCGCATGTCCGGGATGTTGCCGGTCGTGTACCCCAGGCTGTTGGTGATCGATGACCACGCACGTCCATCGCAGATCTCCCAGCCACCGCCCGGAAGGTTCGTCATCCCAGACTTGCGATACCAGAGAACGACTGTGCCGAGCGGCAGGACTGTCGGGTCGAGCTTTTCGTACGTGACCTGCTGATTGGCGATGTTTTCCGTGTAGACAGCCGGGTCGGCGAGGATTTCTCTCGTGACGCTGTGAGGGAACAACTGAGCCGTTCCCACTGAGGGCGTAGCGAGGAGAGGCTGAGTGATGTTGAGAAGCTGAATGTGCTCTGTCAGCACGTTCAGAGGTTCGATAGCTGGTGACGTGATGCGCAGACCACGGCCAGGGGTGTGGTCGTGGTTATCGATGGCGACCCAGTTGTTGGCAAGCTGGGAGTGGTCGAAGTCGTCGCCTCCAAGATCCCATGCCTCTAGTCCTATGTTGGGAGTGAGGATAGGCATTAGCCGAGCCCGATCAACTCACCGGCAAAGTAGCACTGCGCACCCGTCAGAGCCGTGGTAGCTGTACTGAGGGCGAAGATTTCGAAGAAGTCGGTTGTGCCGTTGGTGTGGACGATTCCCGTGACTTGGGCTGAGCCCACGGCTCCAGCCGTGCTCCCATAGGCCCCGTAGAGGTACGGGGAGCCATTCTTGTAGATGATGGCTCGCAGGACATTGGTGGAAGTCGTGAAGATCGTAGAGGACAGCCTGTAGTAGCCCTGTGTGAGCGGTGTGTAGCGCCCGACGTTCGTGACGACATCAAACCAGCTAGACACATCGTAGGTCTTGGAGGTGAAGGCCACCTTGGCTTCGACGTTGGCCGTAAGCGCCGTGGTGGAGGTGGTGGCAAGGAAGGTCCCGGCTGCTAGGCCGAGAGAGGCAGAAGCCATCTGCGGAAGCGTGATCGAGGCATTGGCGATGCTCTCGGTTGTGAGCAGTACTCCTCGACCGGGCGTGTGATCGTGATTGTCGATCTTGGCCCAGTTGTCAGTTAGCTGATCGTGGTCATAATCATCGAGCAACTGATTCCAGGCTCGCAGACCCATGAATGAGGTAGTCATTGCCATGTCGCTGATTACCTTCAAGCACTGCTCTGAAAAGCAAAGGGGAGCCCGAAGGCTCCCCGTTTAAACGCTTGTTGGTCGAGCCTAGACGCTAGGCGTCTGGTTCGGTGTGCCGCTCTTGGCAAGACCACGCGAGAGGACGTAGGAAGCGACTCCGCCGATACCGGCGACGAGCTTGCCCCAGGTGCCCGGAAGATGCAAGGCTCCTGTCTGTGTTGCGGCCTCCCATACGATCAAGACCCAGAACTCGGTTGTCTTGTAGCCAGCCTTGGCCTCCTGTAGGAGGGTTGGGGCAAGCGGAGCAAGCTCCGAGTAAAGGGACTCACCGGCTGATACGACGCCAGCGACGTTCTTGGTCTCAACGTCCTTGACGACCGCAGGAACCTCCTGCGCAACGTCTGTGACGGCGGTCTGAATAGCCGGATCTGCGGCTGTTGGTGCTACTGCTCCTGGTTCTGCCATGTGTTCTCCTTGAAGGTTGGATTGCGTCTCCACGCCACCTATTTAGCGACCGAGACGCAAGCGAAGATAGGTAGCCGGATTGACCTGCGAGACATCGCAGCGTCCGACACCCATGCACGAGTGCGGCTTCGGCCCGTGTTCACCATCCGTGAACTGCCAGGCCCACGAGTTGCCCCACCATCCGCCCTGAGGATGGGTCTCGTAGTCGGCGACCCAGATCTTCTTCGAGATCGGCCTGAGCCCTGCGCCGTACTGACGTAGGTAGGCAGCGTAGCTGTACAGGATCGACTTGTGGCCGTGACGGAATAGCTGCGTGTCGAACCACTTGCGGTAGTTCACCGGGTTGGTGAGCGTGTAGCCCTGACCGGGGTTGTCCTGAGCCGTGACCTCAAGGTCGAGGACAAGCGAATCTCTCTTGCCGAAGTAGTTCCTCGTGGTGGAAAGGAAGTGGTTGGCCTCGGCGATGGGGTCGTTGGTCGTGGCGAAGTGGTAATGGAGGACGACGAGCCCGTGGTTGTGGGCGTCGAGGACCCACCTCTTGTAGTCGGGGTTAACGTAGCCTGTTCCCTGCGTAGCCTTGATCGCTACGAGGAGATGACCACCGCGACGGTAGTCCTCAGCGTCGAAGAACGAGTTATTCGAGGAGATGTCTGCGAAATAGCGATTTGATGCCATCACTTATTCCGCGCCAGGACTCAAAGAAAACTAAGATGAGAGTCCTGTGTCGAGGATATCGCGCCCGGTTGTTAGTCGCTCCCGTGGGACTCGAACCCACACCTAGACGGATTATGACTCCGTTTGGCTGCCATCGCCTGAGAGCGTGGCTTTCACCTACCGCTTGCACGGATGATCGGCTACTCGTGTAACTCGACGCCCATGTACTCCCTAATCCGGGGTGCGGCACATGGCAAGGACGACGAGAGTTAGCTCAGCGTCCGGGCTGATGTGCCCGGTCTGTATAGCCTAAGCGGTCCCAAGGGGAATCGAACCCCTACCTCCAGCGTGACAGGCTAGCGTGATGGCCGTTTCACTATGGAACCGGGTACTATGAGCGCCGTGTTCATGGTCGTTTACACCCGAGACACATTCCGGTATTGGTGACGGCCGTCTATTCCCGCACGGATGGCGCGTCTGGGGCTCACAGAGAGCGGATAGCCGGAATCGAACCGGCATCAAGAGCTTGGAAGGCACTTGTCATACCATTAGACCATACCCGCATAGAGCACACGGCAGGGGTCGGACCTGCACTACCCGCCTCATGGCGGGCGTCCTACTTAGACTACGTGCGCAGTGGAGGATACGGGAGTCGAACCCGTAACTCTGCCTTGCAAGGGCAGCGTGTTCCCATTAGCACTAATCCCCCATGATTAGTGACGTGGCAGCGTCGCTCGCAACTTGATGATCCTCAATCTCGTTCTCAGACTCGGCGGATGCGGAGGCTGATGGAAGTTGAGGTGGTGGAACTCGGAGCCGCTGTTGTACGGCTGAAAGAGTACCCATCCATGGCTGCGTGCTGCGGACTTCCAGTGATTGACCTGATCGTCATTCACGTCGAAGCCCTGCTGCCACCAATCGAGCTTGCGACCTACCGGACCCGCGTAAGCGACTCCATCGGAGCGAAGCTCGTGAGTGCTTCGGCCAGGAGGGTTAGCGGGAAGGTATCCCGGCAACCTGTGAATCCAACCGTTGTAGAGTTGGGCCTGACTCTGGTGTCCGTGTGCTCGAAGGATCGACTCGGCATCAGCACCACGATAGATACTGTTGACGACACCGTTGATCTCCTCAGAGACCATGGCGATGTACGGGGCCAGTGTAGGGTTACACGGGCATCCTTGGATCACACGAAAGTCACTCATCACCTCTTAAGTCGAGGGATGGAGCGAGAAGCCTACTCTGGGAATCGAACCCAGTTATCTGGTTTACAAGACCAGTGCATCACCATTTATGCTTAGCAGGCATACTGTAGCTGTAGCCGGGATTCTGTCTAGGACGACCATCTTTCTCACGCTCGCGCGTGGCGTATAGGGTGTTATCCCCACGCTGCTCCCAACCCGCTATGACCATAGGCAGAGCCCTTAGGTTTCGCTGCTTGAGATTGCATCCTCACCAACCGTGCTCGGTTCAAGCGCCAAGGGCTCCCGCCACACGTCAGTTGTCTATGCCTCCTGGTTACGGAAGCGACCCAGTTTCCCAGGCCAGGATGTCCCGAACTTCCTCTATCCCCAGTCTAGGGACAGCGGCCGTCTACTACATGCACTTGGGAGGTTTCGACTCTCCGACACCTGGGGTTTCAAGCCAGTGCTCTTACCATCTGAGCTACAAGTGCGTGATTAGTACGTGCGGACGTGCGCCGCAAGTATAGGGTTTATGAGTCCCCAACCGTACTGTACCGTACTAACTTGCTGCTGCGTGCTCACTCCTGACTGCGCTCACCATCGCCTGCGGCGAAGAGGGGTAGAGGGGAGTCGAACCCCCGTCTGCAACATGGCAAGCTGCTGTAATCGCCGTTATACGACTACCCCAAGGGTCCCACGGGCGAACATCGCAGTGCTGGTAGCGCACCGTGGGCCTTCTGACCTACTCCCGCCTTTTCAGGTCAGCGGCAGGAGCCTAAAGACAAGGAACGAAGAGATGGGACCTACCCTTTGGCCCTCTGGTGCGTTGACTGAATAGCCCAGATGTAAGCCGGTAGCGAACCTTACCCCGCAACTCCCTCACAGTCCATCTTGGTTGTCGCGGACTTCTCTCGTCCCTCTGGGAAGGAGCTACCTTCCTAGCGCCCACACCGGGAGTCGAACCCGGATTGTGCCAGTTTCGAAGACTGGTGCCATGTCCGTTAGGCGATATGGGCAAGAACTACAATAGCAGATGCGAGCCGGGTTTGGATTCCGGCAACTCTTCCCTTGTCGGGCTGCCTCTCACTTGGGCCACCGCATCTAGTCTCCTCGGGAGGACTCGAACCTCCGATCTCCGCCTTCGCAGGGCAGCGTCTTATCCACTGGACCACGAGGAGTAGCTGAGTGAGTATTTTCGCCCTCACTCACGGCGTAAGGCTATGGACCTTCAATTTCTCCATGTGTCACTGACTCGAAACCTCCTCGCCTAAAGTCTCGGACAAGCTGGTACTCGTAGCTCGCAGTACTTCCGCCGCCGATCAACTCGTAGATCGTTGGACGCTCGTCCTTTAGCTCTTGGAGTAGGATGCGTGCTAGCTCCTTCTCCTCAGCCGTTAGGTACGGAACGATGCTCTTGTCAATATCACTTTCCCTGTAGTGAAGATCGCGGTGGCGACCGACACACACGGGGATGGTACACCTCGCCTTCGCGGCGTAGGTCTGGTAGCTATCAAGCTCTCGCATGAGCCACCTTGGCACGAAATGGTGACGAGTGATCTTACCCTCGCACTCCCATCCGTACAAGCTGCATATCCGGCAGATCGGTTCGACCTGGGAGCGTTCGAGGCGTTCTTGCCTGCGCTCCAGGACTCTCTCCGGGATGAGGTTAGTGACGGCATGTAGCCGAAACAACACCTGCCTTTGCGACAGGCCCTCGTCAAGTAGGTCGTCAAGATCAAGACCCTCTGCATCGGCCAAGATCTCAAGTTGCTCGACTGTGGCGGAGGAAGAACGGTAGTCAAACCAGTGGGTTTGTCCGGTCTCCTGATCCCTCCATGGTCTAGCGCGACTCATGGCGGTAGGATACCACATCTGAGCAAGTACCGCCAACGGGATTTGAACCCGTGTTTCGGCCGTGAGAGGGCCGCGTCCTGAACCAGGCTAGACGATGGCGACAAGCGTTAGGGCTGCTTTACCAGTTAGCATACACGAGCACTTGGCCTCGCTCTATCTAGAATCGAGCGCACCTGCTGTACACACAGGTAACGGCGTTGTGTCCATGACGGGACTCGAACCCGCAATGTCCTCGCGGACCACCCATGGGCGTGACAGGAATCGAACCTGCGTGTACTCTGGTTAAGAGCCAGTTCCAAAGCCAACATTTGGTACACACCCGTATGCTGCAAGTACTCCCCCGAGGATTTGAACCCCGACCTGACTGCTTATAAGACCAGTTGTGCTAACCGTTACACCAGAGGAGCAAAGTTAGTGAATATGTGGCCCGATGATCGCAGCTATACCCACAAGAATCAGGACTATGCTAACGACCAATGTGCGTGTATCGAGACCGCCCGTGTGGCGTTCCTCCTGGATGCGGTCTGCCAGATCTTGCAGTTCCTTCTTGGTGGCACGTTCGCCTTGTTCTCGCTCGATCTGACTGCGTAGCTCGTTAGCCTTCTCGTCCTTGTACGTCTGGATCTCACGAGCCAGCCTGAGTGCATCCTTGTCCGCTACCTCCTTGATCTGGAGGGCTCGTTGGTCGGCAACACGTAGAGCCTCGAAGTACTCTCTGAGTGGGACCGTATTGCCTTTGCGGAACATCATCCATTACGGATGAGGAGCACGAAGAAAAGGGTGAGCGACGAGACTCGAACTCGCCTACGCCGGAATCACAACCCGGACCCTCGACCACTTCGGGATCGCTCACAGGGCGAGGTATGGGAATCGAACCCATCTTGCCAGGTTCACAACCTGGAGTATTGACCGATATACGAACCACGCCATGGTTCACTACATTCGTGGCCCCAGGCGCATACTCACTGCCGTCGCAGTATCGAGCAGAGGCGGATCTGGGGCGAAGTGCCCTTGGAGGGAGTCGAACCCTCAAGTGCGAGACCTTGTTGAGAGGAAGCTCGCGTGGCCGGGTTTAAGCCGGATGCGTATGCCGATTCCGCCACAAGGGCAAAGCTGGGGAAGTAGGAATCGAACCCACGGCCTCCTGATTCAAAGTCAGGCGAACATACCAGCATATTCTATTCCCCAATGAGTGCGCCTGACGGGACTTGAACCCGCATCCGCTGGGGTGAAAACCCAGTGCTGTGGCCGGTTTTTGAGGCCGACTCTACCATTCAGCTACAGACGCATGTAAGTCGGGACTCTCACCCGAAAGCGGTAGCGCTCACCCGTACGGCCGCCATCTGACGGACCTCCGGTCACCCAACGGTGACGCTGTATTAGCTCCGGGACAAGGGCTCGAACCTCGATTTGCGGATTCAGAGTCCGCCGTACTGCCGATTGTACGATCCCGGAAAGAAGCTGCTCGTCCAGGGGTCGAACCTGGATACTCTCGGTTCAGAGCCGAGCGGGTCTGCCAATTCCCCTAACGAGCAATGTACACATCATTGGAGGAAAACGTACACATGAAGTGGGTACATGTGCATGTTTTCATCCGTATAGCGGAGGAGGGATTCGAACCCCCGACCTCTTGGTTATGGGCCAAGCGAGCTTCCAGACTGCTCCACTCCGCGTCGTAATCGCCGTCGCTTCCTCCACCATCCCGTTACGGCACAGTGAGATTTTACCTCACCTCATACGGGAATCCACGGGCCGGTCAGAGATCGTGATGGCTGCGCGCGACAACCTGAACCTCCGACCTGTATCTACCTCCAAGGAGGTTGATTAGTAGTAGCCCGACAGGGACTCGAACCCTGTTTTGTTGCCTGAGAAACAACGGTCCTACCCATGGACGACCGGGCCATGCAGTAGGAACACTGGGAATCGAACCCAGAATAACTCCGTATCAGAGAGTCGTGATTACCATTTCACCATGTTCCTATGAGTGGGTTGGGAGGGAATCGAACCCTCAACCTTGGGCTTAAGAGGCCCCTGCTCTGCCAGTTGAGCTACCAACCCCTACTTGCTCTTGTGCGGTACAGCGTATTCTTCCGCCAACTCCGCTGGAGTGATGCTAGCAGGGTTGACCTTGAAGATCTTCGGGCCACGCACCAACGCCTGGGCCACAAGGCCACTGCAAATCTCACTGCCATCTGAGCCGAACCAAAGACCTCGACCCGGAGTGAGGAAGCGCAGAGCGATTCCGAAGATGATGAGCCATCCGTATTTCTGCCCCACACAGCTTTGAGCGAAGGCGACAGCCTGCGGGCGGTCGTGCTCATCTAGGCCGCTGCTGACAAGCAGCTTCTCGGTCTTGTCATAGACTGAGATGTGTGAACGCACTACGCCTTTCGTCAGAGCCTCGATGATCCATTCATCGTTCTCCACGATGGCGACGTGGGACCATCTGTCACCCGAACGGAAGCGTATGCGCTCACCAAGACGGATGATACTGCTGACGATCCCCTTACGGTGACAAAGGATGAAATCTCCTGGTTGCATCACCTATTATGGACCAGGATGGATGGCGATTCCGAGAATCGAACTCGGTACGCGCACGTTTTCAGCGTGCCGCTCTACCAGTGAGCTAAATCGCCTTACGGATAGCCTGGGACTCGAACCCAGAAAGGACTTTCACCCTACACCTGTTTTCGAGGCAGGCTGCTTTCCATTCGCGTACTATCCAGAGCGGAAGGCATGGGACTCGAACCCACAAGCCGTGCGTTTAAACGACCAACTGCTTTCCAAGCAGCGTGCTAACCATTCGCGTACCTTCCTAGATACGTGGCTCTGAGAGCCAAAGATCGATCAAGTCCGTCTCCGGGCGCTCATCGGATGTGAAGTACTTGGACTTCCATCCCTGTCCGGGCACGAACTCTTCCTTCATGACCTGCTGTACGACTGCCTCATTGCAGACATTTCCAGGAGTCGTCGTGCGTGCCATGTGTACAGCGTGCGCGACCAATGCCTTTATCTCGTCTTCGGTAAACACGACGACTCCCTTGCTGTCTTACGACTGGTGTGCTTGCTCCAACACAGCTTGATGGGCGGAAGCCTCAGCCTCAAGCTCCTTCTGGAGGTGCTTGATCTGGGCGACCCTCTGAGTCCCACGCTCGATGACCGATGCGCGGCCCGCCTGATAGCGCTGCTTGTGAGCATCTAGCTCAGCGGCGAGTGCGGGGGGGGTGTTGTCCTGTCTTGCGAGTAGTGCCACTGTTCTTTTCTCCTTGACTTGACTGCTATGAGTGATACCACCTACGACGCCTCAGCTTATCCGGTTTAGGACGCACTGGAGGATCGCGGTAGATCTTGAAGTCTCCGAACGTGGCAGCGACATGAGCGTCATCCTTGTCCACGATCTCGACACCCAGAGCCGTAGCCGTATGAGGACGGATCTCCGTGTGACCCTCATCGACAATGAGCTTCGTCTTGAAGCCCCGCTGCTCCAGGTAGTACTTGATGGTGTGAAGGTGAACTTCATCCTCCGCTGCCATCACGTACTTGCAGTAATGGCCGCCGACGTACCACTGAGCAACCAACTCGGGATCGCTGATGTGAAATGCCTCGACCGCTGCGTGGGCCACTTGTGCCGACATCTTGCCCGACGACATGCCGAGCCCTTTGTTGGCAAAGAGGTACATGACTGCTCTCAAGATACAATCCTTTGCTTTGCGGGGATAGGAGCGGAAGGTAAGGGAATCGAACCCTTGAGGGCGGTTAGTCCCCAGCCGCTTTCAAGGCGGTGTCCTCGTCCATGCCGGTCACCTTCCAAAGCGCGGCGTTGAGCCATCTCAGGCAGACGCCGCTACCTGCAAGTCCCTGACAGGAGTCGAACCTGCATACCACGGGTTGCAGCCGCGTACCTAACCATTCGGCCACAGGGACGTAATGCCAGCCTCTATCTCGGCGTGGCAGTTCGAGCACAAAAGGACGCACTTGGCGGCCTCTTCGCGTGCTCTCTTGAGCGACCTTGCACTTCCTCCTGCCGCGACCCCAAAGCTCTTAGTCTCTGGATCGACATGATGAAAGTGAAGGGCCGCGATACAACGATTGTAGCCACAGATCTTGCAAGCGCTTCCGTGTTCTTCCACAAGGATACGCTTGATCTTTCTGCGACTGTTCGAGACTGATTCGTTGGCGCAGAGAGTACAACGCCAACCTCGCTTTCCGCGAGATCGATGTCTCACCTCTCCGTGCTTCTTACAGTTACGAACCATAGCTCTCCCGGAAGGACTCGAACCTTCAACCGTCAGCTTAACAGGCTGCCGCGCTGCCATTGCGCCACAGGAGAATGAACATCTTGGTAGGCCCCGGCTACTTACTGTCCGTTTTGTGTAGGCACGAGATCCGGGCTGATCCGCTCCGCAGCGGGGCTATCGTCTTACTCCCCTTGCCAGTTCGAACTCTAGCTGTGGTAGGGAATAGCCTACGACCAAGATTGAGCGGAAAGAATGGGGATCGAACCCATAGGCCCAATGAAGGACCACTTCCTTAGCAGGGAAGCTGCGTCGCCAGCCGTTGCCGTCTTTCCATTTCTCATAGACACCACAAGTGACAGACCACTTGGAAGCGAGATTATCTGTCCGTTCCCCGCAACCGAGCCCTTCGCAATGGCTAGGGCGCTACAAGAGTCTCCCCATCAGGAGTCGAACCTGAATCTACCGCTTAGGAGGCGGTCGTCTTATCCATTGGACTATAAGGAGATAGTGGACCTGGAGGGAATCGAACCCTCGTGTTCCATGCGCTTCTTTGGGTCATTGTCTAGCAGCTTTCACTACCGGGGACGACGGGCTTGCCGCCATCTTTTCCACCACCTAGTTCATATCGGGAAACTAGGAAAACGCGCGGGGCTACCATCCTGCATTACTACGGTACGAGCTTGCACTGATGCACCACTCACACTTTCTGTTCACAGGGAGTGTGAGAAACCCGGCACTGGGGTCTAAACCAGTGCGAGTGCTGCGCCTCCGACGTGAACCTCCGCAGGAGCCATCTGCTCACCTGCAAGGAACGATGCCGGGATTGCTAGCGTGTCTGTATCGTTGCCGATTATGACGTTGGACCTTAAGGTGTGTCCATACCGCTGCATGACGCCAACAGCCTCTCATGAAGTCGAAGCCTGTCAGGCCCATGTACTACAGTGGGCGGCCGGGGGATCGAACCCCGTACCTCCTGCATGTCACGCAGGCGCTCTCCCAATGAGCTAGTCGCCCAAAAGCGTCAGGAAGAAAGGAGGAAAAGAACCTGACGCAAGTAGACCCTCTGGGTTTCGAACCCAGGATCTTCGGTGTGTAAAACCGACGCTTTAGGCCATCTAAGCTAAGGGTCTAAGTAGAACCGCCGAGACGAAGCACGACTCCCTGACGGGAACGTGAACCCCTCTATTGTCATGACACGCCCTACCGTGCCTTTGCCGGTGTAGGGAACCGGGCGGTGGTGAGTTTACGAGGTTCAACCCTAACAAGGGCCTACACCTTCTTAGACGGTCACCACGTCTAGTGCGTTCGTGGGGAATCGAACCCCAGCTTTCCGATTAAAAGTCGGAGGGTCTACCACTAACCATACGAACGCATGAAGCGGTCCCTGCGGGACTCGAACCCGTGACCTCCGCCTTGACAGGGCGGCGCTCTAACCAACTGAGCTAAGGAACCAAAAGCCCGCGAGAGAGGTTTTAAGCCTGTCCACGGGCAGCATTGTTGCTGGCGCGTGCCTTCGACTACAGCACCACAACTCTACAAGCCGTCGCTTGCAGCACGTCGAGCGGGGCGTGAACGAATCGAACGCTCGCCTTCGGGTTTGGAATCCGATTGGTCACCATGACCTACACCCCATCTAAGCCCACTCGGGGATTCGAGCCCCGTCCTCTTCATTACGAGTGAAGTGTGCCACCGTAAACACCTAGCAGGCAAGCTATCGGTTGCGGGTCCCATCGCGGCACTTGTAAGAGCGCTTCGACGGCCGTTTCGATGTCAAGTGCCAATCGGGACATTCCGGGCACTTGTACGGCCAAAGACCCTTCCCTTCCTGGATGCTGAGATTCACGGCTCGCTTAGCAGCTTGCCGCTTCGAGGGATATGTTCTCTTTCCACTCTTGCATACCATAAGCCTACACCGAGAATCGAACTCGGGACACTGACGTACCAGGTCAGGATGATACCACTTACACCATGTAGGCATGTTAGCCGCACCGGGTAGGCGTACCTTTGTCCGCTACTTCCGATGTCTTCGGGGTCATGACTCCCTTCCAATACGCCCTTGCGCGAGGGTTTCCGACTATCAGGATAAGAGGATTCGAACCTCCGACCTCTCCCGTCCGAGGGGAGCGCGCTACCAGACTGCGCCATATCCTGCTATGCGTTGACCGCGACGGTTGACTCGATGTTGTTCCGGCACTCAATGAGTGGTGATCCGGCACCTGTCACCTAGACACGACTTACCATCAACGCTATCGGGGACCAGAGAATCGAACTCTGACTAGAGCGCCCCAAACGCCCCGTGCGGCCATAACACTTGTCCCCGTCAGTCAGAACGGCGGGATTTGAACCCGCGACCTCTCCCACCCCAAGGGAGCACGCTACCAAGCTGCGCCACGTTCTGTAAACTTCATCCGCCCGGCACTTGTGGCCGTATTGTTCCACTCCTGCCAGGGAGTGTGTTTGTCCGGTCCCCGCTGGCACGGGCAACCCGGAAGCGACGATGGAGCTAAGGGGACTCGAACCCCTGACCCTCGCACTGCCAGCGCGATGCTCTCCCAACTGAGCTATAGCCCCTCGTACTACATGTCCCTGGAGGGAGTCGAACCCTCACGCCAAATGGCACACGGGTTTGAACCGTGCGTGTCTGCCAGTTCCACCACAGAGACGTATAGCAGCAGAGAGAATCGAACTCTCCTCTTGTGGATATGAGCCACAAATGGTCATCCAGACCACCTTACTGCAAGTGCCGAAGGCGGGAGTCGAACCCGCACGCCACAAGGGCACCACGTTCTAAGCGTGGCACGTCTACCATTCCATCACTTCGGCATGATGCGCAAAGAGGGAGTCGAACCCTCACGCCCGTTAGGGCACTGCCTCCTCAAGACAGCATGTCTACCATTCCATCATTTGCGCAGAGTGCGTGCCGAAGGAGTCGAACCTTCCAAGCCAGAGGCCACGGGGTTACAGCCCGCTGAGACAAACCGATAGTCACCTGACACGCATGTTGAACGCAGGACACTACTTTTCCGGGCGCGACCTCGACTGTGGCAACTAGACCCCGGCTGTTAGGCTTAGGGGCCACGGGAGCACATCCCCGCATTGCGGTATGGTTACCGCTGCCAACGTAGGTTTTTACCCTGCGCACTCCCGTTGAGTATGTCCGGTGGGAGTAAAGCCGGTAGCGCCCTTGGAGGGAATCGAACCCCCAATCGCTCGCTTAGAAGGCGAGTGCCTTGTCCGTTGGGCTACAAGGGCATCTTGGCTGGCGATTTCTATGTTAGCGGCTCTGCCTGACCGCTTCGTTCGAGACTCTACCACACTCTCCTGAAAAGTTGAAGCCCTCCTGAGAAATCTTTCTCGGAGGGCTCCTGGGACCTATCGTGGTGATATGGGACCAGGAGCTATGAGACTGGCGAACCAGCCTTTGCTTCGATATTCAGGTGTCCAAAATAGCTCTGCATAAGTGCTTCATATCCTACGCCACGGAAGGATAGCAAAATACTACCCCGCCTTCAAGATTTTCTTTGCGCGCCTCTCCTCAGCCTCCATCAGGGCAATCTCTAGCTTGGAGAGCGGTTTAGTGAGGTTCCTCGTGATTGTTGGGGCCGAGGACGAAACGAACTTGCCGACAGCGCGATGCTCCGTGACTTTGGTGTTGCGGTAGAAGGAGCGCCCCGACTCTTTGCGTTCCTCCTCACTATTCCACTGACGGCCTTCGGGATGGGTGCGGTTGTACATGCCCGCGATGCTGTTGTGATGGCGGTCGTAGGTGTAGGAGGGATCTGGGGCCATCACGTCCCCGGAGGCGAATAGCTCAGGTGTCAGTCGGTTCCTCCACTGCGCACGAGTAAAGAGGATTCGGTGCTCCCCAACACCCTGCATCCAGAGCATGTGCGTGGCGATGTGGTCTAGGTCCGAGACTGTGTAGGTCTTGCCATCTTCGACAAAGAGCGGGACGCTACTGGCCGCGAAGGGTCGCTTTGCCGAGTCGGCCTGCAAGACATCGCCCCTCCTAACCCTCCCACGCATCCTCAGGGGCGATGCAGGCGTTTCTCCATCGAGTACTAGATGAGCGTTCTCAAGCTCGGCCTGACCATTCTCAATGAGCCTATGGACGGCCTCGTGGCAGCGGCGACAGAGAGCGACTAGATCTCCCCACTCCTCGCGTCCGATCCTTGCGTAGGAGCAGTGATGCACCTCTAGCTGATGTTCGCTCCCACATACCTCACAAGCCCTCTCAACTTGGCTCCAGAAGGCTTCCTTCGTGCCCCTCCAGTGCTCAGACTGGAGGTAGCGCTGGTATTGGGAAGGCCGATCCATACAAGGCCATTCTATCTGATCCAGTTCATCTCTCGGGGAACCTCGTACGGGGCGACCACAGGAGCGTGTCCGGCGTCCTCCAAGGCCCTCGCCATGCGGCGTGCGCCATCGTAGCTCCACGAATGGATCGTGACCTTGGCCGGGACCTGATTGTTCTCGATCATCCAGCGCACAAGATCGTAGCCGGTGCCCTCCGGGGAGTGTCCGGCCACGAAGATGTTGCCGAGAGGTGCCCCTAGATCGTGGTCAAGGGAGCACTCCACGACATCGAAGGATTCGAGTATGTGCTGCGCCTCTTGGTTGGTCTGAGCCCAGCGCCAACCCTCCGGTGCAGGGCGCACGTCATCGTGCCAGAGCTTAGTTGCCTCGCGGGGGGGCATTTCAGATCTCCGTCAAGCTCTGAACGAGATGGAGGGCCAAGGTCTGGTAATCAGCCGTCTGACTCTCAGTCGGCGCTCCATCTTCCGTGTGCCCCTCGTCCCTGATGCCCTGGAGGGTATCGCAGCCTCCGCACGAGCCATAGCTAACCGACGTAGCCCAGTAGCGGTGCGGCTGGTAGCCACCTGCCCCGATGACGAAGACAAGCGTGCCCTGGTAGTCCCCGTCATCAATCGTGTGGATGCGGGAAGGGTCGGGCAGATCGTAGTCGCTGTCCGGGTTAATGGCCTTGATGACCTCTTCTACGATTGCCTCGTAGGAGCCCGGATGGTAGTCTACGAATAGTTTCTTCTGCTCCTTGATGAAGCAGTCAACGAAGTTCTGGATCATTCCCGGTACTATACACCACAAGCGCCGGAAGCACAAGCCTGGTCTCGATCCTCGTCTAGCGTGACCCCCGTGTGGTCCTTGGCGATGTCGTACGGGACCGCTTCTAGTGGCTGTCCTGAACGGGCTCCATCGGGGTAGCAGGTGATCCCACGCAAGCGGGGCAGGTACTTCATGAGCGTGAGCCCGAAGTCCTTGACCTCTTGCTCATCCACGATTGGGTAGGGAAGGTTGATTGTAGACGAGATGCCGTGATCGATGTAGTCCTGCAAGTCGGCCTGGAAGCTGATGCGTCGCTCGACGTTGTAGCTGAGCGAGTAGGCGTCCTCGATGTCGTCAGGATGCACGCCCTTCTCCGTGATGAGGCGATGGGCGGTGGGGTCGATGACGTACTGGTAGCGCCACTTGCGGTCGTTGTCGATGAAGCGACGCTTGTAGGCAACACAGAAGATCGGCTCTGCCGATGTCGTCGTTTCGCCGATGATCCCAATAGTGCCATTGGGGGCGATGGCTCGCTTCTTGACCGGCACGGAGAGGTTGTGTTGCTTGGCGATCTGCTCGGCATGATGGTCGCTATCGTTCTTGTAGATGTCAAGCCAGTCGGCTAGCTCGTCGCTCATCTCGTAGCGGTATCCACGGGTTAGAAGCCACTCATGTACGCCCATCAGGCCGAGTCCTGTACGACGATTCTTCTCTCTTGTCAAGCGTACCTCGTCGTGCGGCACGTCCGAGTAGACGGTTCCGGCGATAAGGAACAGCATCCCTAGCCTCACAGCCTGTTTAAACTCGTCCTTGTTCTCGATACGGGCCATGTTGATGGAGCCCAAGTTGCAGACATCCGAATCATCCTCACTGGTGATCTCTGTGCAGGCGTTTCGCAAGTTCTCACGGGCGTTCTGACCGATATCCACGCTGAATCCGGGCTCTCCGTTGGAGATCATGCTCCTGACCGTGGCCCAATAGACCCTCATGGCCCAATCGTGCTTCGGGTGTGCCCTCTCCTGGTACGCGAAGAAAAACTCCGAGTCGAGAATGACCGAGATGTTGGTCATGTCCATGGGAGCCGGTGCATTGAAGTCCTTGGCCTTGGCTGCCTTAATCTCCTCGCTCCAGTCCTTGGCCTTGATCCAGTCGAAGACATCTGGGTGATCCCAATGAAGGCCACCCCAGATGGCCGAACGACGATGACCGCCCTGCATGACGTGGCGTGCAACCTCGTTAACCATGTTCGCCGGGGAGAGTGGGCCAGTGGCTACACCTCCGGTCTTCTTGATGAGCGATCCGTTCTCACGAACATCGCTGTACACGACTCCGATGCCACCACCGGATGAGAGTCCCATAATGGACTTGCGAACTAGGTCCGCCCAACCCTCCCTTGAGTCCTCACAGCGGTAGAGGAAGCAGTTGTTGGTCTGGTGAATCTGACGCCCGGCAGAGGCCAAGTAGCGCCCACCGGGGATAAACTTGCGTTGCGTGATAAGACGGAGCAAGGCTTGGAAGTCAGGGTGAGAATCCGTGTATCCAAGCGCTCCAAGGACGTTTCTGACGACTCGATAAGCGGTGTCGGGCCAGATCTCAGTAGGTTCTCCAGCCTCGTCCTTCCAAGAGTACTTGTCCGTGTACTGCTTGAACGCCCATTGGCTCATTGCGTCTCCATCGGCGATTATCGGGCTCAACTCGTACTGCTCGGGACCCGATTCGACGGGTAGTGACGCTGCCTCCATGGACCATCCTTCATTGACGTAGTTTGCTCAGTAGGAGTTATAGGTCGCCCACCACGACCGCTAAGTGCGAAGCTGGGTTGCTCGCTTGCCGCAAGTATAACAGTGAATCGGTGAATACTGGGGACTTGAAGAATCCGTGTGGTTATGCTATACGCGCCTGCGCGCGTGTCGGCTGATTATTGATAGAGAAGGGAAAGGAGTATCAGGCAGGAGTGGTAGGAAGACTCGACCACACACTCACACTGAAAGTATTCGGATCGAATACTCGGTCAGGAAGACTCGGAAGGGAAAATGGCGCACGCACGGGTAGGCTGACGAGGTGTGCTATGATCGCCTGGATGGATCTCGTTCATGTTCAGAAGTGCGAATCTGCGCTACCCTGGTGGACTGTCGATTTGGAGTCGGAGTCTGAACCTGGTGTGATTCATCAGGTCATGGTTCCTCTCCCCACGGACGGGATCGATGACTTCATATGCGACTGCAAGGGCTACGAATATCGAGGACACTGCCGACACATCCAAGAAGCGTTCGACAATCTCTGTCGATGGGACTCAAAAGGTGGCCCTGAGCAACAGACCCCTGAGCAAGAGAGGGACATGATATGCCCTCGATGCGGCTCCACAACTACTAGAACGACTGAATACGCATGAGCGACCAAGACAGAAGCCTGATTGAGATTACCCTTGACCTGGGTATCAACCATGAGGTCAACAAGACAGCCAAGAAAGACCTAGACACATCGAGAGGTGAGTTCTTTGAGGCAGCGACTAAGGCGTTGGAGGAGGGAATTCTGGCGCAGAGAAGTGTGGGGATACCGAGGACCCTTGGCGGACAAAGGGATCTCGTTGAAACCTGGGCTGCCAAGTGGTATCCCGGCTGGCGCGTAGTCTCCGTCGATGATGACGAGAAGGTTCAGCTTGAAGAGGACCCGTCTCTCAAGAAGTTCGTCTACGTCAACAAGGAAGACGGCAGGGTGTACCAACGCAATGCCATCCAGGGCAATCCATCCTTGGACGACGATGCGTTGAAGGCCGACGATCCTGAGCTATGGGAGAGGATTTCACGTCCAGTCCCGTACAAGGACTTGGAGCTACTGCAAGAGTTCTGTGAGTTTGCGGACATCGACTACCCCACGATGATGGGATGGGTTGAGGTCAAGCAGTCGGGTACTGACTGGCCGAGGGTACTCATCGATCCTGAGGAAATGTCTGATGCCGATATGGCAAAGATGCAGCCTTACCTCGTCCCGGCACCCGTGACACTACGCCTGGAGGCCCCTCGTGACGCCAAGCCCGAGGAGCTTGAGGATGACAGCTAGATGCGAACGACAACCGACCCCAAGAACTGGCGTTTTCACTTCACGATCACTGACCTGGGACGCCTGCTAGGCAAGAGTCCAGTCACCCTGCGTAAGTGGGATCGTGGAGGGTTCGTCACCATCCCCCGAGATCCATCGGGGGATAGGAGGCTGGGGATCGATGACGTGACCGAGATCGCGTCGAAGGCTTATAGAGGAGGTCGTATAGGTAAGAGACGATACGATTTGGTCTGCGCTACCATGACCCTCATCAGCATGATCGAAAGAGAGAACACCCAATGAAGATCGGCGTAATAGGAGCACCCGGAGCAGGCAAGAGCAAGTTCGCCCGCAAGCTAGCGTACGGACTAGGCCAGCACGTCTTCGACAAGCCTCCTACGGTCGTGGATGACTACGTTCCCAAGCTCGAAAAGCAGACCGGGTACGCCTACGGGTACTTCGCTACCTACGCGCAGAACTACCAGATCTTGTTTCACCGTTGGACCTTGGAGCAAGCGGCCGAAGCCAAGGGTAACAACGTCATTACCTGTGGCACGATGTACGAGACCATCTGTTACGCAGCGATCAAGGCCAACGAGGCGTCTATAAATCAGGATGACATAGACGAGTTCGTGCGCGCTCGCACAGCCATGACAGCGCTCGGAATGTTGGAGACGGTCATCTTCGACTATGACATTCTCCTGTACCTTCCATACGACGGAAAGACCCTCCTGGAGAAGGGCCGTTCGTATGATACAGTGATCGACCGTAAGGTCCCTGAGATCCTTGAAGGTCACTTCAAGTCAGCACTCCCCCTGAGAGGCACGGATAGAGAGAATGTCAAGTACGCCACCGAAGTTGTCAAAGCGATCAGAGACCAAGCTGAGACTTCCGAGACTGACGAATCAGCAGTTCGAGGAAGTGGAGATACTGCTCCAGAGGAGTCCTCAGGGGAGTAGTCATCGTTGCCCCACCTGTGGGGCGAAGCCGATAGAAGTAGCACCCGGCATCCACGAGTGGGCCGAGAGCACCTTTGAGGGACGCGACGGCATTGAGGTCTGTGACTGCGAGGGTCAGGTTAACCTCTTTCGTCACTACCTCCTAGCCCATATCCCCGAGGAGTACATGCGTCTCGACCCCGAGGACTACTATGGGGACCCACAAGCATGGGACGACACGACCAAGTACCTGGAACACTGGGATGACAACAGGGTCTACGGGCTTGGCTTGGGGTACTACTCGAAGACACAGGGAACCGGCAAGACCTTCCTTGCCACGCGCGTAGCCCGTGACTTGGTGAAGCGTGGGGAGTCGGTCTTCTACATCAACTTCCGAGACATCATGTCGCTGTACGAATCTCCGTATGAGGATCGTGCGCGCATGGAAGACCGCTTGAAGAACAGCACCATGCTAGTTCTCGATGAGGTCGTGCAACCGATCTCGTCCGCTCAGCACGGGCTCTTTGCCTCCAAGTTTGAGGAGTTGGTTCGCTACAGGACCAACTACGGTCGCGTGACCATCATTACCTCCAACCTAGAGCCTTCCGAGCTAGACGATCACTACGAACGCACTTACTCACTGCTCGCAGCCAAGCAGTCCCATATCGGGATTGTGGGTAACGACGCTCGACGCGAAGGCATCTGGGACCTGAATACCGAGTTGGCCGAGAACGGCCAGAGGAGACCAATCACATGAGCGAGATCGAGTTTCCGCTGAGCACCGTTCCGATGCCCCGAGAGGACGAGATTGCGGCCCTACGCCGACTGCTCTATGAGAAGTACGGGGAGTCGGAGAACTTGAAGAAGATCCAGGCTCAGCTAGTCGAGGACTTGGAGAAGGCCCTCAACCTCGTAGTCGCATATCAGCGCTGCTTGCGCATCCTTCGCTCGCCCGATCCAAACTTCGTGGATGCTCGCAGGCTGCTCATCAAGTACAAGATGAAAGGCGTGGAGCCTGCCGGTGGCTACAAGGTCTATGCGGACGGCGTTGACATCACCCTGCATCCAGATTCCATCGAGGCAACCGTCGTGGATGAGGTCACGGTCGAAGGTGAGATCGTCACTCGTGCAGTTCCCATGCTCGATCTTCCTGAGGACGCCGAGTGGGCGGATGAGCAGGGAACTGAGACAGCGGAGCTAATCGCTGACGAGCATGGTAACCTAAGGCTCAGGCCCGTGAAGCCCAAGAGAGTGGATTGCACTCCCACTCTGATAGAGGGAGCGGAGGAAGTCGATGGTGAGCTTGACCCTGCTACCAGAGAGTGGCTAACCGAGGAGGTTGACGATGAGCCAGATCATTGATTACGCATGTCCTTCAATCACCTGTGAAGTCTTCAACAAGCCCTTCGAGGTGACGTGCTGGGACAGAGACGAGGAACTTTACAGCGAAGGTAATGAGGGTGAGCCTTGCGAGGGCGAGGACCCATGCTGCGACGGTTGCGGAACCTACTTGGACCCCGCCGATGATGTGAGACTGGCGCTTGATAGGCTAGTCAGAGATAACGAATACGCAAGGTACGACGGACCCGACATAAACGGATGACATGGCAGAAGACGTTTACGCACTTGATCTAGACGAGGAGCTTCTGTCTCATCTCTCCGACCCCGAGTCGTGGGTCGTGATTCGTGGCGAGGGGATCAGTCCCGATCTCATCAACGATGATGACATTCGTGAGATCTTCCACTGGCAGGATCAGCACATCCGTAGGGAAGGTAAGCCTGCGACTGCATCCGTGCTTGCCGAGGAGTTCGACCTTGAACTATCAGAGCCTCTGACAGCCATAGGAGACCTTCTAGACCGCCTGCGTGACCGCTACATGAAGGGTCAGGGACGCAAGGCTCTGAGGGATATTGGAGAGCAGTACAAGAAGGACCCGGCTCAGATCCCCAATATGCTCATCAAGGAGGGTCGTGAGCTTGCGGCACTGCTCAGCCGCCATGGTGAAATGTACGGCACCGGGGACTTCCAGCGCGCCCGTCACCGATATGACCAGAAGGTGCTCCAAGGACCGGGCCACAGCTTCGGTTTCCCGGAGGTCGATGACTACTTCTTTGGACAGAGAGGTCTTACCTTCATGGTGGCCCCGCCCAAGACATACAAGTCCTGGTTCATGCTCCAGGGCTTGGTCTCGAATGTCGAAAACGGAGCTTGCGCCTACCTGGACTCACTAGAGCTACCAGCCGAGGAATCTGATATGCGCCTGCGTTGCCTCTTGGCGAACGTGCCGTGGTGGCACTACCTCCGCAACCGCATCACCGATGACGAGTGGGGACGCATCAAGGAGGCATCGGAACTGATAGATGGAATGGGTATGTACAAGATCGTCAAGCCACCCGAGGGTGAGCGATCCATTGACCATCTTGTTGGCAAAGCTCGTGACGCCGGAGCCGATATCGTCTTCATCGATCAGTTGCAGTACGTGGAGGGTGAGAATGGACGTGCTCTTGGTGAGCTAAACGATCCCGGCCAGTACTGGGGCGTCCTTAACCGTGCCCGCAATCTCTCTGACGACGGACCTATCTGCATCGCCCACCAGTTCAACCGCTCCGCCATGTTCTGTGACGAGATGCCGGTGATTCAGCAGGCCAAGGGGTCATCCGCCATTGAGGAGACGGCCACGCTGGCGCTTGGCATGTGGGCGAGCAAGGACATGAGACGATCAAGCGTCGTGGAGTTGGGTACACTCATCTCACGTAATTCGATGTTCGCCTCCTGGGAGATGGCAGTCGATCTCTCCCGTGGGTGCAGCTTCAATATCAACGGACGTATAGATGATGAGTGATGATGGTGTCAACCCAGTCATACCGCCTTGGCTTGCCAATCCCGAACTTGCTGCGCCGTGCCCGTGTGGAGAGCCGATGGGTTCCGAATTCTGGTTGGTCAAGGGCGAGACTGGTTTGGTTCGTCTCTTCCATCCCGACTGCATAGAAGAGGATGAGGACGATGGCTAAGCACCGCTACAGCGAATTCAAGGATCAGATCGATGTTGACGCCTTCGAGACGGCCATCGACTTCGAGCCCACGGAACGCAAGGGCCACAACGATGTCGGTCAGTGTCCTGACCTATGGGGACAGCATAAGCACGGGGACACAACCGGCAAGTTCGCCATCCATCGTGAGGAACGAGTGTACAACTGTTGGGTGTGTGGCGGAGGCAACTTCCTCTCCCTGACGATGGAGAAGTTCGACATGAACGTGGACGAGGCTACTGAGTGGCTTCGTCAGTTCGCCATGGGCGACATGCGCTCCGATGCCGAGTTCGTGGACGACTTCATGGAGATGTTGCAGGACACGGAGCGTAGGGCGACCAAGATGCCCTACTTCAACGAGCGTGTGCTTGACAAGTTCGATGACCCGATTGACTGGTTCTACACCCGTGGCCTAAACGACGAGATCATTGCCGAGTACAACCTGCGCTTCGCCAATGTGGCGATGAAGCCTGCTCCCATCAAGATGCGTGACGGGCAACCAATCAAGGAGGACGAGGACTACTACGGCCCGACCGCCATCTTCCCACACTACTGGAGAGGTCGTTTGGTTGGCTGGCAGCATCGCTGGATGAACTGGGATGCCGCCCACACCGATACGCCGAAGTGGCTTGCCAAGTACACGAACACGAGCGACTTCCCTAAGTCCGATACAGTCTTCAACTTCGACAAGGCCGAGGAAGCCTCAGAGCCGGTCGTGATCGTGGAGTCCGTCGTCACGGTTCTGCTACTGGCCCGCTACGGCATCCCGGCTATCTCGTACTTCGGAGGGGGCATCAAGGAGCCTCAGCTAAGGCTCCTACGCAGGCTCCAGCAGGGCGTTATTCTGGCACCCGACAACGACTCCGTAGGCGAGAACTTTGTCAAAACCGCTACGGAATACTTGGAGAACTACATCGAGGTAAAGATCTTGCCACCTGTCCCAGGAAAGGCCGGATCAGACCTTGGTGACTTCGTAGACGAGAAGTACCACAAGGGCGAAGGGACCTATCGAGCGATCAGGAGCCACTTGGCCCTAGCCGAGACACCGGAGGTGTTGTAATGCAAGTTCATACCCACCATTGTACCCACTCTTTCCCATGGCACGGCCTTCATCCGCCGAGGTTCTGTCCGGTCTGTGGAGCACCGTTGTTCCCGCCCGTGTGCCCCTACCATCCTCCGCATCCACCATACCCGAATCATCCGTTCCCTCAACCAGGCGAACGAATCCCGTTTGGGGACCCGGTTCCGACCGTCAGGCCACCGTACTACACGAGGCCAGAAAACATCTGCTAGCCGTCAGGTAATAAGAGATGGGATTCACGAAGACACAGGGCGTTGAGTCTGCACAGGTGCTTTCACCTGAGGAGCATCAGCGCATTGAGTCCAACCTGCATCGCATCGGCAAGACCAGCGCAAAGAGCCTCAGTGACGAGGATCGTGCCAAGGTCTTGCGACCCGAGTAAAAAGTTAACCCGACCCCCTTGAAGAAAGGGTGAAGGTTGCTATGCTCACAAGTGAATGGGCTGGAACGGCCAATGAATGGCCGAGAAATAGCCCCGACAAAACGAACAAGGAAATGAACATGGGAGAAATCCGACGCGGCGCTGATGCGATTCAGGAAGCTATCGACGCCAACGAGAACCGCCAGGGAGGATCGTTCAAGCCATTCCTTCCGTCCATCTTCTGGAAGGACGACAAGGAAGCACGTTACCTCCTGTTCCTCAACCCAATCGATGACATCCCGCAGTTCGATGTCGTCCCCTTCATCCCGACCGAGGGAGGCTTCCCCGAGACGGTCGTCGCCAAGACAGATCCGTACTTCGGTGAGAAGGCCGACAAGTTCGAGAAGGTCTGGGATGCCACAATCCGAGTGACGGACTTCGCAGTCGCAGTTGAACTGGAGCCCACGCTTGAGCTTGTAGGTGGACGCAAGAGGCCACGAGGCTTCGAGGTCGCTACCAAGACGTTCGAGCGCAAGGTCTTCGATGACGACGGCGAGGACACCGGAGAGGTGGAAGAGGTCACGACCCCCGTTGTGGGTATCGTGGCACAGTCCCCGTACAACTTCTTCAACGTTGTGAAGTCATACGACGCTGACGAGGCACCGATCCACGAGACGGCCTTGAAGATCACCCGTATCGGCAAGGACCAGAACACCTCGTACACGGTAGTCGGGTACGTGGACCAGGAGATCGATCTCTCCAACTTCATCGAGTTCCTTGAGGGAATCAACTACCTCGATGACATCGACAAGGTAGTGGAGGAAATCTCCGACCTTGAGCCGTTGGAGGCCGCACAGCACGTCGGTTCGCTTCTCTTGGAGAAGCGCATCACGGAGCTTGTGGACGAGGAGCGTTACGAGGAGTTGTTCGAGGGCGTTGACGAGTCCATGGACAAGTTCGGTAACAAGCGCAAGAAGAACAAGAAGGGCGACAAGAAAACCACTGAGCGCAAGGCTCGACCGTCGCAGCGTCGCAGCAAGGACGCTGACGATGACGCAGGAGACGATCCTGCCGAGCCCGAGGGCGGCGATGACGACGCTCCAGAGCCCGAGGAGAAGCCGAAGACTCGTGCGAAAAGCACGAGGAAAACAGCCTCGAAAGCAAAGCCGAAGGATGAGGAGGTCACCAGTGAGTCCCCTGCAAAGGTGAGACTCGCCGCCCTCCGCGAGAAGGCCGCCAAGCAGCGAGCAGATAAGGCGGCAGAGACCGAGTAGGCGCGATTGGGCGGTCTTCGGGCCGCCCAACTAGCCGTGAACCTCAACGCTGACAAAGGGATTGCCCTGTTCACTGATGGATCATCCTACTACAAGGATGAGACCGGAGGTTGGGCGTGGGTAGCCATCGATTGTTATGGAGGTCAGGAGACGGGCAGTGGAGCCGTCGCTGAAACCACGAACAATCGAATGGAGATGCAGGCATGGATCGAGGGACTAATCTCCCTTGCGGAGGCCCTTGGTCCATGCCAAGTCCTCGTTTACTGTGACAGCGAGATTGTCGGTAGAGGGTTCACGGGCGCGTATGCTCGCAAGAAGAATCTGGACCTGTGGGATGACCTACAGGAGGCCGCAGATCTGCACGAGTATGTGGAGTGGGTCTGGGTGAAGGGTCACCTGGATAGCCACTACAACGACCTAGCGGATCAACTAGCTGGAGAGGCGAGGCGAACACTGTATGGGTGAGTGGGTCGTATTCCAAGGCGACTGCATAGACTCGATGAAGGAGATGGAGGATAGCTCCATTGACTCCATCGTCTGTGACCCGCCCTACGCAATCGAATTCATGAGCCACGCCTGGGACTCCCATGGTGACGGATTGACATTTCAGGAGTGGTGTACTGAGTGGGGCAAAGAAGCCCTGCGTGTGCTCAAGCCCGGAGGTCATATGCTGGCCTTCGGAGGCACCCGTACCTTTCATCGTCTTATCTCAGGCATCGAGGATGCAGGGTTCGAGATCCGCGATTGCCTCATGTGGGTCCATGGACAGGGATTCCCCAAGTCCAAGAACGTCGCCCTTGCCATCGACAAGAAGGAGGGAGGACCCAATCGTGGACGAGCCATCCCTACGGCATCCACTCACCTTCCGAACGGGAAATACAAGCAAGGCGGCGAGAAGCTAACTGGCAATCGAGTTGGTCCCTACGAGCCCCAGACAGAGGATGCTAAGAAGTGGAATGGCTGGGGAACGGCCTTGAAGCCTAGCTGGGAGCCCATCGTAGTGGCTCGTAAGCCCCTCATGGGGACAGTGGCGGCCAATGTCGTAGCGCATGGCACGGGAGCTATCAACATCGATGAGTGTAGAATCGGTAACGAGACCATCCGAATCAACCGACTAGAGCAGTGGTCGGGATTTGGTCAGATAGTGCGTCCTGATTACGAGACAACCGAGGTGACCGGGCGTTGGCCCGCGAACGTGGCTCTTACTCATAACGAGGACTGTGAGGATGAGTGTACGGCAGGTTGCCCGATAGCTCTCATGGATCTCCAGAGTGGTGATGTAGGGAATGGTTGGAAGACCAACTACGGAGAGAAGTACGCGGAGCAAGGTCTCCAGTATGGAGGGGGATCGTTCGGGGGCGGAGGATTCAAGGGCAACTCCACATATGCCGATAGCGGGGGGGCAAGTAGGTTCTTCTTCTGCGCGAAGGCAACGAAGAAGGAAAAGGGAGCCGATAACGACCATCCAACCGTCAAGCCCATCCGTCTGATGCAGTGGTTGGTGAGACTTGTGACTCCTCCCGATGGGATCGTGCTAGATCTCTTCATGGGATCGGGTACGACGGGAGTAGCCGCTATCATGGAGGGCTACAACTTCGTGGGATGTGAGATGGACGATCACTACATCAACATCTCAGAAAGACGTATGCAGGAGGCCGAGGATGCCAAAGAGTAGCGGTGAATACAAGATTCCCTTCCGCCAAGGTAGTCAGCTTCATTGGGTAGGACGCGAAGATACCTACTGGGGCGCTGATGAGTGGAGGGACAACTACGCCTTCACCGCGACCCTTACCTTCGATGGGTTGACATCCGGCCGATCCGCCAAGTACTTTACCCTCAAGGATGAGGAGGGTCACGAGTTCACGATGTTCTCGACTGACCTGCTAGATTTGATTCAGCGTGGTTCCATCAACCATGGCGTAGTGTCCGAGAGATGGACGTTCATCAAGAGGGGACAAAACTACGGCATCAAGATGGTCGATCACTAACAGCCGAAGCTCAAATAGATAACGCGGGACGAAGGTGGCAGGGCTGTGACCACTGAGAATTCCAAGGACATACATGAGCCTACACGTACACAGTGAGTTCTCATCTCTCGACGGATGGTCCACCGTCGATGAGATTGGCGACCGAATGTTGGAGATTGGTTGCCCGTTCTGCGGCCTAACCGACCACGGAGTAGTTAGTGGTCACATCGACTTTGACACGGCCATGCGAAAGCGTGACCTTAACCCCGTCTTCGGGGCCGAGCTATATCACGGCGTTGAAATCGGCAAGACCTTCAAGGCCAAGGAACGCGATCAGCACCACCTCATTGCTCTAGCGATGACGGACGAAGGTCTGCGTAACCTCTGGCGCTTGGTCAACTCCACGGCGGATCGAGCCAAGTTCCACCAGGTAGGCCGATGCTCGAACGAGGACATCATCAAGTACAAGGAGGGGATTCTGTTCACCTCCGCATGTCCTCTAGGTCTCGTCCCTCAAGGACTCCTGAAAGGCGACACAGGACCCCTGAACTGGTACTTGGACAACCTGGGGGACAACTTCACTGTCGAGATCACGACCTATCCAGGGGATGCTCAATGGTCGGATAGGGATAACGAGGGCGCGACCATTACGCCACAGATGGTCAACGAACTGCTAGTGAACGCTGCGCAAGAGCGTGGAGTCAGGATCACCTACGGCGACGATGGACACTACGCCTTCCCATGGCAGTACGAATACCATGACATGTACCTTGCGGGGCAGACGAAGCAGTCGATCTACACGCCGGTAGACGAACGCAAGCAGTATCACCCTCCTGGAGCCGTTTGCATCAAGGACGAGGACACCGTACGCGAGGCCCTGAGCTATCTGCCTGAAAGCGTGGTGGATGAGGCGATTGCCAACACCTGGGAGATCGGGATGCAGGCCGACGCCCATCTCCCCACAGTTGACCGTCCGCACATGCCTACGTTCATTCCCAAGGACTGTCCATGGACAGACAATGACGATGAGGATGCTACGGAACTGTTTATCCGCCTTGTGGAGGAGGGAATCGACCGCATCTACAAGGGAACGGATCTGGAGACCGAAGCGTGGGAGCGAGCCGCCCGAGAGATCGAGGTGTTGCTTGAGGATGGCTTGGAGCACTACTTCCTTATGGCCTGGGATGTGGTGAGGTTTTGTGACGCTGAAAACATCGCCCGTGGTCCAGGACGTGGATCGTCAGCCGGATGTATCGTCGCCTACGCGCTCGGTATTACGGACGTAGACCCGTTGTACTACGACCTGTTCTTTGAGCGATTCTGGAACAAGGGACGAACGGACGGGTTCCCTGATATCGATTCCGACTTCGCCCGCTCGAAGAGACCCGACATCCGTCAGTACTTGATCGACCGCTGGGGTGAGAAGCGTGTGTGCTCCATCGGCACGATCACGCGCATGAAGCCCATCGCCACCATCGAGAAACTGTCGATCTCATGCGGGATATCCTTTGAGGAAGAGAGGGAAATCAAGAACATCGTGGGGAAGACCAAGGACATCTCCATTCACGGAACCGATCAGATCGGATGGGACCCTGAGATCGAGAAGTACAACTCGGATGGGAAGCCCAAGGTCATCTTCGTGAAGGACTGTGTTGGTGACGAGATTGACGAGTGGGTCGGCAACAACGAGAAGCGACGCAAGTTCATCGAGATGTGTGAACACGCCTGTTCTCGTAACTCCAACTACGGCATCCATCCATCGGGCATCGTGGTCTCCGACATCGACCTGGACGACTACGCTCCCGCCTACCTCCGTGGAGGCAAGGCGGAAGGCATCCCGGCCACGCTGTTCCCCATGAAGACCATCGACATCCTCAAGCTGCTCAAGCTCGATGTCCTGGGACTCCGTACCCTCGACACACTCTCGGAGTGGGAAGACCAGATGCGTGAACAAGGCATCGACTTCGACTGGAGCGGACTAGACCGCGAGGAGTACCCGGACGAGATGTGGGACCTACTGGAAGAAGGCTTCGTAGCCGGTATCTTCCAGATCGAGACGCCTAGCGGCAAGATACTGACGGAGAAGCTAAAGCCACGCTCAGTCGAGGATCTTGGAATCCTTGTGGCCCTCAATCGACCAGGGCCGCTGCGAGACGGCATCCCAAACAAGTACGTGGCCCGTCGAGAGGGTCGAGAGCCCGTGGTGTACCCACACCCGATGCTCGAAGAAATCTTGAAGCCCACCTACGGCTTGTTCGTGTACCAGGAGCAGATCATCCGCTTCATGTGGGAGCTTGGATACTCCCTTGGTGACGCTGACGCCGTGAGGAAGATTCTCGGAAAGAAGCAGCCGGAGAAGCTGAGTGAAATCTTCGAGGGCTTCAAGGACTGGGACAAGAAGGGCTTCCTTGAGGTGGCGATGTCCAAGGGCTTCTCCAAGGAGATCGCTACGGAGGTCTGGAAAGGCATCGAAGGGTTCGCCTCCTACTCCTTCAACAAGTCCCACTCTATTGCCTACGGGATCATCGCCTTCCGCTGCCTCTTTGCCAAGTACTACGGGATGTCCGAGTTCTACATCGCGTGTATCCGTACCATCGAGAGCCAGAAGCGCAAGGAGTTGATGCCCCAGTACATCAAGGAGGCGAGGCGCAAGAAGATCAGTATTCTCCCTCCCGACATTCGTTACTCGAAGGGTCGCATCTCCAAGGTGGACGAGGATGTGTATTTCGGCTTCGGTGACGTGAGTGGAGTAGGCTCGGCGGGAGACTACCTCTTGTATCTCCGTGACGAGCTTGAGTACGACATCTCATCGCCGGACACGATGGTTGCTCAGCTTGAGCACGACAACGACTACGCCCTCAAGGAGAAGAAGCAGCGCCTCAAGGACGGCGATCCTTTCCCCAGCGATTGGAAGTCACCTAAGCAGCAGATCACCTCCAATAAGATCGTCGCCATCTACGAAGCCGGAGCCTGGGATGGCCTTGAGGAGCGTGAGGTGTCGCTGAGAGAAAAGCAGGAACTTGAGGAGAAGTTCCTCAGTGTGATCCTTACTGACAACTCGGAAGAAGTAATCGCCAACAACCTCGATGAGATCGAGGCGTGCGATGGTTACCAAGAGGCGTGCATGTCGTGGGCTGAGGCTGAGGAACTGTACGATTGGGTAGATGACAGTGGTGAGGAGACCCCGCCTGGAAAGAGGTACTTGGAGTACACGCTACCTGGTATCATCACTGATATACGACCAACGAAGGTCCGCTCAAGCGGTGCGGCGATGGGGATTGTTACCATCGAGTACGACGGCGACGAGTTGACGTTTGCGGTCTTCTCCGACAACTGGAAGAAGAGTAAGTTCCTGTTCAAGCCGAGGCAGATGGGCATTTTCACCGTTAGGCACACTGCCCCCAACGACAAACGCAACGAGGGTTATCACTTCCGATCAGGACACCTACTGACATGAGCACTTGGCCCCAAGATCCCTACCCCAATGATGACGCCTGGATAGAGGCTCAGATGGAGCAGGAAGCGTATGAGGAACGCATGTATCACGAGCACTTGGAGCGTGAGTACGCGAAACAACAGGAAGAGGAGTACTTCCGATGGCTAGAGGAAAAGCAGAATGAACAAGACGGCGACTAAGAAGAAGCTAGAAGCGGCGCGCAACGACACGAACAAAAAGTTCGGCGACAAGGCTGCCCGCATCGGGAACGAGAGGTACAACTTCAACGTTGTCCCCTCAGGCTCCCTCACACTTGACTACCGCCTGGGTATCGGAGGCTTCCCCTACGGATTCGCCGTGGAGGTATTCGGGTCCAATGGGCTAGGGAAGACTAGCGCCATAGGCTACTCTGTGCTAGCCAATGTGCAGAAGCAGGGCAAGCTCCCGGCCATCATCGCGGTCGAGCCTCACTTCGACGCAGAATGGGCTCAGAGGCTCCATGGGCTCGATCCCGACCTTCTGCTCATCAATCACCCGGATAACGCCGAGGAGGCGTTCGAGATGCTTCATGATCTCGTGTACGGGGGATTGGTGGACTACATCTTGTTTGACTCCATTGGTGCTCTTGCGAGTGAATCGGAGACCGAGGAGGGCGGCAAGAAGAAGGCGTTCGGTGCCTCAGGTGTCATCACCACCGGACTTAACGTCGTGATGCCGAGGCTGTACAAGAATAACCAAGGGCTCATGCTCATCAACCAGCAACGTCACAACACGAAGATTCGTGTGAAGCCTGGGCAGGGTACGCCCATGGAGTCACCCGGAGGCGAAGCCCTCAAGCACGACTGCCAGATCAGGATTCAGTTGAAGCCTGGGAAGCAGCGCTACATGGCAAAGATCGCGGGCGAGGACAAACCCGTCATGGTCGGGAGGGAACTTGTTGCCTCCTTCATCAAGAACAAGATGGCACAGGCGGTTAACACCTCCGCTCGCTTCGACTTCTTCCACATCGAGACCGAGGAGTACGGGTTCGGCATCGACAAGGCCGCCGACATCATCCGTGTAGCCAAGGTAGCGGGCGTCATTGAAGGTAGCGGCGCATGGCTCAAGCACCCGAGCTTCCCCGGAGGCAAGCTACAGGGTAAGAACGCCTTGGAGCAGTACTTGTCCGAGCATCCAGAGGGCGCAGAGGTGTTGCGCCAAGAGGTGCTAGCTCGTATGGTGGAAAACGAGCTTGAGGCCGCCGAGAAGAACGAAGAGGTTCTAGATGCCGAGGTAACGGCTGAGCCCGAAGTCGATGACAAGGATGACGATGGAGACGAGTAGTTATAGCCATCAAATTCGCATTGGCGCAATGAACGATGGTGAGAGATATGCCTGGGAGCGCATTATCGATGCGATGGATGCCATTAAGGACATCGAGAACTTCGAGGATGGATTTGAGACAGGGAGGACTCTCATTTACAACAATCAGGAGCTAGCCGAGGCCGTTCATGTGCTGCAATCCTTTGTCAAGCAACACATCCTTCACGGCCTCTATCCCGGCGAGTTCTCGGATTGGTGGGGTGAACGTGATGGCGAAGAGAGGTAGCACAAAGGATCTCTCTGTCAGACAAGAGGACTTCATCGCCGCCACCTACGGGGGTAAGAGGTCCGCTTCGTCAGGAGCAGCCGACAACGATGCCGGGGATGTCCGTTGCGACGATACTCTGTTTGAGTGCAAGGTAACGGGGGGACCCACGAGGCCAAGCAAACTCCCGATCTTCGTTCAACAGATGGAGAAGATCGCGGAGGAGGCATACGAAGAGAGTAGACATCCGGCGCTTGCGCTACGCTACTACGAACCGGATAGCATACTCGCTAACAGGGAAGGATGGATCGACCTAGTAGTGCGTAGGGTCGATGACGACTCATGCAGAAGCTAGACAAGTCCAAGCTCGTGAAGAACCTGGGGAAGCGCTACAAGCTAGTGCCCTTCCTGGATAAGGCCCTGACGACCTTCGACGCTCCATGGGAGTTCAGGTACGAGCCGAAGATCGCCGACTCAGGTTGGCACCCGAGCGGTCACTGTATGCCCCCTGTCAGTGCATTGTTCGCCGAGGCGAAGATGCTGACGCAGGAGTGGGAGGTGAGGGACAGTCAGGGGAGCCAGTTCGAGGATCACGTTGACGCCAAGCCCGAAGCCATCAAAGCTGAAACCCGCAAGGCGTTCATGGTGGGTCACTACTGGCATCAGCTACTCCAACACCTCTCCGTGGAGCTTGGGTTCGCCGGACCCAACGACATCGAGCGTAGGGGCAAGAAGGAATGGGGAATCCCCAATACCTACTACTTCGGCGGCTCAGGAGATGGCTTCCGCTTCCCCAAGCCCTACCACTGGGCTACCGGATCAGGTGACATAGCCCCGTGCAAGCTACCGGGCGGCTGGGAAGGTGTCGTGGACTTCAAGACCATGGCATCGGCGCAATACAAGCTCCCGGACGTTCCTCCGTGGGCGGCAGACAAGTACAAGTGCCAGATCAATATGTACATGGACTTCTTCGATCTGGAGCATGGACTTATCGTCGCCATCAACAAGGACGCCCCGCATGACTTCAAGGAGTTCGAGTACGAACGCGATCAGGCACTCATCGACGCCATCTACGGCAAGTGGGAATTCATCTCCGAGTGCCTTGACCATGACATCGAGATCACAAAGGATGACGATGAACACTTTCCTTTGCCTGTTTAAACGGGGTCGTAATAGGTGTGAGGGTGCTAAGTATCGACTCAGGAGCAAAGCGAGCGGGGTGGGCGGTTCTGGAGACAGGACCCAAGTACCTAGCCTCAGGCGTGATTCACTTCCCACGAGGAGACACCGTAGGGTTTCAAGAGTACCGCCTAGATTTGGCTAGGTTCTGGGTTCAGGAAAGCCAGGAGCTTCTTGATTGGTGGAGGCCGGAGCATGTTGTCACTGAGGTTGTGCCCTCTCGTGGCTTCAATATCCCGGAGCAGGGCTACTTGGCGAATGTGCAGGCAACGACGCTGCACGCCATAGCCATCCAGAGGGGCATCCCGGTCTCACAGGTAATGGCTCGTTCGGTGCAATCCGAGATTGCCATTCGAGGACGAGGCAAGAAGATCACGAAGCAGCAAGTTCGCAACGGCGTCATCTCGCTGTTACCTCAACTCAAGTCGAGGGTATCTGAGTGGGTCAAGGTCTTTGAGGAGACCGACGCCCTCGCAATCGGCCTTTGGTACTTGGGTCACAGTAACAAGTGAAAGCAGTGCTATACTGCGTAGCAGGTATGACAACCGCTGTCAAGAAGAACAAACAATCAGGGATCGTCCCTCCACATCGCATACTACGAGAGGTACTTAGGCACTACACGGAGTTCCGCGAGCTTGTTGGTGGTTATGGGCTATCGCAGGCAGGAGCAGACGGTCGTAAGCACGTCCTAGAGCATAGCTACTGGGTCGAGAACGATAAGGGAGAACGCACAAAGCAGACAATCGCAATCTCGTTCTGGGATTTGCACACTGGACTGAAAGAGCTAGCGCCGCGTAAGCGCGAGGCCATTTTCTACAATGTGATCCTGGACATGAAGCAGAAGGACGTAGCCAAGATCATGGGGATTACCACCGTGAGTGTTGGTCAGTACGTCGAGGCTGGTTGCATCCAGCTTGCAAAGAGGTACTTCGCCGAGGTAGAAGATGAGTCTTGAGGATGAGGACATTCCCGATGAGGGATTCGAGGACGAAGCCCCCGAGTTCGTCCCAGGCCAGAAATACACTGCGCTTGAGTTGGAGGAGTTTGCCGATCAGCTTTTGAGGTCAGACGCCAATCGAGAGCTATGCCGTGAGTGCAAGGAAAACGATCCTGACAGCCTTCCCTATGGGGACGAGACCGGGCATGTTGAGTCCGTGGCTCAGTTCGACAACGACGGCAATCCGCTTCTGGATGAGGAAGAGAATCAACTCTACCTCGACTTCCCGGAGCTAAGGTGTGAGAAGGGCCATCGCTGGTACAAGGGAGAGGGACCCCGCCGTGACATCCGAGGGGTTAACCCGATCCTATTCCAGAGCCACCTCTACAATCGCCAGCGTCGTGAGATCTATGTGGAAGCCGGGACTCCCGATCCAGCGTTCACGAACGACCGCTTCGGCCGACCCACAACCGGCATGTACAACCGCACGCACCCGGATGGACGCAAGGTGAACACCAAGGGACAGAGGGTCAAGAACGGGGCCAGCTTCTACCGCTAAGGCACCAGTTTTGACGCTTTATGGCCCCAAATCGGGGTTAAGGCGTCATAAGTGACGCACGAAAGGACAGACGAATGTCAGCAGAGCATCAGGGAATATCAGTCAGACTAGAGGGCAACACCGATGCTACGGTGTGGGCTCAGGAATTCGCCAAGGTGGTAACGCTAGGCGAGGATCAGAAGTGGGATCTCGACTTCCTGGTTGGCTGGTTCGCCAACGCCATCGAGACCGGCCGTGACGCTGGAGCAAGGCAAGAGGCCGACAAGCTCCGTCAGGCGGTCAAGGACGAGCACGACAGGGGTATTGTTGCCCTTGGCTACGTGAGTGTGGAGCTAGCTCAGCGCAGCGGCGCATGGGACGGTAACGCCCCTGAGTGGTTCCCGCAGCCGCCCGAGTGGATCGAGCTTTGGGAAGAGGGCTATCTACACGGAGTCATTGAGGACGATGACGAGTAAGCTACCGCCACGTCAGAATCTCGAACAGTACCGAGACGAAGGCTACCCGGAGGGTCTAGCTCCGATTGTCGATGCCATCTTGGACATCTACAAGCGCATTGAAGAGACGCACGCTCTCGCATCAAGAACTGCCACGCACCCGTCACTACTAGGACCCTTCGCCTAAATGCCCGATCTAGAACGCGACGTAGACACCGATGGAGAGGTAGGAGTCAGCGACATCGAGCGCAAGAAGCGCCGTGAGGTGTTGGATAAAACCACCGGCAAGGATCTCCAGAAGTCATGGCAGGACGAGGATCGCTTCGAGATCGCCATGAGGGAGAAGGCGCTTGCTCCGCCGATGATTACGGAGCCACGCTGCAAGGTATGTACAAGCGAGTATCGCGTCTACATCGAGCGCCAGCTAGTGAAGGGAATGGTTTCCCTCTCGGCCCTAGCTGAGTCCATCCCACCGGATGCCAACGGCGAGAAGATCGACCGACGCTCCATCTCCAACCATTCGAAGAAGCACATGGCGATTGATGACGCCGTTGTGCGTGCTCAGCTTGAGGAAGAGGCCGATCTCATCAAACAGAACTACCGCGAAGGGGTTCAGGGGGCGTTGACAAGCCGAGGGGTATTGAAGGTACTCATCGGCAAGACGTACGAGGATGTCATCAACGGCGTGGTCACGGCTGAGGTCCGTGATCTCATCCAGATGATAAAGCTCGTCAACGAGATGGAATCCAACTCGTCGCAGGTCAAGGGCGATGAGGCCGAGACTTCACTTCGCATCTTCATCCGAGCCGTCAAGAACGTCTGCGACGATGAAACGAACCAGAAGATCGTCAACGAAGTTAGGCGTCTGCGTCAGATGGATGATGTCGAGTTCGCCGTCGAGGAGGGCTTGCAGCTACCGCCTCCTATCGAAGCCGAAGAGGCACCCGACGACGCTGATATAGTGGAGTGATGCGCGAGAAGATCTCGACCGTCACGATCAAGGACTGCATCGTGCAAACGTTTCGTGCCGGAGGTCCGGGCGGTCAGAACCAGAACAAGCGAGATACAGCGGTCAGGATCATCCATGAGCCTAGCGGCGCAAGGGGTGAAAGCCGTGAGGAGCGTACGCAGGGGCTCAACAAGCGCAATGCGTTCGTCCGCATGGCGAAGTCAAAAGAGTTCCAGCTATGGGCTCGTAAGATGGCTACCTGCGCCCCCGACATCGACTCCATGATGGCGGAAGGAAACCTGAGGATCGAGGTCAGAGAGAATGGTCGATGGACAGAGATATCACCTTCTTGATGAGGCGCTAGTCGAGAGACTAGATGGTCTGTCTCGTGACGACCAAGGTCTGTGGCTCTTTCTCTCGCCGAGCGAGGACTTCCAAGGCCGATGGTCCGTGGAGTCACTACAGCCGGACTTCTTCTTTGACTTCGAGGAGATCATCGGTCACTACCGCACGGTCTCACCTGCGGGTCTAGACAACTTCCTCTCGTATGCGCAGGAGTCGGGGTATCAGGTGGTCTTCACCGATCCGCCCGAAGACATCCTGCACGCCTACGACCATCTGCACGATCTTCCACCGTTCTCCCTCAACTCTACCCTTGAGGGTACGCAGAACGGGATGCTTCCGTGGCAGATTACCGGATTCAACAAGCTCATCCGAGACGAGCGTTTAAACGCCGGATGCGTGGTGTGGGATACCGGCACAGGTAAGACCGCCTTCATCGCCAGCGCCATCCTGTGGCATATGGAGCATGGTCACCCATTTGATCTCGCGTTCGTTGTCGTCAAGTCGAACAACAAGCGTGACATGCAGAAGAAGCTCATGCGCCTAGCGGATGTGGAGTCGGTCATCATCGATGGGCCGCCTAAGCGTCGCTGGAAGATCTATGAGGAAATCCAGGACCGCCTCATGGCAGGTGAGAAAGTCGTAGCGATCACCAACTACGAGAAGTACCGTGAGGATCACGAGTTCTTCGCCGTGGTGCTTGAGGACCGCGATGTGTTGTTCTTCTGGGACGAGATGCCAACTCGTCTGAGCAACCGCAACACGATCCTCTACAAGGCCGTCAAGAAGTGCCTATGGAGTCGCTTTACCTCGAAGGAGGAAGGTCTTGAGGGTGCGCTGTCGCGTGCTGCCTGGATGCGACAGTTCGAGCTATCGGCTACTCCCATTGAGAATTCGCCCGAAGGGCAGTTCAACTGCATCCGCATGATGAATCCGCCACTCCTGGGTCGTGTCGAGGAGTTCGAGGGGGAGTACGTGGGCTACAAGAATCCGTTCTCCCATAAGCCCGAGAAGTGGATCAACCTCGACAAGCTGGAGCCACGCCTAGAACACATGACCCATCGCGTGAGCCGAGATGACCCGGAGGTTGCCAAGTACTTCCCCAAGGTGATTGAGGACCCGCTGCTCATCGACTGGCATCCGACGCAGAGGCGCGTCTATGACGTACTCACGGGGAAGGCCAAGGAGATGATCGAGGCCGACTTCGATGACTCGTGCGTTCTCTCACTCATCCAGGTCATGCAGATGGTCTGCGATGCGCCATCCATGATCGTGGAGTCGGCCAAGAATCGTAATGCCTTCGAACTGCTCCTAAGCGAATTCGAGGACGATATGGAGGGGTTGCCTGCCCTGACGGGTCCAAAGGGCTCAGAGGTCGCTATGACGCTCCTGGAGGCCCTTCCGAAGGCACCCACGGACAAGGGACACACGAAGTTGGAGACCCTGAGGGAGATCATCTTGGAGAAGCACCCGGATGAGAAGGTTCTGATCTTCATGACCTGGGCCAGCTACGGGATGAAGCCGCTCACCACGGCGCTCGATGAATGGGGCGTTAGCTATGTCACGTACGAGGGCTCGCAGAAACAGGCCGATGCCGCCAAGGACCGATTCCGTGAAGATCCAAGCATCCGAGTCTTCCTCTCCAGTGATCGTGGAGCCGACTCCATTGACCTTCCAGAGGCCGCCGTAGGTGTCAACTACAACCTGCCGTGGACGTGGGTCCGCAAGCGTCAGAGGATGCGTAACGTCAGGGCCGACTCTATCCTCCCGTTCAACTACTGGTACGACTTGCTCATGGCGGACTCGATTGAGGAACGCAAGCAGGACATCATCGCCACCAAGCACGGCTACCACAAGGCCCTCTATGACGGAGCCGCTTTCGAGGAGTCGATGTCCGCCAAGTTGACCCGTGAAGATTTGCTGTACATCCTGCTTGGCGCAACATAGTGACGCGATAGGCGTCTGGATGCAAACCTAGTGACGAATCTTGTACGCGATCTCGGCTGCCAACTGGAGGTAGATGAGATTGAGGGACTTGCCGCACGAGGACTGGAGTCCCCTGGAGTCCGTGACAGTGAGGTTAACCTGGGTGTCGGGCGAAGCGGCCGTGAAGGTGTGGGCGGGCTGAGGCCCGTAGCCAATCGTCCCGTCTCCGAAGTTCCATAGGTACTGGATGACCGTCACGCCCGGAGGTGGGATGACCTTGGGGTGTTCGGGGTTGGCGGCACCTATGGCGTCAAAGGCAATCGACACGTACAGGGGCGTAGTGAGGATTTCGTAGCGGTAGTCGCTCGCGCGAGTATGACCGTCTGCCTGATGCTGGTACGGGAAGGTTTCGCCTCCCACCGTGTAGGAGATAGGAGGACCATCAGCGTTCCACCAGAAGTTGCAGAGCGTCGGCACTTGTGGTTTCGGCATTTGGCTGATGGAGGCGGTCATTAGATTACCAACGGTTCGGTGTGGTTGGCCTGCTGTCCATTACGGTCAGTAACGGTCAAAGTTACCTGGTAGGTTCCGTGGGCCAAGTAGGTGTGCGTGGCATGAGGACCCGTAGCGCGTGCGCCGTCCCCGAAGGTCCATTCGTAGAGCACGATGCCCCCTGTGCCCGGCGTAGACGAACTTGTGAAGCTGTATTCGAGACCCGCGATCTGCGTTGGATTGGGGTAGTTAGCCGTAGGAGGGGTGAGTCCTTTGAGGGCGTTTTCCGGCCACACAAGGCGTCCTAGTTCCGCATATGTGGGTACGAGCTTGGGAGGCCCGACGATATTGGCGTCCTGGCGCAGGGCTCGTCCTCGCATCTGGAGATCCTTGCCCTGAGGGCTGAACAAGATGCCACTCGTCTGTGAGTTCACCAACTCACGGAAGTCCGTCCATGGTGCGAAGTTGCTTTCCCACGGGTTGCTGACAACGGATCGAGCGCTCCACTGCACGGCTCGCTCAAAGACGTTCATTTTGTCGATCCACCAGCTACCCGCCGAGGCTGATGGTTGAGTGATGAGCAGCGCGTATTCACCCGTCTGGTTGAGGGCGTAGTTAGCGAGATTGATACCACTGACATGCTGCCACTGGTCCGGGATGATCTCCGGCATGATGAGACTGAAAGTCGGGTTCTGGTAGAGGCCCATCAACTGGAGGAGAAGGCCCGGTGTTTCACCTTTCGCTTCTGCCTCCTGAATGAGAGCACTTGGATACCAGAGGTCGAACGAGATTTCTGACTGTGTGAAGTCAGTGAAGTTGAGGGGGTTGGTTTCAAAGCCCTGGTTGACGGCTCCGTAGTTGTCGATGCGGTAGCTTTCACCCGAAGTCGAGCGGGCCGTGTCTCGTGTGAGCGATGATCCGGTTTTCGTGTTCTGCGGGGCTGGATTGAAGCCCTCCCATAGCTCCGTGTTCTGCGTGTAGTCCGCGAATAGCTGGGCTCCCTTGACCGGCGTGACGCTACTCAACGGCGACGAGATGTACTCGGCGAATGAGGTGTGGCGTGTACGGATGTGGGCGATGTAGGCGCTGTTGTCTCCGAGCGTGGCCTGCCAACCCACACGACCCTTGCGGCGCTTGAATAGGTTGTCGTCGTTGATGAGCGTGGTGTCGAATACGACGCTGGGGTTGATGGCGAACGTCGTGCCGTTCACTTCGTAGATCTGCGCACGAGCGTTGTTGCCTTCGAGGGTGCAGACAAGCAGGTAGTGGGTGTTGCTGGTAAGGTTTGGGACGTTGTTGAAGACGTATCCGGGGTTGGATGAGTTGGTGACAGTCAGGGAGTTCGAGATACCCCACTGCAAGGTGAACTGAATCCAGCCGGTGAAGACTGGATCGGGGATACGCTCGATGTCGAACATGTCCATGGTGTCAAGCTGTTCCATCTCGAAGCGATCCATGTCAGACATGAGACGTGGGGCGTACTCACTGACTCCGAGGTCGGGTTGTGGCTTGCCATCTAGGCCACTCATCGTCGTGCCATCGAGGTCTAGCTGCGTCAAGAACGCCTCAGAGACTTCACGGAGGAATAGGGAGAAGGTGTTGTTGTGTTCCTGCGCACCCGTGTAGAAGATGATCCCGAACTGGCTATCGATAGGACGTGGGTCATTTTCACCACTCGGATCATCTGAGCGCCAGAGGATAGGCTGCCCGAAGGCCGGAGGATTGGAGGGATTGCCGTTTGCAGGCACCGTGTTGTCCCAGCGACCATTCCAGTTGTCGTAATCGATGGGTCCCTGCTGCCATTCGGAGTCGAGGAGACGGAAGCCCATGAGCGTGAGCGTGCCGCTGCCCGTTCCCTGGATACGGAAGCGAACGGCCGTGATCTTTTCAAGGTTCACGAGCGGGTTGCTTTCGATAGTCGCTCGCTCGATGCGGAATTCGCAGTTGCCGTTGGTGAGTGTCGCAAGGCTGGAGTTAAAGGGGACGGAGATCGTCGGACCTTCGGTAAAGTTGCCTTCTGGGTGCGAAGTGAAGTCGATGAAGCTCGTGGTCGTGTTGATGACGCTGAGCGGGAAGGAGGGTAGCGAGATCGAGATGAAGTCGGTAGCCGCGAAGCCCGTGAGAAGATCAACCGTGTGGGTAGGGGTGACCGAGGCGCTTTCAATCGAGCCTGGGATGACGTTGAGCTTGAGACGAGGGAAGTGGTTGGTTTCGCTGCTGGAGCCGAAGGTTCCGGTGGTCCACGACTCACCCGATTCGTTGGCAAACGTGCGGATGTCAACGTGGTTCTGGTTCGCCATGATTTCGCGCACAGAGCCTTCATACACGTCGTAGCCGTGCATGTTGCGGATCAAGAAGTCCTCAGAGATCGGGATGTTGACTCGTTCGTTTGCCATTAGTACGTGAACCATCCTGTTTCAGGTTCAACTACGAAGTCGTTGCGTTCCGTGTTCGTGTCGTCTCCACCTGTCTCGATGTAAAGTTCGCCGTCATATGTTGTGGTGTAGTTGTCACGTATGAACGCGATCTCCTTGACCCCGGCAAAGTAGGCTCGGTTGTGCTCGAAGATTGCGGTCAGTTCCTTGTAGTAGTGACGGCAGGTGAGGAAGAAGTACATGATCGGTAGGCCCTGCTCAAAGACGATGTTGTCTCGCCTGAGGGTCGATACCGCAGATAGGTTTTCAGCGGGCGTGACGGCTTCTTTCTCGACCGGGTAGTTGACTGTCGAGAGAGCGATCTGACGCACCTTGCTGCCAAGCAGGGTGCTGGAGGATGCCTGTGCTCCAGGAGGCTGCGTGTACGTCTGCATCACGAGGTTGATCTTCGCCAGCGTTTCAGGGTCTACCTTGTTAGTTTCGAGTTCGGTGTTGAAGAACTGCGTGAGCGTCGAGGTCTCTGAGCTTGGAGCCGGGACCGGCGATGCGGGGAACTGACCGAGATCATCGAGGAAGTAGTTGTAGGCGAAATCGAGAGCGTCGTACTTGACTCCCACGGTGTTGGCGATGAACTGTGGTTCCTCCATCTGGGCGATGAAGAAGTCTGCGACCCACTTGGGGAACTTCTTGTACGTCGTCGGTAGCTGATTCTGTCCAGGGTTGTAACTCTGGGCCTGCAAGAAGCTGTACTCGATCTTGACGAACTTCGCCGTGATCGGTTCGGGGAACACGTAGGTCTGACGCTGATTGGCGATGAAGGTCTTGGGGACGCGAGTCCAGAGCTTCCTCTCCCATTCAGTCTCCGTGGTTTCTTCTTCGGCGGTGCCCTCAGTGGAGTAGTAGACGGAGAAGGCGATGTTCGGAGTGAGAGGATCGAGCAAGACGCTATCGATGACCACGGTGTTTTCACCTGGCCCACCATCTTCGACCTGTACAGATCCAGACTGCCCGAACTGGCCCTCCCACTTGACACCGATGGTGTCACCATCGAAGTAAGGAACCGGAGTGGGTGAAGCAGTGAAAATGATGTCGTCGGAGTAGAAATCGATGGTCTGTTTGATCGAAGCATGATTGGTGACAGCAAGCTGGGCGCAGGCAAAAGCGGCACCGATGGGTGCTTCTGCACTGACCGTCGAGGTATGAAGTCCTGACGATGTGATCTGGTTGCCTTCTGCAAGGCTCATGAAGGTGCCGGTTTCAGTGAACCAGGCGATAGCGACGCCAAGCGTCATTTCTGGTTCGATCTGGTTGACATTGAAGTCCGCTGAGAGCGTGTAGGTCTTCTGGGCCTTGACTCCCATACCTCCTGTGCCTGTGGCCGTCTCGACACCGAAACGTCTGCCGGGTTCGAGGTGGAAGACTGAACGAAGTGACTGCTTGCCTTCCCCAGCGGCCCATGTGTTTTCGACCCTCATGGGCGGAGCCGAGAAGGAGCTTACGAGCGTATCTACGACAACGGCCGAATCCGCAGTGGTGCGAGGAAGCGCTACGAGCTTGGAAGCAGAGTCCGTAGTTCTTGCAAACTCCAAGAGGAACTGATGGCCTTTCATGGAGAAGGTAGAGAAGTCTTCTAGCGCCGATGCGTCTCCCCTTGTGGTCTTGGAGACGTGACTTTCCTTCTTCCCCACGTCTGTCTCTACGGCCGAATCCGCAGTGGTGCGACCCCTCGTGATGATGCGCGTGGATACATCGGTCGAGACCGAAGCGTCGGCACCCGATCTAACATATTCTTCGAATGAGGAGTTGCTGAATGTGGTGAAATGAGGCGCAACTGCTTTGCCGCGCTGTGTGCGGCGTTCGATATCGAAGCCTACAAATCCCGATGTGAAGGCCGAGCCACTGTCAGTAACTTTGAGAAGTTCTTCCCATGGGAAGGGGATTTCTTCTCCTTTTTCAGTGATTTCATTGAAGACGAATTCAGACGGCTTCTTTCTCCAGATCGTAAGTACTTTGCCTTCTAGCTGACCAGCGTACTTTTCGCCGGAATGGAGAGCGACTGTTTTGACTTCGGCCAACGTTGATTCCGACCCGCTTGTCACCTTGCGAATCATCACTTGCCACGTTGGGTCAGCTTCTTCTACGGTCGCTTCCTTATTGAAGTAGAAGCGATATCCCGAATGGGTCGAGTTGTTGTAACAGAGCCACAGAGCAAACGCACCCACGGTGATTTCTTCTTGGCCTTTGTTTTTACCCAGAGGACCGATTCTGAATGGCTCGTGGATGGTCGATTCCTGTTGAAACTCCACGAATTGTCTGTGGTTGAATTCCTGATGTGACCAATAGGAACCAAAGATCGTGCCAGTCGCAGATTCCGATGTAATGGTTGCGCCTTCTCCAGATGCAGCGATAGCATCTGCGGCCCATCCCATCTTCGACCAGTTCCCGGTTTCGAACCAGTTGATTTCGGCATGTTCGAGCGTGTCGAGTAGAACAACGGAGCTAGGGAGCATGACCTATACCCCCCCTTCGAACGTGTGCCAACCGAACGGCGTCTTCGTATCCAACTTGTCGTACTCGAAGCTGGGGTTCAAGATCTCGTTCACGAGCCCGTAGGTGGTCTCTGGAATAGGGCGCACGTCGAAGTAGTTGCTGACGACGGCGAACTGCGACGGCTGAGGGCTGGAGAGCCAGTACCCGGAGTTAACCCCGTTGGTGGTGGAGGTGTTGTTGGCCGTGGACTGGACGACCACGGAACGGTAGGGATTGCCGAGGAAGTCCGTCCCGCTGTCGGCGCTGAGGCCAAGGGTGCGGAAGCAGAAGGAGTAGTGGTTGTGCTGGGGTGATTCAAGCTCAGTGAAGCTGTCCTGACTAAGGGCCGCCTGACCTGTGGGGAGAGGGTTTGGCTGGGAGTACCAGACACGCTCGACTGCCTTACCGGAGGGGTTGGGGCACTGGAAGCCGAAGCGAATGAGCGATCCGGCAATCGTGTTCGTGATTTCGACGGGGTTGGTGAAGAAGACATCCATCCAGACCTGCGGGCCGGAGGCATGAGCGCCCTGGATCGTGCCCTTTTCGAGGTTGCTCCAACCCGAGCCAAAGATGTAGTAGTCGAAGGTGTAGTTGAGTTCGACGCTGGATGCGAAGCCTTCATCGATCCCGCAGAACAACTGGAAGCCTGAGAGTTCGGGGTAGCGGTATTCGTCCGGTTCGGTGCCGTAGCGGTAGTTGGCGGGCAGACGGAACGACTGATACCACCAAGCGCTTCCGATGGTGAGGTAATCGGTGCTAGAGGCAGGGGCGTGATTCTGGTCGATCACGACTCCGCTGTAGTTCTGGCAGATCGATAGGGGCATCACTTATTAGGCCGCAGAACTTAACTAGGGATGTTGCGTCCGACACGAAGGTTTCGTACCTCAAGGCCGTAAGGAAGTAGGGCTCCTTCGCGTGTCACGAAGGGAGAAGCCTTCCCTAGACGACGCTCTAGAGCAATCCTGATGAAGCGAGTGAAGATCAAGGACCCCAGTGAGTTAGTGAAGTTGATGTTGACGGAGACCCACGGGTTGATGTTCCCGGCCGAGTATCCAAGGGCTGTGACGGACTGAGCTACGGTCTGGGGGATGAGGGTGACAGGGATGAACTTGCGTGCAGGCGCTAGGTCAAGCAGATCGTAGGCGACTTCGATGTTGTAGGGCTTGGAGGAGGCTTCAAAGCTGATGAAGTTGACCGCCTGCACGGTTCCGAGGTCGATCTCCAGGTAGTCCGTGCCTTCGGTACGTTCGTTGGCGCTCCAGAACGGTGCCTTGGTCGAGACGGTCGGGACGCCCGGCAGATTACCGTAGGAGGTGGGGTAGATGCCTTCGATGAGCGGCACGGATTCCGCACTGCCGTTGGTAGCGACTGACTGCACCGTAAGTGGGCTTGGCGGATTCGCCAAGGCGTACTGCGGAGCGTAGGTGAAGTCTGTGTTCTTGAAGGCAGCGAGGAACGGATAGAGGGCCTGCTGGTAGTGCGAGAAGGTCCCGATCTGTTCGTCCTTGTATTTCGCCTCCACGGTGGGCCACTGGGCCGTTTCGTAGTTGGCATCTTCGAGTGCGTGCTGTGTGTAGGCGACGATGTTGGCTACGTTGTGGTAGCCGACGTAGTTGCTCTTAGAGCCGTACTGGGAGACGGGGGCCTCCTTCTCCTTGCCAGCGACGATCCAGTTAGTGGCACTCGTAGGCGGCCACTTGATGGACGTTGAGCCCGTGACATAGCGCAAGACCTGGGTGAAAGCCGATCCCGTGAAGGTGCCGTTGGCGACCTGACGCTGGGTGACACCAGGAGCTTTACCGGGCGTCACGATGGTCGTCATGGGCTTGATGTTGTCGATGGCCTTGGTGGCGTAATGCCAGTTGATCGGCGGGATAGAGGCGATCTCACCATCCGCTCCGACTCCGACCTGATCGACTTCCACAAGGGCGTGAACGAGTTCACCTTCGGCGTTGAGCATGGCGTTCGGGCCAGTAGGAATGGGGCGTACAAGCAACTCCGGGATTTCTCTGTCTGCCAGTTCGCCCGTGAAGGACACTTCGATAGCTGCATCCGGGAGAGGGCCGCCTGTCACGATGACGTTGTTCTTGCCAATGACCGGAAGCGCTTCGAGCGCCTGCTGCACGAGGTTACGGGTGATATTGTAGGCGAGTTCCCCGGTCGTGGAGTTGGTTTCCGATCCCATCGGGAGAGCGATGGTGAAAAAGCCCTGGACGGCTGGGCTGGAGAACGAGATCGTCTGGACGGCGCTCTGAGGGCGGTTCTGACGCGGCAAGACGATTACCTCTTCCGTCGAGCGCGTCAGACCCATCCATTCGAGACCCAGCGGTGAATCGGAGAAGTTGTCGTAGAGGGCGCGGTAGTTCTCCACCACCTCCACGGGCATGTTGAGCCCACTCTTGGCAGCGAGCGTGATTCCCTGGAGGGTTCCTCCGGCCCTGACAGCCTTGAGGTAGTCGATGGCCCTGTTGCGGTAGGCGGCATCAGATTCGTTGACTTTCTCCCATTCGGCGTTCGTGAGAAGCCCTTCCGGGTCGTTCTCATAGGTCTCAGCGGCCGTACGAGCGAATGAGAGAGGGTTGGCGTAGAGTTCGTCTAGATTGGCTGTGGAGAGCCCGTTAGCTTCCACCTCCAGACGTGCCTTGAGGTAGTTCTGCCTGAGCCATCCGATTCCGGCAGGACCAAGCAGCGTGTACATGAGGGCTACGAGGACTGAATCCTGGCCCTTGTTGTAGATGGTTTCAGGGAAACGATCTAGGTAGGAAACCGGGTCCTGTGGGCCGCCCTGAGGCTCCAGGAAGAATTCCTGATTGACAACCCCGGTGAAGTCAGGGGGCGTTACGGTGTTAGCTTCGGATGCCATGTTAGTTCGCGCGCTGCCATGTTCCCTCAGCGCGTGGTCGGATGATTAGACCGGCAACCGTGTCTGTTGTCTGTGCGTTTTCAGGGAGCGTCGGTAGCTCGTCGTCCCTCAAGAAGAAATCGGTGTCGAAGGTGTATTCACCTTCCTTGATTTCGTTGGTGATGTGGGGAAGTTCCTGTGCGCCATTCGTGTTCCATTCGATGCGGAACGAGCGAATGGGTGAGGCAACTTCTGTGGTCGAGCGCGTATCCTCTGTGACCGCAACGGTGCCTCCACCAAGCACGCCATTGATGGCGGTCTGGATGGCGGAGGCCGTCATGGTGGAGATCGTGACAGTGATAGGCGAGTGGACCCCGTACGTGAGCTTGAACTGGCCTAGTTTCGGTTGACCAGCGACGTATAGGCCCTGGATCTCCTTGGCGGAGGCTGTACCGACCTGGCGACGATCCATGGTGGCCTGTAGGAGCGGGAGTCCGTTGTTGTCGGTTTCGTAGACCCTGATGGCCGATGAGGTAGCGGGCACGTCGTTGGACCAACGGACATTTTCGACACCCGGAACGTCGTGGATGACCTGGAGAAGATCCGAGAGGCGGATGACGGCTCCGAAGTACTGAGATTCGAGGTAGGTCTGAACGGCGTTGCGGACACCGTTGTTGACCATCGAGACGGAGCTTGACGGGCTGTAGACAACCGTGACATCGAGCTTGAAGTAGCGAAGGACCGCCTTGTGGGCGAGTACGTCCGTGGTGATCTGGCGAGCGCCTTCAAGCGTGGCCTGGAGTTCGGCGATGTTCTGATCGTAGGTGTAGTTTTCCACCTCGACAGCGGTGTTAGCCGGAAGGGCGTTGAAGAACGTGCCTTTGTAAGCCGGTGGGGAGACGAACGCATTGACCGGCACGCCGAGAGACGTGTTATCTCCACCTACAGCGGCGCTCCACTCGATACCACTGCGAGCACGGATGGTTCCGGCGTAGCCCGAGATGTCGTGGACGAGCCAGTAGTGCTCCCCGAGGTAGTAGTTCGATTCACCAATGGTGATCTGCGACGGCAGGCTCGTGACAGGCTCTTGGTAGAGCGGTGTGAGAAGGTTGCCTTCGAGCGGACGCTTGGTCGGTTCACCATCGCGGCGGTAGTTCTCGTAGTAGTACATGCTCGTGGGGTTGTCCACGAACGCTGCACCGGCCGATGATGTCGGGGCCGTGAAGATGGTGGTCGTTGGCTGCTCATTGCCCCCGTCCACGTACACATCAACGGCGTTGTTGACGTTGTGAGCCGGTTCGTTACGCGATGACGTGCTCGTGTAGGCGTACTCCAACAGGACGACTTGGCTTGGAGCAATAGCCTGGACGGCGTTGTTGGAGCCCGTGTAGACGTTGGTGAGGGTGACGTTCGGCTGCGTCATCCCGAGAGCATTGGTCTTCGGGTTGAGTCCTGTGCCGTCCACGTACGCGCGTAGCGTGTCTCCTTGGAAGGCAGCCGGGGAGTTGAACTTGTAATCCACTTCCTGGCGATAGAAGTAGTTTTCGACACCGAACTGACCATTGGAGACGAAGACCGGATTGGCGCTCCAAATGCTCTTTGCGTACGGGATGGTCGAAAGCGCAGTCGTCCATTGGCCCACGTAGGCAGCCGTGTTCTGGGTGCCGATGAAGACAACGACGTTGTTGAGGGTTTTGGAGCAGTTGGCGGACAGTTTGAGGGTCGTGCCCGTGAGCACTGAGTTGACCGTGCCGGAGAAGACTTCTTCGGGGTTGTCGCCTTCACCAAAGATGATGACCGGCATCGTGGCCGTGATTCCGGCCGTTGTCGGGAGAGTAAGGGTCGTGGATGAGGCTGTAGTGGAGCCCGTCGTTATGATAAACGGCGGCGTGCCGGAGTAGGAAGTGCCTCCACCGTAGGCGTAGGCTTCCGAGTCCTGTGTAGCTGGCACCTGCACGTACTCCTGGTACTGGGAGATCGGGCCAACGACGTTTGCCTTCTGAGAAAACGCGGTAGAGACAGCGAGAGCAAGGAACTGATCTTCCGTACCAGCGAGGTTGCGGAAGACGGTGTTCTTGAACCTGACCTTGAGGCTGTTGTCGTCCTCCTGATCCTGGCCGCCGCTCGTAGCTGCTGGGTTGGTGACGGCCGTGATCCCAAGGGTCGGTTTACCCGTCATGATCGTGATGGTGTTGGCAGCTACGTTGCCGTTCGATCCGGGGTTGACGGCTTCGATGGGAACGGGGCTCGTCTGGAGCGTCCCGGCTGCAAGGATGGCGGCCGAAGTGGTGGTGAACTGTACATTCACTCCTTCGGGCGTCACGACGTTGCACTGGAGGAGCGTTCCCTGTGGGATGGTGATGTTGACGTTGGCGACGCTAGAGCGGCTGAACACGACGAATCCGCTAGCCTTGGCACTCGTCTGACGGGCAAATCCGAACATCGCCAAGAAGGCGTCGAGATTGGACCCAAACTTGGTATCGATGTTGAGGGCGTTCTGGAGCCCTATGAGGTCGATCTGAGAGTCAGATAGGGCCTGGGCCACAGTATCTAGGATCAAGCGCTCAGGAGTCCCTACAAGGGCCGATACGGAGGGGTTGAGGAGCCTAAGCTGCGCGATCAACTGCTGTGCGAATTCTGATTGGGTCGTCGTAGCCATACTAAGTACCGATTACGGTCCCGCTTGCGACTGGAACGTTAACCTGGATCGGTCCATTCCCGGTCTTGAGGGTCACTGTCACGAGTAGATTGTCTTCCGCCTGCTGTAGCTGAATCCCATCCACGGCGACAAGCATCTCGGAGGGCGTCAGGGTCGTCTTTCCGTAGACTGCGGCGTCATTGCGGTTGCGAGAGATCTGCTGTAGCTGGTATTCATTGCAGATGCGCTGGATTTCAGACTGCACCACGAGGGCCACACGGTTCCAGTCCTCACTTCCGATGACTCCCTCCACGTAGCGTCCATCGTCCGTGAAGCCACCTTCTAGGAGCGATCCGAAGTCGGGATGGGCTTCGTCAGTCCCCATCGGGGTCATGATCCCGCACATCAGGTCTTGGGTGAGCTTGTGCGCTCCTTCGACGGTTGCCAAAGAGGTGCCGTTGAGCGGCAAGTCCCCGTGTTCGATCAAAAGGCTAAAGCTCATCACCTATTACCCCACGCATCGCGGTATGAGGAAGTTCTGTAGAGACTCGACCGTGTATTCGTATGTGGTTGCCGAAAGGGTCGTGATTCCCGTAACGGGTTCTGCGGGCAATGTGGCGTAAGCGTGCTGAGTGAGCGTGTTATACTGCGATCCACCACCAGCGGTATCAGTCACCTCTAGTACAACGCTGGTCAACGGGGTATTGAGCGCCGATACCTTTGCCATAGTCATGGCAAAGTTCGTCCCTCCGGCCGTGTTACCAAGGAACCAACCCTCTTGAATGACTTCATATTCTCCTGCAAGAGGCGGAGTGATTTCGCCAGAGCCCGGACGCTTCCATTCTCCAGAAACCGTGTTGTGGACGATCCCCGACTGACCGAAGTTGAGGTTAGCTCCGCCAAGATACTCCCACTTGTGAGCACGCGCAGAGGCTTCTCTGTAGCGCAAATGCCAGATGACGCCCGCAGTCGCCATGATGGAGTTCTGGAAGTAAACCTCAAGACCATCTTTAGGTGTGGGAAGGACGGATACAAGCTGCGGTTTCGCAGCCGAGATCATTTCTTCGATCTTGGTCGTAGTCCAAGGCTCAGAAGCCAAGAGATTGCCCGACGTGAGGTAGACATTCCCTGTGGGAGTGTCAATGAGAGCGTCGCCTTCGTTGAGGTTGTTGATGATCGTCGGGTTGGCTTCCGATTCACCTTCCTGGTTCTGCCACTTGCTGTCAAGAAACCATGTGCCGTTCTCTCGACGGATCATCCAGTTCTCCCCGACCTTGGGCCAGCGGAAGAACGGATCGACTGTGTAGACGGCTACCTGCACAACGGCACCCGACTTGATGACACCCTCGACTCGGCGCTGAGCCGGTTCGACCGTGATGATCTTGCATCCGTACTTTTCGACTTCGTTTAGATCGAATCCCATGAGTTATCCGTTGAAGGTCGTGCCGGGGTTGGAGGCAGTCTTGGAGAGACCAGCCTTGGACTTGGCGATTGGCTTCTTGATCTGCTGGCCCTTTTCGTTGGTCGAGGCCGTTTCACCACGTAGCGGCTCCACAAGGGCGCTCACCATGTTGGGCGGTAGGTTCGGGTTGATGACGGACGTGACACCTTCGAGCAACGATGGGGCCGACAACTGAGCGGTCGTGGTGAAGCCGCTTTCAAGGTCCCAGGAGTGCTGGACGGATTCCACGTACATCTGCAAGCCGTGATCCGGGAAGCCAACCTTGCCGCCTGGGAAGATCTCTGGCATGAAGGTGAAGGTGAATGGGGTGATGAACTGACGGGACCAAGCCATCATGAACTGCTGATAGGCCATCAACATCTCGAACATCGGAGAGCGCACCATCGGGAAGTCGAGCACGAGTGGACGTGCCCCGTAGCGCTGCAAGAACTTGACCGCCTCTCCCTTGTCCATGACGCTGGAGAAGCCGGGGTTGTTCTTGTTGTTGGCGACGTTTTCAGCCGTGCGGTCGAGCACGCCTGCTGACTCGAAAGCGTTGAAGACGCTGATCGTACCGGCGCTGAAAAGCATGTTGAGCAGTTCGTTGTTGACCGGCCATGTGTTGTCACCTACGGCGAAGACGTGAGTAGCGAGGTTGTCGTCCGTGAGGTTGATGCCTCCGCCAAGCACCTCGATGTCATCGATTAGCCAGTAGGGCTTGCGGTGGCCCATCTCGCCGAAGTAGTCCGGGTAGAAGGCGAAGAAGTCACCGTTAGGAAGGGACATGAAGTTACGCATGGATGCCTGCGCTAGCTGCTGAACAAACGGCATGACGCTCTTGTCGTTCATGAGTGACTTCTGGCCCGTGAGAGCGACGGCCACAACCTGTTCCTCGACACTGGGGAAGGAGATTTCGTTCGTGAAGGCAGTAGCGGATGCCTCACTCATCATGTTCTGGGTGCTGGAGCCCGTTTCTCCTCCGCCTTCTGCGCCTCCTTCTCCAGGAACGCTAGTGTTCCCCGTGATCTTGACGTTCGCGGGCTTTTCAAGTCCCGGAGGATGAATCTGAGTGAAGCCAGCTAGATAGCCTTCTCCTGCGGCTTCCGGTAGCCATCCGGGTCCCTGTCCTCCCGGCTGGTTCGGGTTTCCGTTATGACCATCCGAGGTTCCCCAGTAGCGCCCCCCGACCTTCATGAAGACGTGGGAGCCGTCCTTGGCGGCGAAGATCGTGACCTGTCCCTTTGGGTCCGGTCCTGGTTCTCCCCACGTCTCGTAGAACGAAGCGACCTGCGGTCCTCCAAGTTCGTAGCCTGCGCCGTGGAGAACTGCACTGACCGAGCCCGAGCAGTCGTATCCTCCACCCGTAGGCGCGTACTGAGGATTATGTCCTCCGCCATAAACGTACGTGTAGTGCTTTTCATCGATTTCGTTGCACTTGGCGATGATGGCCTGGTAGTGAGTGAGTCCTTCACCAGATTCACCCTTGCCACTCTTGTCTGTCGAGCCACGTTGTTCTTCCGTGATTCCCAGATTGGTAGTGCCGGGATTGAGAGCAAGATTGCCTTCACCTCCGAATTCAGAGATGTTTTTCTTGGCCGTGGCGATGTAGCCACTCCACGTTTCTGGGTAGCGTGGGTTGTTGCCTTCGTTCACTCCCTGCACCTTCATGGCCCACTGCAAGTAGGGAGCGGTGCGGAGTGACGGTTCGGCATTGGCCCATCCGGCAGCGGCCTGACAGAAGGCATCACAGGCAAGACCCAAGTCATGGGCTTGTTCAACAGTCGGAGTCGTGTGTGACCATGGGCCGTAGGCGTAGGGCGGAGCGGCCGTCTGGACCTGGAACCATCCGAAGTGAGGGTTGCCCGGATCGTCTTTGTCCGACATGTTGGTCTCCACGTACATGGTCGCCAACACCATTTCAGTAGGGATGTTGTACTTCTTGGCAGTGCTCTCCACGAGCGGTACGATTTTGTCAAGCCCGGCAACCGGACCTGATGGCGTGGCAGTCCCTCCTTCGTTCGAGCCACCGGAGCCCTGTGACGAGACGCCGATGATCTTCTTCATGAAGTATTCAAACTCCTTCTGAGTCACTTCCTGACCCTTGTCAAAGTCCTTCATGAGGGAGGCCATCAGCTTCGGGACGCCTTCCGGGATCGCCTCGACGTAGATCTTCTCTGTGTGCCAATCGGCGATGTGGTAGAGGACCGCCCAAAGCAGCTTCCCCATCGAGCCATCGTTGAGGTTTGCGGTCTTGCCATCGGCGGAGAAGGGGACGAGTCCCTGTGACGTTGGATTGCCGTCCTGGCCCGTTGAGTACGCCTGTGAGGAGACGATTGTGCCGTCACCCTTGTTGATCCAGCCGTACTGCTCCAAGAAGCTCGTCACATACGGGAGAGCCGGATCAAAGAACGTGTAGAGCAGCTTCTTGAGCGTGCAGGATGCCTTGAGGGTGATCGTGCCCGGATACATCTGGTAGTACGGAGTTTCATCCAGGTATCCGGTGAAGACGCGCACGGGCTTCCCGGCTTTGCGCTGGAGGAAGATGGTGATTGGGTCCTGGGGATGGAAGGCTACGCCCGTAGCCGGTGAGGTGAAGATCTTCTGGGGGTTGCGGAGCGTGATCGAGGCCGTTGAGACCTGGTTAACGAGACGATCCACTTGACCGGCCGTGACGTAGTTCGTTAGGTCGTAGATGTTTTCGTTGGCATCCTTAGTGTAGACCCATGCCTTCGGGGCGTAGACTAGCCTCTCTGCCATTAGAGATTCCCGAGCCTTTCGGTTTCCGATCCAAGCGGGCCAAAGACACCATTCCCGGACGGTGGCGGAGCAGTAGCGCCCGGTGCGCCAAGTCCACCTGCGAGCGGAGGACCGGCTAGTTCCTGGTCCGCTCCGCCTTCTTCGTTGATTGGTGTACGGGCGACGAGGCCAGCAAGGATCTGAGCCCACGATTCCTGTTCCGGGCTCGATGCGGTTGACTCCTGGTAGATGCCTTCGAACATCGTGGAGACAACGAATGAGAACTGAAATGTCGGGGCGTACACGAAGCGTTCGTGTTTGCGGGGCATGTTGCGAATGAACCCCTGTGCATGAATGGGCTTGTGGCTGCCCTTCATGATCGGACGCCTGACCGAGAGGCCATTTCCGGCAACATCAAGCTGTAGAAGGGTGCCGTCATAGACGCCCTTCTGCTGAGCCTGATGAACGAACTCGATAAGTGTCCCGTAGTCGTTCTGGTCCATGCACTGACCTTCGACAGCAAACGACGGCATGACCATGTTGTGCGGGTAGAAGTCACGAGTGAATCGAGACTGTCCGGTGCTACCGGCAAGCCCCACGTCAATGCTGATCTTGGTGACGAAGAAGTCCACGTACCAAGTGCCGTCGTGGAGGCGTCCGTTGAAACGACCTTCGGCCGTTTCTCTACGGGCCTGGTTGATCTTGACTGCCGTGGTGTCATATCCAGTGTCGGGCCTGAACGAGACTCCGGCATGGTTTGGCAAAGGCACGCCGTAGACGGGGATATTGCCCGTAGCGCCCGTGCTGTAGCTATAGGGGGTGCCGCCTGTGTAAGGTGCGTTTGCCATTCACTGATTACGCTGCGACCGGCTCTATTTGTTCTGAGTAGCGCCGGTGATTGACTGTTCGCCCTTTGTGGGGGCGGAGGTGGTGCCGAAGGCGGGCTTGGAGCCGATTTCGGAGAAGACCGACGAGTAATCGCCCTTCATGTAAGATGGGATAAGGGAGTTGTAGTAGTCGGCGTACTTGCCGATGTCTTCCTGGGTCTGGGCTTCCGTAAGGGGTTTAAACGTGTTGCCCTGCGTGGTTCCGGGTGCGGAGAAGGGATTGTTGGCTGGGTCCCCGGAATCGGGAGAGATGATGCCGGAGAGCGCGAAGTTCTGGTTGTCCTCTCCGTGAAGTACCTGTGTGACAACCATGTCCTTGAGCGCTTCTACATCGGGTGTATTGTCTACGATGTGGGCCTGTAGCTGCCACTGCGGGGCGACGGTTTCGCGGTCGTAGGTGAATCCCGGCGTGCTAATCGGCTGGATGGAGAAGGTCCACTGACGCGGCGAGTAGGTCATCGTCATGGGCGTCTGGTCATAGGACCCCACTCCCTTGCTTCCCTGCGTAGCGATGAGCATGTAGGAGGCGAAGAAGTTGTAGATTTCCTCCATGTCCGTGTACGTGCGGATGGTGCCCTTGATGAGCAGGTCGTCAATGTACACGCTGAGGATCTGAACCACCTCGCCTCCGAACGTAGGGAAGTTGGCGGTATTCAGGTTGTAGGCCCAACCGATTTCGTCTGCTCCTGTGTCCACGGTGATAGATCCCACCTGTGGATGCGAGAAGAGAAGGTTGCAGCGGTTGTTAGTAGGGTTGGCAACCGTCATTAGAGGATGCCTGCTATGTCAGACGCTATCGACGCCCCCGTTGTCAGAGGACCGAGCGGACTCATGGAAGTGAGGGCCTGTGTAAGCGGTGACGTAGCGAGACTCGTGATCGACTGACCTCCTGCGTTCGAGGCTGCCTTCGCGGGTGAGATCGGCACCTGCTGGAAGAACTTGGCGGCGGCACCAGTGAACTGGACTTGTACCTTATTCTGACCTTCTTCGGAGATGGACTGCTTGTTGAGCTTCGCTAGGAGGTTTTCCACGTCGCTGGCACGCTTGTCGAATCCCTCACTGCCGATTCTCCCCACTTCCTTCTTGCTGATGCCCGCGTTGAGTAGCTGCTGAGAGATCTGGTTCCAACCAGTGATCCCTTCGCCACCTTTCTGGAGCTTTTCACGTTGTTCCTTCGTGAGGTTGCCGTGTGACTTCTGCATGGCTCCTGCAAGCTCGTTCTTCCATCCCTGAGCCGTATCTGCCTGCAAGAGCGTGAGAGCGTTGGCGGAAGCCGTGTTCTGGCCCTGGTTGCGGTATAGACGCTGGAACTCTTCTGGGCTCATGCCGAGCAACTGAGCGGCCTGATCCTGCTGCGCCTGCGAGCCTGACTGGACGAGGACTCTCTTACCCCCGATGGTCTGGTACTTGTTCTGGTTGAGGCCCTGTGTAGCGTTCATCGCCATCTTCATGGCCTGCATTGTGAGCCCAACCTGTGAACCTCCTGGAAGTGCCCCGATCCCGGACGGGAGGACACCCATCTGGGTAAGAGCCAAGCCCTGGAAGAATGGGCTCTGCTGCATCTGGCCGAGCAAGCGGGGATCGAGGCCCGTAGACTGAGTAAAGGCCATGCCGCTCTGATAGCCCTGCTGCTTCGTGGCTCCCATCTGCTCAGCTTGTTCCGCAAAGCCCTGGAGGGATTCGGTGTATTCATTGATGCCCTCGCGTGCCGTGTGGGCGGCTTCGGGCAAGTTGGTGAGGGTCTTGGATAGTTCCTGAATCGAGGTGTTACCGTTACGCAGGGCGTTGGCAAACTGAGAGGCAACCTCTGGGCTCATTCCCGTGTTCTTGACCATCGGGGCGACAAGCTGAGTGGCGATGTTCTCCAAATCACCTCCTGTCGTAAGACCCAAGGCGTCGTGCTGCTGATTGGAGAATCCCATGCCCGCGAGCGAGCCGTAGATTTCCTTGGCCTGGGCCGAGGTGATTCCCGTGCCGAGTCGGGTCATCTTCTCCGCATCCCAGCGGATACCGGCTCCCTGCTGACCGGCTTCTGACGTGTAGGGCGCTAGCGGGTTGCGGAACCCGAAGATGGACGAAGGACCAAGACCGCTCTGAGGTGAATAACCTAGCTGTTCTCCGGTCTGCTGCATCCCGGAGCCGAAGTTCATCACCCTATCGAAGGAGCGGCGGATAGCGTGGATCTGAGCAGCGTGTGAAGCGGCGTAGTTGAGGTAACCGGAGACCGTGGCGGCAGTCTGTCCCACGGCGGACTTACCTGATCCGGCCTGGAAGTTACCGTGTTCATCAATCGAGCCGCCCCATTGCCAGTTACCTTCCTGGTCATAAGCACCCTTGTTGGTGGCGTACTGACCGATCCAATCGCGGGCCATCTTGAGCTTCGTGTCAAGCTGCCACTCACCGAACTGAGGGATTTCGAATCCCTCTCGTTGCAGCTTCGAGACTTCCTGCTGCGACATACCCGGAATGACACCTGAGGGCGTGCGTGTGCTTCCAGACTGTGTGACGCCTGGAGCGTTCGGCGGCAGTGCGTTTGGCGGGATCGTTTCGCTGTTACCTGCGGGGCCTTCGTTAGGCACAGGTGGAGGCGGTGTGGCCGTTGGTCGAGCCGAGCGTGTTTTCGGTTCCAGGAAGCCTTCTGAGAAGCGATTGAAAGCGTTCCCTTGGCCTTCTTCCCCAACTCGCTTCTTCCCTTCCTTGAGGCGGTTGCGGAACGAGACCTCGCTTGGTTCGGGCAGGTAAGGACGAGGCGGAGGCGGGGCAGGAGGTGGCGGACCCACAACCCCTCCGGGTAGCACGACACCACCTGTGGTCGTTGTGCCTCCGGCGAAGGTCGGAGGCATCGTAGGAGCCACCTGAGCGGCCCTCTGACGAGATGCGACCTGCTGTAGTTCGCCCTGGATCTGTCCTTGGGCCGTAGGGGACCTCTGGGCCACCAGATAATCGTTCAGAGACTCGATCTGACGGGTAAGCTGGTTGAGGGCCTGCAAAGTCGCACGCGGGACCTGTGCGCTTGCTACAGGCATGTCCTGTTCGGTGTTATCGCGTGGCGGCATCCTCGTCTATTAGGGCGCGCTATAGCCTATTCGTTTAGGAAAGCCCTGATCCTTGACATAGGTCATAACTTAGGCTATACTACTTCTATGAGCACAATCGGAAGCACTTCCAGCATCGTCGTCAAGGGAGACCTTGACTCCACCATCCACCAGGAGGGCTTCGGTAGCTTCGGGGACCTGGGTAGCGGGATCGCCTTCGTGGCCGCCCTGCTGGGTGTCAAGATCGCCGCCATCGCCTTCCTCGTCGGTCTCTACTACCTGTTTAGCTTCTCGGCTCTGCTGGGGCTTCTGGTCCTCGCCATCGCCGTGGTGCTGCTCGTGCTCTACTTCAACCGCCCCAAGAAGGTGGCCCCTGTCGTCCCGGTCGTCAACCCGCATCTGCTTCGCGCAGAAGCCTACGAACGGGAAGGCAACTACGCGATGGCCGCCCACACTCGCAGCATCCACAACCTCTAGGTCCCTGGAACCCAACCCTGGCGTTCCATCTCCTGAGCTATCTCCTCAAGTTCCTCCGGTGTTTCGGCCCACATCATCCCGTTCTCGTCCATGCCGGGCTCCTCGTGCGAGAACATCTCCTTCCACAAGCCGGGATTGGCTGCGAACACGTTGCGCTCCAGTTCTCCTTCGCGCTCGGCGGTGCGTAGCTTGTCCTCCTGGAGTTGCAGATACTTCAATAGCTCTAGCTGGAAGGCTCCGCAGATGGGATTGCCGAACTGGTCTCGTCGGCTGAGGTGCCCGGATCGGTCAAGGAATCGGCAGAGGGCAAAGAGGACTGCTGACTCCTCTCTGCTAAATCCTGTAGCTCGTCAATGGCCTGCAAGACTTCATTCTCAAGACCCAAGTAGGTCGTGTAGAGGAAGTCGAGCGTGGGCTGATACCAACCCGTCTCGGAGTTGGTGAGGAAGTTGAGTCGGGCACGAGCGAAGCTGCTTAGCTCCGGTCCTGTCTGGGGACAGAAGGCGTCATCGTCATCGACTGCCACGAGGGCTAGGCCGACATGGGCGTTGGCCCACACGACCGACTCGATGAGGGTGTTGCGCCACGGCTGAACGGCTGTGGCGATGGCTGCCTTCTCGGCGGGCCTGAGAGTGCGAAGGGTGAACGAGTGACCGCAGAACTTGACGGTCTTCTCCAGGTTGCCAACGTATGCGAGGCCACGCACGCTTTCGCGTATCTGAGGGGAGAAGATCTCGAACGGGTCGATGCGCTCGGGCTCCTCCAGTGCGATATCTGCCATGTTGTTCTCCTTGCTCCTACCGGAGCCTTACTGACTAGATCGGGTTGTCACGAACGGCGAAGGCCGGGTTTGGCTGGCCGTTACGTGTTACATACCTGTATGCGACTGTGACTTGCTTGATTACCTCAAGCGTGCCTACTTCGATCTGCTCACCATCAACTACGTTGGTGATGATGCAGCCGTTGTACTCTTCCGTATATGGCAGTGGCGAGCCGCCTGCTGAGAGCGGGCGGATGTACTTGACGATGTTCAACTGGCTCGGGTTAGCCTGAGCCTGACGGACGAAGATGTCAACGATGTCCGTGGCGTTCTGGAATACGCCGTCTCCACCAAGCGTGATGTTGGTTGAAGTGTTGGTTTCCGTAGTCGAGCCGAAGGGGCTGGAGGCGGACGTAGATCCACCGAATGAAGCACCCAGGCGGTCCCAGACCTTGGATGACGAGCCACCGGAGCCGAATAGCTCGTAGAGGTTGAGGGTAAGCTGACCCATACCGGCAGCGGCAGGAGTGATGATCTCCACCGGGTATGGCTCGTCCATGGGGTGAATAGCCGATGCTCCTTGGCCCACAGGCTGCGGTGACTGATGCGCCACCTGCTGGCAGAACGTGATCGGCTGTCCACCGAAGGTGAAGATGGTGAAGATACCACCAACGCGGACTCTATTTCTGAAAGCAGCACCCATTGTCTATTACAGTGTAGATTCCGTGTTTGTTGTTTCACTCGATGCTGTAACCGTCTGCGTCGAGAGATCGAGGGAGAAGGATACGGTGACGTAGTTGACCGGGAATGATGGCCTGTAGGAGAAGCTAGCTGAGATCGTGGTCGGTTCGAGGCTTGAGAGTGAAGCCTGAACCTGCGAGTAGCTAACGATGTCTCCGGCCTGCTGGAGAGCAGACAGAACGGCGTTGATGGCCGAGCGGACAACGTACGGGGAGTTGGCATCTGCGATGATCTGACCGATGACCTCGTTTTCAAGGGTCTCGCGGATGCTTTCGATCATGATGAACTTGGCACGAACCACCGAAAGTTCCTTGCGGGCGGTGCTGGTCGTGTCGAGCGTCAACTGCTGGCGGCAGAGGACGTTGGTCTTCTTCTGTTCAATGACCATGAGGCCAGTTTCAGCATCGATGTTCTTGTCACTGAGCAAGCGAGTGTCGAGAACGGCTGAGAATCCAGCGATGGCCTTCTTGGTAAGTCCTGCGCTCGGCGGACGGGCAGCAACAGCACCAGCAATAGCGGCTGCCATGTACTGACCACCAACGGCAAGAGTGGTGTTGACGCTCGGGAGCGGGACACCGAAGGCAGACGTGTTGACGAGTACGTTCTGCTGGTTCAGTTCTCCGCCGTAGCGGCTCTGGAGCGTAACAGCGTGCGAGCGAATCGTGGACATCGAAGCAACGGTGTCAGATGCAGACGAGTCCTCGCCAAGAATACCGACGATGTACTGCTGCTGACCGTTCATGAAAGCCTCGTGGTCCTGGACGGTCTGGAAGATGGCTAGCTGAGCAGCGTCCGTAACATCTTCCTGTGACTGACCCACGACCGGGACGAGGATGTCCAGTTCTTCGATGCTACGCAAGATGTAGAGAGTGTCGGCCCAAGTGACAGCGGCAGCGGCCTGTGTGGCGTTCGGCTGGCTGGCCGCAGTCGTTGGGTTACCGGGCGTAGCGCGTGTGAATAGGGGCTGGAGGATGAGTGAGCCCGCACCGTTCTGGAAGGCTAGGTTGGCGGCGTACGAGAGATGCGAGTTGATGCCATTTCCTTCGGGGTTGAAGCTCGGGCCAAAGCGGCTTTCGACTGATCCTTGGTCAAAGAGACGGATCGGTTCGAAGTAGTTGGCCGGAACATACTCGTACGTGACGTTGACGAGAGTCGGGTTTTCGATGCCTCCGCTTCCCTGCCTCGTAATGGTGCCTGCGCTGAGGTTGACGGTGTAGTCGGTTGAGACGACGTAACCTGACCCGTTGGCGGCTCCCTTGGAGGGATTGAGGGCATCCTTCACCGAAAGTACGGAGACGAGCGTCGAACCTGGTAGACTTGCCAGATACGGAAGCTGGATGGGTGAAGTGCCAGTAAGAAGTACCTGATCCGTGCGAATCTGGTAGCCCTGTGAAAGACCAACAAGACACACGTTGGCCGGAGAAGCGAGCAAGGGCGCTACTTGCGGAGAGACAATCTCTCTAACGTTGACGCCTGGCGGAGTGTACTGGGACATCTTCGTTGATTACGAGCTAGATCGAACGGATTTGTAAGCTCCTAGAGCTTCTTCTGAATATCGGTCACTCTGACGGTCGTGTCGGCTGCTGTATCTACTGCTGGCTCCGAGATCCTAAGTTCCGTGGATGAGGGGATTGCAACGATGGTCGTATGGGCCAAAACGCCGTTTGCCGTGACCTTGTTGCCAATCGCCATTCCGGTCACAGAAGACATGCCTGTTATCAGGTCGCTTTCCTTCGTGACCGTGCCTGTGGCTTCGATGAACGGGCGTCCTTTGAACTTGATGTAGTCTTCGGCAGGGATTTCTCCATCCGGGAAGTCTTCCGGTGGGGTGTCGAGCGGATCGCGGTCGTCCCATGGGTAGACATCGACCTGCTGGATCATTCCAAGCTCAGAGGCCGACTTCGGGGTGAGTGAGTAGAACTCGCCGATGATGGGGAGTCGGTAGGAAGACGTGTAGACAAGGGTGTCCTCGGGTATCCAAGGAGCGATTTCCTTGCCCTCTCCGTATCCGCTAATCAGATCGGTGTTGAAGGCGATGAAGTGTGATTCTCCGAACGGCGTGTGTCCGATGTCTTCGTACAGGCGCTCCAGGAGGTTTAAACCCCCTTCTGTCACGTCGGCCATCGCAAGGATCTCCACGAGGGCGTCGATCACCTTGTCTCGATCCACAGAGGACATCGCAAGCACCTCGAACTCCAGATCGCCCTTGTACAGGCGGTGGTAGTACTTGACAAAGAGCGTGAAGGGACCGTTCGGGTAGTTCGGATCGGCCGGAGAGGGTCCCCACTCGACGTGTCCGACACCGATGTTGTCGATGCTGCGCTCGTAGAACTTGATGATGATGGCTGGGAAGTCGGCGCGGTCGGTCTTGTACTCGATCCCGATTCTCGTCTTGGCGATTTCCGGGTCTGGGTGATTCTTGAAGGCGTTCTGTAGCGACTCCACCACGGCACGCTTGATGAAGGTCTTGTACTGGAGAGTTGACTGGCGAACGTAGCGGGGAGCGACCGTTGTGTTGCCCGTGATCTCAGTGATTTGGTTGGTCTGGGAAGGAGGCATTAGCGGTCGGTCTCCACCTGGTAGATCGGGTCCGTCTCGGGAACCTTCGTGACTTCGCACTGCTGGCCGACCCAGAAGCGGTTACCGGCTGCGTCGGCGTTGAACTCTCGGCGTCCAAAGCGGTCAAGGCCCCTCATGGTGGTGGGAGTGACCTGCTTTAGCTGGTAGCGCTCCTTCGTGGCGATGATCTGCTCCTGGGCGTTGATTTCGCACACGATGAGCAGGTCATTGTCTCCGACCTGGGGCCACCAAGGAAGCTGCGTGCGCGAGACCTGCGTGTGGAGCAAGCCTCCCTCCGGGGAGAATCGGAACACGTCTTCCGGGGCGTCCGGGAGGATCGCGTATGTCAAGTAGCCTGGACCATAGCCACGGTACTTGGGGGCTGGGGTCCATCCCGATTCGGGTGTGTCGGCGATGACAAGCTCACCCTCAGTGTTGATCCACTCGCCTTCCTGGGTTTCAGTCGAGACGTAGCCGATCCCGTAGGAGAACGGATCATCGTGGGTTGACTGCCCGTAGATGGTGTCGTAGTTGGTGCTCAACTGGGCGTCACCGGCCGATACGTCATCGATGGTGAACATGCGCTTGAGCAACACGGGGGTCCCCATGCGGCGGAAAGTCTGGAGCGAGAGCCTACGTCGGCGCAAGATCTCCTGCGGCACTCCGGCATCTCCCAGATACCTGATGACGTTGTTGTAGATGGGTGTGGTGAGAGCGCTTGGCATTAGCACTTCCTCCAGACACCATTCTCAAGATATCCGTGCCATTCCTTCGTCGGGGCGTCTCCTTGCGGAAGCGTCACGAGGATTGAGGGACTGACGGTGATCGTGCCGTCCTCGTTCTCGGTCACATCATGCGCTGAGAGGTTGGCGTGGAGGCCATTCGGGGTAACGGCCATCCAGTCCCACTCTCCGGGAGTCTGTATGCCGAGCACACGACCATAGGCTGTGGGCCTGAATGGATCGTCTCTTAGCTCGTTGTCTGCGACTCGTCTTCCCTGGATTGTCATTAGTAGTACCCGACACCTCGACCGATGTTGCGCGAGCGCATCGTGCCGTATGGGAATAGGCGTCCGGCCTTGCTTGAGACCAAGAGCGCCGAGTGACCCAAGTGGAGGAATCCGCGCTTCCAGAGTCGGACCATCGTGATGTAGTCTTCGTGCTCCGACTTGTAGACGGCCATCCAGTTGTCCTTGTAGCGTGTGCGATCTTCGTACACGATCTGACCGCCCTGCGGGACTGGCTGCTCCGAGTAGGAACGTACGAGGTGCATGATGACCTTGCAGAGCACGCCCTTGGCAAGGAGGGGAAGGATGGCGTTCGGTTCACCATTAGCTTGCGGAGTGGTGAAGTCAGTGATGACCGCTGTGGTGGGCGGCATCTGGACGTTGATGTCGAGCAGCGTCTCGGGGATGAATCGAGCGATCTTGAGCTTGTCGAAGTGCGCGAGCGTGATATCGCGGAGCCACGGTCCTCCCTCAATGGAGTCGAAACAATCCTCTAGCCTGAACCACACTTCGTCAACGACGATCTCCATTGGAGTGAGAGGTGTGACATCGAACGGATCGATGACGGCGAAGTTCACCATGACGGAGCGAATCTCGCCCGTCGTGAGGGTAAACTGGGCCTGAGCATAGTACTCGCCCGGTTCTTCGGTTTCCGTCCACTGGTAGTAGCCCTGGCCGTCTTCCTGCACTTCTCCTTCGACAGGACCCACGGTCTGATCGTTCGGCAACTGGACCGTGAAGGACACGGACGCGATGTCGTTAGCTCCCACGGGGACTTCGTTGACTCGCAGAGCCGCATATAGCTCCGCCGTATCGCCCACGTTGACCGTGCCGATGTTGTACCTGACGCCTAGACTCATAGCTACTGATTACTTGCTCGTATAGGGGTCCTTTGATATCCTGCCTCCATGGGACATGCACCTGGGGCGCTGAGCGATGAGATCTGCGACATCGAGGGGTTTCTCGATTCGCTGCTGGGTGTCCGTAGTCGAGCCGAGAACTACAGGGACGTGCTCAGGCGCGATCCGTGCGCCTTCTGCGGCCATCGACGCAAGCGCATGACCATAGACCACATCGAACCCGTGGCGCGGGGGGGCAGAAACGGTTGGATGAACCTGACCGGAGCCTGCTACGGATGCAACGCTTCCAAGAGGACGATTAGCCTGCTAGACTTCCTGCATGGCCTATAGCGCAGTCGTCGTCTACACCCTAGATGGCACGTTCTTGGGATACGCGATCAAGAACGATGCCTCTCCCAAGCTGTCGAGCCCGAACATCTACACAGAGGATGAGAAGGACAAGCTCACTGAGCGTCTTGGTGGTCTGAACGAGAACCTAGACCTAAGCGCCGTGTGGCCGGACGCCCGTGACCCCGATGTGCAGCGCATCCTCGCTGATGCTTCATTCATGCCCTTGGAGATGGTCGAGGATGAAGTCGTGGACGACGAGAACTCCTACTACGTCTATGAGCAGGAACCAGAGTACGACGTAGCAACAGGTGCTCCGACAGGCCGCATGATTAACGGCACGCTCAACCGCGAAGCATCTGTGCTAGTCTACAAGAAGATGATGGTCCCTGCACGTCCCTCCGATGTCATGGAGCGTACGAAGGCGGCTTGTGAGCTAGTCGCACGTCAGAGAGCAGGCCGATGACCTACCCTGTAGTAGCCAACTACCGCATCACCGTCAAGAACGTTGGCGAATGGGAGTGGGATGTTGAATACCTGACCGAACACGGCGGCTGGAACTCCTACCGAAGCGGTAAGGCTTGGACGCTCAAGCGAGCACTCAAGAAGGCCCGCAACCACATCCCCGTCACAGTCATTCAGAGCCAATGAACTTCACAACTGACAAGCCCGTCTTTGCCATCGGCGATTGCCACGGTCATCTCAATCGCCTAGAGGCCCTTCTCACGCAAGAGGGCATCATCGGTCCTTGCCCGGACTGCAATGGACTAGGCGACGATCCTGATAGCGGCTTCTGCGACAAGTGTGCTGGAAGCGGGACTAGGCGTCTGCGAGACGACTGTGTTGTGGTCCAGCTAGGCGACCTGGGACACTTCGGCTCTAGCTGGGTTGGGCCGCCTCGTGGTGGTCATAGCGTGCCGGGCTCGCAGATGGCGGACATGATGACCTACGAGCATGGCTCCAAGTGGTTGGACATTGTTCTGTGGGGCAACCATGATCGAGCCGTCATCGACCGACAGCACGCCTTCGGCGGATACATCTCTCCGCCCGTCGAGACCTTCCGTATGATGCAGAAGCTACGCGACGAAGGACGCATGATCCTGTCGTTCGCCGCTCATGGCTTCCTGCTCACGCACGCGGGTCTGCACAAGCAGTTCAAGTATAACGACGCGCCGACCAAGACGAAGACCGATCCCGTGGCCTTCGCCAAGTGGTGCAACGAGAACTGCGACATCGACACGCATCCCGTCGTAGACGCGATCTCTAGCAGCCGTGGAGGCTGGAGCCCGTACGGAGGCATCTTGTGGCGCGACGCCAACGAGAGCCTATTCCCTGGCTTCCGACAGATCTTCGGACACACGAGCAAGCCCAAGATCCGCCGCTACGAGAACGAATCAGGCTGGTCGTTCTGCATCGACATCGGCGACAAGGACAACGGGCGACTGGCCGGAATCTGGCTCCCCAGTGAGGACATCGTTGAAGTGGATGTGTCCAAAGATCCTGGACACTGATTGACTCAGACATAGGTGGCATGATATGATACACCTATGTTCAACACAATCCGCATATTCCTCGTAGCGCTTCTCGTCTCTCTGGCCGTCCCCGCGACTGCCAACGCCCTCGTCATCCTGGGCCACTCTCCGTCGCCCATCGTCAAAGCCGAAGGCTCTAGGGAAGGTCCCTCGACTCCTCCGGCTGAACCGCCTGCTGCTTCGGCTCCTGAAACCGCACAGCCTTCGCCTCCGCAGAGCACACCGCCTGCGGAAGGCCCCTCGACCACCACGACTACTACCACGACTGTCGTAGTCGTCCAGGTCACGCCGACCACGCAGACCCAGCCGGGCGATGTCGAAAAGGCACAGACGAGCGCCGCTCGGAAGCTGACCGAACTGGCTCAGGAGTACTGGGGCTACGAACCCGTCTGTCCTGGTGGCTACCACGTCTACGTGAACAACATCACGGACCAGCCGAACAACCCGGACGGGACCGGCACGAACGCAGCCGGTGAGGCTGAGGTGCCTGGTTGCTCCATGCGGATCATCCCGTCCTACTGGGAGGAAACGCTGTCGCCTGGTGCGCAGACCGAAGACACCTGCGCCGTCTTCATCCACGAGTACGGCCACTCGCTCGGGCACCCGCACACGACGAACCCGAACTCGGTCATGAACCCCTTCACGATGTACGAACAGGGGATGCCGCAGGAGTGCAAGGAACTGGCTGCCCCGGTCGAAGCTACCGCCCACGTCTCGAAGGTGCGGAAGCACAAGGCCAAGAAGCACCACCGCAAGGTGCGGAAGCAGCGCATCAAGAAGATCGGCGCACCCGACGCGACAGGTGCCGCTCCTTTCGCCCTGGCCCTTGACCCCTTCACCCTCGGTCTGGTATCCTAGCGACCCATGGACATCAGCGTAGACATCGAGACGGGTCAGGACGGAAGCCCGGAGGTTGAGATTCGCGCCTCCTTCTCTTGCTCGCTGATCCAAGACCTGGCCGAGCAGATCCGCGAGATCGACGTTCGGTACGGACCCGACAGAGATGTTGGTCCAGTGACGCTCATCCTCCGTCAGGGAGAGTTGACTGAGGTTCTGATCGGCACGCAGAAGCAGGGCGACGTGGAATTCTACCTAGACGAGTTTGGGAGACTGATAGAGCGATGAAGGCCATTTCATCAACAGCTTCACCCTCGCTGCTTTCCGGGTCATGGCAGATCAAGGGATTGACTATCCCCAAGCGGGCCGTCTTCCCCCTCATTCTGCTGGTGATCGCATTGATTGGACTTGCGAGTCCTCTCTTCGACCTTCACCACATTCATGGCTTCCCCGGAATGAAGCTCTTTTCGCAGCACCTATTCTTCGACGGTATCGCCGACGCAGGAGGCTTCTACGCCTCGACATTCTGCAAACACTGGTATCACCGTGTACCAATCGCTGTCGGCTTCGCCCTCGGGTCCACCTTCCTGCTCGTGACGTTGGTGGGATGATGCACTGGATCGTCAGTCAAGGGATGCTTGACCATGCTGCCTTCCTGGAGAAGGAGGGTCAGGCGGTCGATGACGGCGTAGCTGTCGTCAGGGAGAGCGAGCTTGAGACCGCCAAATCAGGCTTCGACTTCATGCAGCGAAGGGCCGACTACTATTGCAGGCGGTACGACCGCCTCGTAGAGCTTCTTCGTGAACCTCCTGCGAGCATCGGAGAGCTTATCGAGGCCATGGAGAGTCGTTGTCCTGAGGACGTGATAGCGAAGGCCGTAGGCTGCACGTTCCTATCCGAGATCGAGAGGGAGTCAGATGGTAGCTAAGCTCGCAATCCACGTATGTCCGGTGCCGGGCTGCGTCACCATCGCGGCCAGAGCGGGAGCGTGCCCCACGCACCCGAACAAGGCCCTCACACGCGAGGTGTACGAGCATCGCCCCAAAGCAGGCTCACCGAAGCCTGGTGATCTTGGCGGCAAGAGGAAGCCATTCGACTTCGGCAACTTCGATTTCGACTCCATGGGAGACGTGCTCGACGGTCTATTCGGAAAGGCGCGTGCAGGATCATGAGACGACCAAGATTGGGCGTGCGTGTGTACGCGATTCGCTCCGAGCAAACCAAGACCATGCGTACATTCTATGGCGGCTCGGGAGAAGGCACGGTTGAGCGTACGGAGTGGGGAATCGGCAAGGGCAACTGGAAGCGCGATGTGCGCAAGGCTGCGAAGCTACTGCACCTCCAGGGTCAGGTCCGAGTCGTCTACTTCCTCATCGGCAGTCGCTACACGTTGAAGTACACTGGCGCGAAGCACAACATCGAAGCGTTCCACGACGCGATCTAGGAGGGGATATGAGTCTGTTTCTGTGTGAGGAGTGCGGGCATGTCGAGAACACGGCTACGTCACACTACTGGCTGCGTGGTCAGTACGGGCACGACGGCCGTGCCCTGTGCTCGACCTGTGATCCCGGCATGAAAGAGAGCTTCGACCGTGGTCCGTGGGATGGTCAGATCGTCAAGAATCCTGAGTTGATCCCTCGTTTCCACTCCTTCAAGTGCTACCCCGACAAGTGCTCACACAAAAGCCTCGGGAACGCCGGTCAAGCACATCTCGGAGCCGTCAACGTCTGCAAAGACTGTGGCATGGTCGCAGAAGTCATCGACGTGGGCCGCGAACGCCGTGAGTTGGAGGATGACGCTCGCTACCTGCCAGAGGACTACGAGTGGAAGTTGCTCCATAGCTCCACGTAGCGTCGCCTAATAGGTGATGGCACAGAAGGCTCTCTACCGTATTCCCATCCCCACGACGGACGAGTTGGGACAACCCCTACATGAGCGCCTGCCGCAAGCATCGCATCGCTGGCTGAGATCCACTCACCCCAATCTCTTTCACGAAGGATGGGTAGAGGGTCCGCATCAGGGTTTAAACGGGCCAGTGCATCATGTCGTCACCATCGCTGACGATACACCTGAAACCGACTCGTATGTGAAGCAGCTAGCGGCTCATGTAGGTGACATCGCCAATCATCAAGCTGCGACTGCCGTCAAGTCAGGACCCAACGGGGCCGAGTCCTGGATCATCCCAAACCGTAGCTATACGCCTGGTGAGGGAGCGAACCCGGAAGTACTACAAGAAAGGGCACCCGTAGGTGCCCTCCCAAGTGCTCCGCCTGTAGCCGTAGTTTAGGCTGCTGGCGTTGCCTCCGGTGCAGGTGTCTCCGCTGGAGCCTCTGCCTCGGCAGGTGCCTCAGGAGTTACCTCCGGGGCTACCTCTGCGACTGGCTCGACAACCGGCTCTGCGGCAGGCTCCTCGACAGGTGCCTGTGCCTCTGGCTCAGGGGTCTGCTCGGGCTCCACCGTGGGCTCCGGTGTCGGCTGATCGGGCTGTGGCTCCGGCTGATCCGACACGGGGGCTGGTGTGATTACGGTTGACTGAGCCTCCGAAGCTCCTGGCGGCGTTGCGGCGGGCGGGGCTGCCACTGGTGCGGCGACTCCCTGCTGCGCTGCGACTGCTGCCTGAACCTGCGGAGCGGTAACAACCTGTACGGCGCTCTCGGCGTTGTCAGAGAAGCTACCCGGCACCTGTGCGATGCGAGCCTGTAGCTGCTCCTTCGTCTCGCCCGGACCAACGTCATCCGGTCGCTCCGATAGGGCGGCGCTCTGCGCCTCTGCGAACTTGGCCTTGTACACGTCCTCGATCTCCTGGATCTTAGCCGCTACCTCAGCCTTTGCCCTCTCTGCTGCTGCCTCTGCGTCCTTCTGGAACTGCTCCCAATCTACTGCCATGTGTTTGTCTCCCTAGCTAGGTGTTAGTGAATCGATTCACCTTTTACTCGACGGAATCGCCTAGATAAACAAGGCATCCTCAAGCTGCTCCAGGATCTTTGCTCTTGGAGCAGCGTTGAATCTCGCTCTCGGAACCTCTCTTTCGACAGGATGAGAGGAACGGTGAGCATGACATCCGACATGCGAAGGTTGCGGGAGAGAACGTGATTTCACCTTCCTGAACCAGCGTCGCTTCGGCTTGTAGAAGACCATTGGCTCAAGGATATTCCTGTCCCAACGATTTCCTGAGACCTGTGCCTTCATGATCTTGCTGAGGGTCCTGAAACCCAAGAAGCGAGGACTACTGACGTAGTACGCTCGCAACCTGGGCCAGAACAAGAGAATCGCTAGCACGATGCCTCGACCGGATAATCGAATGACACACGCGGCCTAATTCGACCGTTTGCTAGTACTGCCGGTACGTCCGCGTACCCCGTGATTCTCAACCCTTCGACACTCTCCAAGTCAAAGGGCACTCCGACGATTGTTGTCTTGCGGAGAATCGCCACTGCATCTGGCGCGTCAGCGGTCTTATTGAAGATCCCATCTGGGTCATCCATGCCACGGTCGTAAATCACACCTGGCCTGCGATCCTCCTCAGAATGGAATGTCTCATCGAACCAGACCTTGATTCGAGCTACATGGCTAGGTCGTGCCTGCCCCCCCATTCGCACTGACGCATGTCTGTCCTTGCTCTTGACTGGGGACATTGGTTATGTCCTTTGTACAGGATCAATGCTCACAGCGAGTTGAGGGACGGTGCCACGACGACGGGCAAGATCATCGGAGATGCGAGCCTGTGCATCGTTGCTGAACCCACTGGAGATGATGGCAGGATTGCCACCTGTGGGAACGAACTGCGCAACCTGCTGAGGCACCTGAGCCTGCGGGGCTGGCTGTCCGGGCTGTGCCCTGACGAGTCCGGTCTTCTGACCTCCGCCTCCCCACTTGATGTTCTCGTGCTGCTTACCGATGCTCGGGTCCTCGTAAGCGACGACAACACCCTGGCTGTTGAACTCAGCCTCCAGCTTGAGGCTGCCTGGGTTGTACGGTTCACCCTTCTCGTTGCGCAAGATCGCAATGGGGACGTGAGCCCTCTGGAGGTTCTGCGTCTGCTTGGAGAGGATGTTCTTCGCCTCACCATTCGGAACGATTTCGATGAATCCGGTGTTGAGATTGCTCTGTAGGTTCGGGTCGTCCAGATCGCCGTCCTGGAGCGGGAACAAGTCCCCTCTGTGACCACGGGCCTTTAGTTCGATTCGCTTCTTCTTCTCCTGGCGCTCAAGGCGGATGGAGAACGGAGCCGGATAAGCGTTGCGGACCCACCACGGGCCATCAGCGTTTTCCTTGTCGATGCGCTTCTGCTCCTGGGCCTGAGTCTCCTCAGCGGCGGCTTGACGTGCCTGCTGGGCGAGAATCCACTCCTCGACCTCAGTAGCTAGCTCAGCCGGAACATCGGCTCCTGCGCCCTTGAGGGCCGTGTATGCCTGGATCTTCGCGTTACGCTGCCCCTCATCGAGCAGATCAAGCGCTACTGGCTGGGCCTTGGCCTTCGGTGCTGCTTTGCGAGTCGCGGGCTTCTTAGCCGTAGAGCGCTTCGCGGTTTTACGGGCAGTCGTGCCCGACTTACGTGTGCCTGTTGGCATGATTTCTCCTGTGTCTATATGTTCGTACTGGACTACTTCGGTACTGCTACTCGCTTCTTACCTCACCGGGGAAGGCCCAAACCATGCCCTTCAAGGGAGCGATCCTCTGTCGGGTAAGAAGTGACAATCGATGGAGGTATCTATGTCCTTGACTCAACTAGCTGTAATCGTACTTGCTGCGCTTGTGATCCTGTCGGCCTTGACGACCGTTTCATCAACGCTAGCCTTGGTTCTCGGCATCGTGGCGGTTGTCCTCGTCCTACTAGAGACGCCCTTGCTTGCAGGGGTAAGGAGACCGTAATGCCTGAACTTAAGACCGGAAAGAAGCCTGCTCGCTATCTCAAGTCCACGAAGCGATTCTGTGACTATCGTCTCAGCACCTCACCCGTAACCGTCCCGTCCATCTTCGGGCACGGGAACTCCTTCTCCGAATGGGGAATGTTGGGTAACGACAAGTGGGGAGACTGCGTTTTCGCTGGAGCGGGTCACGAGACCGAGCTTCTAGCGAATCTCGCCAACGGTGGTGTGACCGGACAGGAAGTCGTCAAGGTAACCGAAGCCAACGCGCTATCGGACTACGCAGCCGTTACCGGCTTCAACTACACGGAAGCGACCGACAAGGGTACGGACGTACAGGAAGCCCTTGAATATCGCGTCAAGACCGGCATCGTGGACGCAAATGGCAATCGTCACAAGATCGCCGCTTTCGTGTCCATCGAGCCCGGCAACTTCCAGCACATCCTAGAGGCCGCTTACATCTTCGACGCCGTTGGAATCGGGATTCAGTTCCCGGAGTCCGCCATGGACCAGTTCAACGAAGGCAAGGTGTGGAGCGTCGTCAAGGGTGCTCAGATCGACGGCGGCCACTACATCCCAGTCGTTGGATGTCCGGCAACTGGCAATCTCGCCTTCGTGACCTGGGCTAAGCGCTGGGTCATGACCGATGCGTTCTTCTCCGAGTACTGCGATGAGGCTTACGCCTACATCACAGAGGAGAGCCTAAACGCCAAGACCCAGAAGAACTGGGGCGGCTACGATTGGGCGCAACTACAAGCAGACTTGAAGATCGTTTAGTAGGCTGCTAGTCTACGACGCTTACCCACGATAGGGTATGAGAAGGGACCGTTTATCGGTCCCTTCGCGTTTCTGTAAGCAACCGAAGGAGGCTGAGAACGATTAGCCTGTTGGCAACGAGCATAACCATAATCGCTCTGTTCTTTGGAGCGAATACAACAGCCGTAAAGACTCATCACACGCATCATCACGTAGGACCCGCAGTACATCATGTCCATAAGCACAGACACCACAAGAGAAAGCAGACCACGAATGGACATATCACAACGTTCGATCTGTGCGTTGCGAACCGCGAGAACGGGGAACCGGGCTCGCTTCGTTTCAGCGATGTCAACTGGCACGCTGTAAACGAATACTACGGGGCGTATAGCTTCCTTCACGAGACGTGGAGGGCGGCTGGAGGCGAGAGATTCGCTTACAACGCCAACGAAGCAACCCCCGATGAGCAATCACAGGTGTTCAACAGCTACTCGGCCCGTGATCCTGGGGCCTGGCCGAACACCATCCCGCCCTGTTTGGGCTACAAGTAGCGGTGCTGGCGGAGATGTGCTACGCTCCCCGGCATGGGTGCATCTCCGCCACGCTACACCTACATGAACTACGAGCCGTACATCCGGGTCCCGGACCTCCAGGACCGTGGCCTGTATCGCCTCTACTCCCGTAACCTCGATCTCGGGGTCTGGGACGGCGAGGAGGGCTTCATTGGCATCCGCACGAAGTTCGGCGAACGCTTCCTCTTCAAGGAGATCCACTTCGACCTCTCCAAGAGCTTCGGAACTGTCCGTCCGGTCGAGTTGACCGACACCGTACCGGAGGGCATCGAGGTGGTCGAGGGCTTTAGCGTCTGCAACGTCTGTGACGAGCCTGAGCCCGGCTTCGACCGTGAGCGTGGTGAGACTGCGGAGGAGAGGTGGTTCCACACCTCCGGTCGCACCGATCACGATGTCTATGCGGTGCATAAGATGAACCGTCCTCTCTTTGACTGGCTTGACGACCATCTCCAGAAAGACGACTGGCGAGCTTGGGGTGCCTGGGATGAGTAGACACTGGAAGCCCAAGCAGGACCGCTACGAGATCGTCGTGTATCCCGAATACACGGTGAATCATCTGAATCGCCAAGAGCTTGTCCAGTGGCGCTACTACATCACCGATCTCAAGACCAAGCACATCATTCACGAGGGACGTTCTCTTGGATGGCAAGTATCTGAGGATGCCTGCAAGGATGCTGAGCAATGGCTAGCGGCTCACAAGCGCTCTGAGGATGCCGGTATCGAGGACGCCTTCAAGTACACGATGCCATGATTCATCGAGACGATCTTCCTATCCCGGAGCTAGCGAACATCGAAGACATGCGCGTCGCTTGTCGTGTGTTCTCCGAAGGGCTCAAGGCGTGCGAAACGTGCAACGGCACAGGCAATCAGCTATTCTCGATGTACCAATGCTGCGAGACTTGCGGCGGGTCAGGAGTGGACCAAGATGGACATAGCCATTACGTGGCCCAAGTCAAGGCCGCTTGAGTCCTATCTGGACGAGTTGGAGAAGGCCGCCGACAACGGGCTGGTCATCAACTACCGTGTGCCGAGCCGACCAAAAGATCTCAACGTCGGAGATCGCTGCTACATGGTCCACGACGGCGTTGTAAGGGGATGGAACGAGGTATTGGGCGTCGAGTACAGGGAGGATGTCACAGACCCCGTGAGCGGCGCGCTAATGCGCCCTGGAGTCTATGTGGTGCGTAACCCCTACTGGATGGCCGAGTGGGGCGTTGAACGCCCTATGAAGGGATTCAGGGGCTACCGCTACGTGAACTTCTCTGACCCGTTTAAACCCCAGTATGTGCCGCCCGCCATCTACCTCCAAGATGATGTCCAAGGGGAACCTGTGTAATCCTGGACATCTGTCCGATCAAAGACCCTCTCCGTCTGGTGCAGAATATGTACAACGGACAAGGGAGGCGCTATGCGTCATAGACATGCTGAGTCCGTGATCCTAGCGTGGGTCATGGAGCAAGAAAGACTCAAGAGACTTCACCAATAAGAAAGGCCCCTTTCGGGGCCTTTCTCTTTAGGTTGCTGTCTGACGCTCAGACTAAAGCTCCCATTCTCCTGTGCCGGAGGTGATCGGAGTACCAGTCGAGAGACCGGAGATGTCGAGCTTCTGCGGTGCAGCGGTGGAGTCTGCCTTGAGGATACGGGAGATACCGCGTGGGTTGAGCACGAGCATACCTACAAGCTCGTCCATGACCCATCCCTTGTAGAACTGCTCTACCTGGTGGTTCTCCTCAACGTCGAGGGAGTACATGACCGGGAAGACACCGATGAACTCGGGCTCGGCGGTCAAGAAGACCTCTCCCTGCGGAACGATGATGCTCCTCTGGATCTGGAACTCACCGAAGGATGTGATGCGTCCTCCAGCAAATACCTCATCCTTGAAGCGGAATCCGGTGACGTTCAAGTCCCAGTTGTAGAGATCGCGGATGTCGGCCGGGTGAGCCAAGACACGACGAGCCTCTAGCTGGTTGATCTCGATTTGCGTCACTGCGTTGTAGAAGTCGGCAGGCTCAAGCGGGTTACCTGCACCAAGGAGAACGGTGTGCTCGTTTGGTGCAACCGCAGGACCGGCAGCGATGCCGGTTGCAAGACCACCTGTAGGTGCAAGTCCAACTACACCATTGGCGATGGCCTGGCCGAGTCCGACGATAGCCTGCTCCAAGAGCAAGATGAGACGTGCGTCCTCCTGCTTCTGGATGGCCTGACGGGTCTCGTCCTGAGCGTACTCGACTGCGTTGACGCGGAGGAAGTACAAATCCTCCTTGCGGATGCGCGGGAAGGATGCGATCCTAAATAGCTGCGGGAACGCCTGCTTACCCTCGAATGGCGTGATCTTGACCTCGGCATCCGTGCTGTTGAGCACGTATGCGCGACCAAGGTCATCGAGGATGTCGTAAGGCATGAGCGGTCCACGCTCAAGGGTGTCCTCCACAAGAACGTTGCGGACGATTCCCTCGTAGCGGAGTCGAATCTGGATAGGACCGATCATTCCCTGCCCGATGCGGCGGAGGGCGTTCTGCTTGTCAGCCAAGATGGCCTCCAAGCGTCCAACCTTCTGCTTACGGGAGAGCTTTGGAAGATCCTTTAGGTGATCCTCGTAGTCGCCACTGGCAACCGCCTGGCGTGCTGTTAGTTCAAGAGGCATTGTTGTCAGTTTTCCTTAGACTAGGAGGTTGATTCGCAGACGTGAAGCCGATGGCCTTTCGACAACGGAGGCAACCGCGACACGAGATCCCGGTGAACCGTTGACTTCAAGACGACCGTCCGCACCTGCGTATAGGAGGACGTTTGTGCCCGGACCTGCGGCTGCGATGGCAGAGGCGAGACCAGTGTCGTTCCATGCCGGAGCAAGAAGATCGAATACTGAGTCAGGACCCCTCCAAGCTGCGACCTCGTTGACCTGTCCAACGTTGTCGAAGGTTCCGCCGAGCCACTGAGCGAGAAGACCAAACGGCTGGAGAGCCGAGTTAGCACCTGTGGCGATAACCACATTCTCACCCGTTGACTTGAGGAGAACCAAGCCGGGGGTTAGGGAGCCTTCGTAGGAGAAGGCGTTGGCTGAACGCGCAATCGGTTCCGTGTCCGAAGCCTGGGGGATGCGAATGGTTCCATTCGCGTTCCTAAGCGACGGGTCCAGGTAGGCAGCGTACGGAGTACCCTGCGTCTGGGCGTACACGGGCCTGATGAGGCGCTTCTGAGCCGTAAGGGTAATGTTGGAAGCATTACCAGGACCGTAGATTGTTTGCATATGTCAGCTTCCTGTGTTTGGGTTAAGCGCCTCGGCGCTAGAGCTTCTACTACTTTCCCAACGGCGAAATCAGAAAAGTAAGTAGGAACCTTTGGGTGTACCTATTAGCGGCTGAACAGAGCCGAGTCGAGAACGCTCTCGTCCACGACCTGCTGCTCCGCCTGCTCCTCTCCTGACGCGATCCTCTCGAACGTCTTACCGAAAGCACCCTGAGGGGCTGCGGTTCGCTGTCCGAGCATACGCGGGAAGGAAGTAACTCCGGCTGTACGAGCCTTGGCTAGCTTGTTGAGGCCAGCCGTCTTGACGCGAGACAAGGTGTCAAGCTGAGCCTGGATCTCGCCTGGGTCCTGCTGCTCGATCTCGGCAATGCGCTCGTACTTCTCCTCCTTGGTGATAAGACCTAGCTCGACCTCTTGGTCAGCTAGCTTCATGGCGGAGACGATGTGTGAAGTCCAAGCGTTGTCCGTGTTGTTCGGCTGTAGCTCACGGGTTACCGGGTCCTGCTGCCTTTCAACAGCCGTACCGTCCGTGCCGCTCCAGGTCTTGGTAGCGCCTGAGTTGTTGGAAGGAGTTGTGGTGGCGTCGAGAACGTCAACGCGATTCTGAGCCTTACCAACCGGGTCTGAGGGCTGTGTGCCCTGGTTGGCTGAGCCGCCCTCGATCTCGTCGTTCGGGAACGGTGCGGCGTCAAGGGCCTGGCGGACAGATGCGTCCTTGTTCTGGTTCCCTTCAAGGCTCTCGTTTGTGACAGGATCACTGACACCCTTCTCCGTACCATCGGAGTCACCGAAGGTAGCGGTCGGACCTGAGTCCTCGGTCGTCTTGTCCTTGTTGAATCCCGAATCGTCCGAGTCGCGTCCTGCGGCCGGAAGATCCTGGGTGCTCTGTGCCTCGACATCCGAGACGCCTGTAGATCCGGTGCCTGTGACATCGACCTGGGCGTCTGCTGCGGATGCTGCATCGTTGCTTGGCTCGATGACTCCACCAACGCCTGTGACATCGACGCGCTTGTCGGCCGAAGCGTCGGGCGGTGTTGGGCCATCAGCGGTCTTGGTGCTCATGGAGTCTCCTGTGTGATTTGTTTGTGCGGCCTGCATGAGGTGTTGGGCGGTTAGCATTGCTGCTGTGACCGGAGTGGTCTGATCGCTAATCACTCTCTCCTGTGTAGGCTCGTTTGTTGCGGGCTTAGAAGTCGTCTTGAGTGGCTTTTCGTTCGGGTTGATGCGAGCAGCAACCTTAGGATGCAAGATAGGCTTCCAGTTCATATCACTCTTTACGCTCGCGGTGGGCTGCGTATTTCTAGTCTGTTGGAGGTAAGAGCCCGGTTGCTTCTCAGTAGGAGGCTCCTGCTGATCGCCGATATTCTCCGCTGTAGGGGAGGCTTCGTCGCCCTCGATATCGGCTTCACCGTTCTGCTTCATCTCCTCCTCGATGTGCTGAGCCTTCTCCAAGTCCGGGTTGTCAAATCCCTTTGGTGGCTTGACGTAACCGCAGGCATCGCAGGTCTCTCCGTCCATGTCAGAACCACAGACAGGGCAGATCTGCTCCTGCCTCAGAGTGTCAATCTCTTCGGGGGCCGTGGTGTGGAAGGACTGGGGGAGGGGATTCTCGGCAGTGAACTGAGGAAGTCCGGCAGCCTCACGGTGAACGTTGGCTCGCACTTCCTTCGTCAAGGCTGTCTCGTCGGCAGGTTCGAATACGCCTGAGATCTCGAAGAAGCTGATGCCGTAGCAGTTCTCGTAGGACTTGCGGGCTACGCGCTTTCCATCGGCTGTCTTGAAGTCGTGGTGAGCGCCCTTCATGACGATGTGTGAGCAGTACTCGTCCGGGTTGGTGGCGATGTTGCCGCAGTGGGAGCACTTGGAGCGCTCTACGTCGCATCCCATGGAGAAGCCGTCTAGGTCGCCCGACTCGATGGCCTTGGCGAACGTGGGAAAGGACTTGGCATCGACCTCAAGAAGAAGCTCGACCTCTGTGGGCGGTGCGTGCTCCTTGTCTAGGTCCGAGCTTGAGTAGTAGGAGTCAAGGGCTGCCTCCTTGTCAAGTGAGGAAACGTTGAGCTTGGCATCAACGATGACACCACGAGCCCTCTTGGGATCGGAGTTGTGGTGATCCACGAAGATGGGCTTGCCGACGAACGTAGCGAAGCCGTACTTCTTGTCCCCGTCTGCTGCCTCCACCGTGAAACCTGTGGAGGACTGCTTGGCATGACGCTCGAAGATCTCCGGGGAGCCCGCAAGCTCGACTGAGGGCCAACCATCGTGGTTCTTGTTGACCCTCGATGAGATCGCCCTGATTCGGACGTACATGTACCCATCGCTGGTACGATAGTTGTCATAGTCCGAGAGCTTATCGAGTGACGCATGTCTGCGCACAGGAGAACCCTTGACCTCAAGGATCTCCGAGACCTCGAAACTTGCATACTTTGTGAGCGACATTCACTCTTTACGTCGCCGCAGTGACGAGATTGCTAGTCACTCACAAGATCCACGATCAGGTTCTCTGAATCGTAGCTCAAGGACTTGAGTGTAGCGATGGCTCCGCGCTCCTGCTTTTCAGGCAGGCCACAAGCCTCGATGAAACCGCATAGACGACCCCTCATTCGGTCAAACTCTTTACGAATGACTCGCTCAAGGTCGTCGGAAGATGGCTCCGACATGTCTGTACTCCCTAGTAAGTTGAGATCAAAGCTCTGACGGTAGGATTACCGTCCTCGTCTGCGCCACGCTGAGTCTGCTTCACCTTGAAGCCTGTGCCATGTGCGACGCGGCGAGCAAGCGCCTCGAACTCGGCTACCGGACGATCCTCGGGCCACTGCTCCTCGACAGAGAAGGATGCGACCTTCCCGACAAGACCCTTCCAAGGATGATCGTCGGCTACGCTAGAGAAAGCGGGGGCACCTACAGGCGTTCCACCGGGCGGAACCTCACCCTGCTTGAGCGGCGGGGCTGGGTGCTTGTCTCCACCACCTGGCGGTCCTCCCTCCGGGGGCTTGACTGGCGGTCCCTGTGGGTTGATCGGAGGAGCTTCCTCTTCACCTGGAACAGGGCTGTCTTCCGGTCCACCGTCTGAGATACCGAGAGCAACAACGATCTTCTGGAGAAGGTCATAGATCTCGTGGTCGAGCTTGACATCCTCCTTCTCGCCCTTACCCTTGTCCTTCTCATCCTTCGGAGGACCATCCTCGCCATCGGCTGCGCCCTCGTCACCTTCATCCGGCTCCTCGGGTCCCTTGTCCGCATCGGGCGGCTCAGGGGCAGTGTCATCAGGACCCTCAGACTTCGGTCCCGGTGCCTCTTCATCATCGTCGGCTGGCGGACCAAACGGCGGAGGACCGGCCTGGTGCCAAGCTGCGGTCCAACGTCCTCCCTGGTCCCAAAGGTCGTACTCGGCATCCTTAGGCATAGCTGGATGGCGCTGTAGCTTTGCCTCAGCCTCAGCGCGACTGACCTTACTTGTTGGTGGCCCCTCTAGGTGGTAAACTGGCATCTCACGTATTACCCTTAGGTGTCGATGGTTTAGAAAGGGTCCCTACCTGGCTGACCCTGGAAGTGTGACTATTGTGGGGCTCACTGAGCCGCCTGGTCCGTAGCGTCCGTCGTCAGGTGCTCGACCCGAACGAACGTCGCTCAATGTGTAGGCGCGTGTCTGGGTAGGAGCGTGTCCATGGCAGATTCCACACTGGATGTTGGGTCCTCCGGCCTTTCCACAAATGCCGCACTCGATTGACTCATCTGGCTCCGAAGCCACAACGGGCTTCTCTGGTGTCTTCTCCTTCTTGGTGGAGGTAGACTTTTTAGCTGCTGGCATGACTTTCCTTCCTGTCGTTTAAACGCCCATGACCAAATGTCCCTCGGGGACATTCGATCCGTTCGCCTTACCTGTGAAGTCGTAGCGTGTTCGGTAGTGAGTGCCTTGTAGCTGGAGCATGTCACTGTTGCGAGCATGTCCGTCCTCATCAATGAGGGCACGCTGTTCGGATGGAGTGAAGTGCTTACCCGCGATCCTTTCCTGGCGCTCGCTGGCCTGGCTGGACAAGTACTCGCCGATCTGCTGCATACGGGTATCCTTGGCAGCGATGTCGGAGAGGTTGCGGGAGCCCATCTGGCCGGATGCAGCCATGGCACGAGCACGATCCATCTCAGCGAAGAAGTCATCCCCGCCTGGTCCGTTGCTCTCCATCACCCATGAGCGAGCCTCGCCTGCGCCACCGTAGTCCGGCATCTCGTCCCTCGACTCCCAGACATGACCGCAACGGAAGCAGTCGTGCATGATCGTCGTCGGGCTCGACATCGAGGACTCGATGCGAAGGTTCCCACACTTGGGGCAGGTGTCGTCGGTTTCCGGCTCGGGGATTTCGTTCAAGCTCTGGACGATGTTGCCACTGCTCTGAGCCTGTACAGCAAGCATCTCGGCCTGGCGAATGTCCGCCTCCGTGACCATCGACTGCTTACGCTTGTTCAGGAGCGCGTAGAAGACGCTCTCACCCTTATCGGGTCCGTACTCCTTCTTCATGGCACTGAGGGCCTTTTCAGCACCTCCAGCGCCGCCAAAGTACTGGTCGTGCTCAGACATCGGGGCGTGCTTCTGAACACTCGATACCTGCTGCTGGGTGCTGTTGGCGACTTCATCCGTCGTCTGACCTGACGGTGGAATCTGCTGATCGCCCGGAGTCTGCGAGCCCGGAGGTACTTCACCTCTCTGGTCGGCGTTTTCAGCCACAGGAGCGAAGGTGAAGTGCTGTAGCTGAGCCTCCTCATGAGAGATGGATGTGCTGGCAGCTAGGGCATTAGGATCGTTGGAGAAGGTGCCGAGAATGTGAACGTCGAGACCATCCGGCTTGACTCGATCTACACGGATGATATCCGGGATCTCATAAGCGGGGTTGTGCATCTCGTATTCCTGGCCTGCCTGGAGCGGATTGCCTTCTGTGTCCTTCCAGGTCAGTGAAGAATCCTGGTCATTCTCGATGTCGTGGCGATGATGCTGCTCGGCGGCAGGGGCCTGTGTAGGATTGGGGTCCTGGGTCTGGTCCGGCGTAGCCTCGGCTGGCGCTGCGACTCGTGTTTCCTTGTTGACCGACTTGTCGGTAAAGGCATCCTCGTTCTTCCAGATGTTCCCGCACGAATGGCAACGCTGATGGCCGCCTTCATCCATGAGCATCCCGGTCGTAGCGGAGTTGCACACGGGGCAACGTCCAGCGACGCTATCAGCCGCAGTATGTGACATCGGCTGCATCGGTGCTCCACCGGCTTCGCCTCCCATGCCCGGCATCGGCATACCGCCTGGTGCGCCACCCATTGCGGGAGCCGGAGGTGAGGTTTGTTCACCCTGAGGAACCTGTGGAGCGACGTTCGGAACCTGCTGGATTTCCGACATCTCCTTGGCGTAGTCGCCTGGGTTGAGGGGAACGTTCGGAACCTCGTGTACACGGTGCTGCTTGATGAGCAACTGCTGGACGGCTGCGATCTGCTCAGGCGTAACGGGTCCCTGGTGGTTAGCGGAGTCCACGAGGGCGGCAAGGATGTCGTAGTGAGCACTGATCTGAGCAGGCATCGACGGACCTCCTGTCAAGGGAGTCTGTCCGGGGATCGTGCTGCCTCCCATCGGATTCTGCTTGGCTCCGCACTGCGGGCAGGTTCCATCGGCTGTCAAAACTCCTCCACAGTTAGGGCAATGACCCTGCTGCTGAGCGCCACCTGGCGGCGTTTGTGCTACTGGCATCTGACCTTGCAGTTGTTCTGCCTGCTGTTGCTGGAAGGCCGGATCGACGTATCCGTTCTGCATAGGAGGCACTAGCGCAACCTTTCCTTGATGCTTGTCATGCTGATGTGTTCCATGTTCCTTGACTAGCCTTCTTGCCTCTTGTTCATCCTCAGGAGTTACGTTGTCGAGGTAGCCGGGATTCTCGGCTTCAAGAACTTCATGAAGACCCTTGAGCATCGGGTCCTCGGCTCCCGACTCAGCGGAGTTGAAGTAGTGAAGAACCAACGGAAGAAGTAGGCCAAGGCGTTCGATGCCTGGGCTGTCGGGGGCGAATCCTGCATGATCGCGGACTTCATCCTCACCCGATGCGCCCGAGTCATCCGTGTTCGGATTCTTCGGGTTGGGGTCGGACTCCTTGTCGTTAAACTCCTTCTGGTCAACGTCCTCGGGATCGTCGTGCTTCGTTCCAACATCTGGGTTGGAGCTAGGAGTCTCGTAGTCGGACACGAGAATGGCGGCCAACTGTGACAGTTCGGGCGGACCTGAGCTACCACCTTCACCACCGCCTCCCGCAGGAGCCGATCCACCTCCGCCTCCTCCACCGATCATGTTCTCGCCCTGCCTAAAGAGGGCACCCTTCATGAGTGAGGGTGCCATACCACCAAGGCCACCTGAAAGCATCCCTCCGCCCGCTGCTCCCTCTCCACCGGCTGCGGCTGCTCCACCGGCTGCCTCGGCAGCGCCGCCTCCTAGCAACGCCTCACCACCAATAGCTAGAGCGGGTCCGGCTGTGCGGGCTGTGACCGGCACCTCTGGCTGCTCTGGTGCCGGGGCCTGCTGAACCGGGGCGATGGAAGCTGGGTCGATGCCTGGGGGCGGCGGAAGCTGACCCGACTGGATCTTGTGACCCAGTTCCTTCATGCGCGGAGTAGCGATAGCACCCTGGCTCGACTGGATCTGCTCCACAATGGGGGCGATGTGGGCTGGGTCGTGTACCCCGATCTCTACGGGCTGACCAAACTCCGGGCTGTCGTGAAGCCCGTAGCGCGAGATGATCTGTCCGGCGTTCTGACGAGCCGGGATGCCGTTTACGTGAGCATCGAGGAAACGGAGATACTTGGTATGACCTGCGTGGATTCCCAGTGGCCCCGGCTGTACGGTGATTTTGTGCTGCGGAACGTTGGCATCCGGCCCCATATCAAACTGCACATCCGCCTGGTGAGCCCAAGGCGTGTACGGGGTCATGTCGAGTGTTCGGGAAGTCGGTTGCATAGTAGGCTGGATTGAGAACAGGTCACCGCCGCCCTCTTGTGGTTTAAGTCGTGGGTCCGCCTTGATATATGGCATAGGGTCGCGTCCAGTAAGATTCTCGACCTCTCCGGTCGGCCTGATCTCGACCCCAGAGTGCCAGTCAACCATCGACGGGTTGATGCCAAGACTCTGCACGTACTGACTGTGACTATTGCCTGTACCAGTCTGCTCTACAGTGGATGGATCGTAGGCGTTCCAGGTGTGTGGCTCGCCGTTGATGATGAGTCCTCGGCCGTGCATACCCGGCTTCCAGGCCATGAATCCGCCTGATGGCGGAGTTGGAGGACTCAGACCAAGGATGTCCTCCATTTCACCCGATGTGGCTACAAGTGCAGACGTGACGCTGGGAACTGGGTCTCCATCTGCTCCATCGAACCACTGATCCCCGATGCGGAAGTCACCCTCATGCCACTCATCGGCAACATTTGAGTCACCCTGACCATAACCATTCACTCCGTTGTGGTACTTCTCCATCTCCTTGACGGTGGAATCGAAGTCTGCGACCCTAGAGTGCATGTAGTTGTCACGCTTTCCGGGAGGACGCTCACCGTCACTACCCATGATGGTTCCCTCGCCTAGCGGGTTACCGCCCTGATCCTTCTGAGAATCGGAGTCAACCATGTCCCTAAGCGTTCCGTCTGATCGAGTAGGAGAAGGTTGACTTCGAAGAAATCGAGTCCCACCGCAATCGGGGCAAGCAGTCGCCCCCGACATATCTCCTGGACTGATCTGGAAGTGTGCATCACAGTTTTCGCACTGGACATTCATCACCTATTAGCCGTCAGGTCTAGTGCATATTGAGGCCGATTGTGGACCCCAACCAGTGCGTGCCATCGACGCAGAGGAAGGAGAAGTAATCGACCGAACCTGCGGCTGTGGTGAGAGTTGGGGGTGTGCCTCCAGGCCACTTGACTTCGGTGGGCCATGTGACCGTTCGAGAGCCCGTAGAGTCCTGAGTGAGGACCAAGGTGAACTGCTTCCCTACGGCGATGGCTGGGAAGGTGAGGGTACAGTTGGCTGTCAGGACGACGTTCGTGACCGTGGCAACGGTCGTGTCTGGGATCGTCGTGGCCGCCCCGGAGTTGGCGACTTCGCTGACCTTGCGAGTAGTCCCAACGTAGCGCGTATCTAGCCCTGCGAGCGTCCTGTACGACGCTGCGGGCCACCATGATCCGGTTGAATCGGTGACAAAGAGGTAGGTGTCGAACTGGTAGGGAAGTTCGAGAGTATGGGACGATCCCTGGATGCTTCCGCTGACCGAGACGACGTGAGTAGTCGAATCGTACTTCTGGATGGCGCAGAGCGTACCGACCTGCTGTCCGGTCGGGAGGTTCATGACGATAGGGCCAGCCGTCGCTTCGATGGGGTTGAGGGCGTTGGCGACAAGCGTGCCCGTGGATGAGACAGGGGCTACCGCCTGTAGCTGACGAGTCCATTTGGCTGCTGACGAGCCTGTAGAGACTAGGGTGTAGCCGATTCCAGGAGTGCCGGAGAGGACGACTCCCTGGAGGGATTTTACGGTCGGTCCTGGATAGTTACCTTGAAGGTCGCCATCGGCAGGTCCATCCGCAAGCCCGATGATGTTTCCGGGTCCAAGGATGTTATCGCCCATTTAGGCTCCAGTTACGAACGTGCGAGCAAAGAGCCTCATGACTGTCTGGTTGACTCCACCGTTTTCGTAGACCAACTGGACATTCGGGGCGATGATGGCGACGTTGAATCCCTGACCTGTGCTGGCGACGACCGAGAAGGACTGTGAGATATCCCAGTGTTCACCATCAAACGACTGCTGCACCTTCAACGTACCAACCTGATCGGCGAAGACCGACCCAGCGATGTTCTGAGCACGGTCGGTCTGCATGGGACCAAACGTCTTCGATTCCGACGCCTGGAGGGGAAGATTGCCGGTGCTTTTGTCGGAGGTGTTGTAGGACGTGAAGTGCGCCATCGCTAGTTACTCCGCAGATGGCCCTTGGATTCATGCTGTCCTTGTGATAGGCTCCCGCCATGCCCCGATTGAACGTCATCAACCTCAAGGACGTAGCCATGCAAGGCTTCATCCGCGTAGAGGACGCAATAGACGTGGTTCCCGTTGACGAGGTAGCGGACATCGCTGAAACTCTCATTCGTGAGATCGCTCAGGGAGCCAAGCCACGAGTCGAAGGGCTGTACGACATCCTTGAGGCCGCAGGCCGAGACACAGATATCGTGTGATGGACAAGCTGCCCGTCGCTTGGAAGAAACTCACGAAACCCCAGCGGAAGGCTCTTGTAGCTGTCCAAGAGGGTCATGTGTGGGTCTGGAAGGGCGGAGGCTGGGGCCAGTCTCGCTGGAACGGAGACCCTATTCGCAGGAACGTCCTCGACCGCTTGCTAGCTGATGGCTGGATCGAGGTAGCAGATGATCTCTCTACGGGCGAGACTTACGCCGTCACTCTCAAGGAGCGAGAGTGACCTATCTGCCTCGCTTCCATCCGATGATCGCCACCATGAAAGGACAGACGGGTTGGTGGATCATGGATTGCTGCGCCAAGGATGATCTCCATGAGCGCGAGCGGACGCCCTACGCAGATGAGCCTTGCGAGACTCGTGAGGAGGCCAAGGAAATCTGTGATATGTTGAACGAGACTGAGCCCGATCCTAGAGAGGAACGAGATGCCCGATCAAGTGATAGCTGAGGAAGTCGCCCGAGAGGACGCTCTCAATCGCACGCATCCGCAGAGCGTCATGGAGCGCGTCGTCTTCAACGGGGCTTGGGCTGCTGCGAGTGAGTTCTTCGGCAGTCAGGAGACCTGGGACGTGTATCTCTGTCCCAAGTGTGGTCTTGTCCTTCCAGACACAGGCAGCTTGATTGAAGGACACGACGGGACGATCTTCGGCAGTCACCCGGATGGTGACGGCTATACTGGTGAGATGTTCTGCGATTCCTCCCAGCATCACGATGAAGTGTTGCCGGTCGAGGAGATTCAAGTAAGGAGAGTGCCATGCTAGAACGCCTTGATGACGATGAGGTGTGGGGCAGGTGTGACCATCCGTGTCTCAACCCGCAACACAACATGCCACAGCACATCGTTCTCCGTCCCGGTAGGTATCGTCATACCTGTCCTGGATGTGGAAAGACCACAACCTTCACCGTACCTGCTATCACCTGTTAGATGAGCAGACGAGCGGTCATCATCGCCGACGTAGAGAACGGCGACGCATATCTTCCTGGCATCCTCTGGCTAGCCGAGAGGGCGGATCTGGTCATCGTATCGCGTGACGGTACATTGACGGCCAAGATTCCCGCTTCACTCAAGCGAGTTGCCACTTACACGGTTACACGCGGGATCGATGCCGATAAGCCCAACTACTCCGCCTTCGATGGCGGCACCCTTCGACCTATCGAGTCGTTGGAGAGTATTCTGGCCCGTGAGGGAGTCACGGAAGTAGCAGTATGTGGTCACACGCTAGAGTCAGTCGTGGCCCAGACGGCTTTCGATGCAAATGCGCTAGGATATGTCACAACGGTATGCCGAGACATCTCATCCATTGGAGTGGATGAGACAATCGAGGGCGCAGCGGAGATGTATGCTAAGCTAGCTCGCGCAGGAATAGCAGTTACGAAAAGTGGAGACATTTGGCCCGATGCCACAGGATGACGCACCAATCTACAACTTGACCTTGATCCTCCTTACAGGAGAGTCCGCACCGGAGGGACCCGGCTGGTACATCACGGGGAACGCCTCTACCTCGAATCAGGGCGCACGCCTTGGTCCACGCCGAGTATCCGTCCCCGACGCCGAAGACCTGGCGCGTGCCTTCGAGAACTTGATCCCAACGAACATTGATGGCTCTGACATTCACATCCGTCCGTTCCAGTTGGTGCGAGAAGGTACAGTACGAGCCCGCGAGGCTGTACAGCACGAGCTTCAACAGGCGGAGCAAATCGCCACAACCGTCCCGAGACTCCGCAAGGTGCTCGGCGAGCTAGGAGCTACCTAATGCCAGCCACCAAGGATCACACAGGAGTCACCTCGGCCAACAAGAGCCGAACGAAGGCTAGGGAAGCTGCCCGTACGGCGCGTCTAGTTGCTCGTACACAAGATCTCATCGGCCAGAGAGTCAAGGTCCGTACCAAGGCTGGACCTGAGCTTGGCACCGTCGAGGCCATCTTGCCTCGACCGGAGGGAGCTAGGCGTAGAGGCCAGTACCTTCACGTCGTCACACCTACGGGGCAGTTCGATAGGGCGCGCTCCCGCACGAAGATCATCCGCAAACCCGCATAGGAGAGTACATGCTAGACGCAACACTACAGGTCATTGACGTACAGGTAAGCGCCCCTGACCCGGACGCTGAGGTTGGTCCCGATGGCGGAATCATGGAGATCGCCTTCATCGTCGGCTTGGCTCTCCCTGTCGGACCTAACCAGGTCGCACACATCCCGGCTGCCATCCTTCGCGGTAGGTTCGGCAAGGAGCAGTCAGAAAAGCTCGGCAAGACGATCTCAGAGGGCGCAGAGACCTTGAAGCCGCCGAGCAAGTTGGTCAAGGCCACCGATATCCGAGCAGCCGAGCAAGCAGCACAGGCAGTGCAGGGATTCCGCGATGGTCCTGAGCGACAGGGATCTTAGACAAGCGCTCTGTAGGGGAGACCTAGTTGTCGATCCTTTGGACGACAACAGGGTTCAGCCTGCCAGCATCGATCTGACGCTGGCGAGCAAGTTCCTCGTCTCGCACGACGAGTCTCCCTATCCTCCGCCTATCGATCTGGCGGACGTACGGGGCACCCTGGAGTTGGAGCCAATGGTCGGCGTGACGTGTGGTGTCGGTCAACCCGACTGGCTCTACCTTGGCCCGCAACAGTTCTGCTTGGGCTCGACTGTCGAGCGAGTAGAGATCCCTGATTACCTCGTGGCCCGTGTCGAGGGCAAGTCGAGTCTCGGACGCCTGGGGCTCATTGTCCACGCGACCGCAGGCTACATCGATCCTGGCTTCAAGGGCACGATCACCCTGGAGATCTACAACCTCAACTACCGCCCGATCATCCTGCATCCCGGTAGGGCTATCTGTCAGCTATCGCTCATCAGCCTCACGACCCCGGCTGTCTATCCGTACGGGCACGAGAAGAACAAGAGCCGCTACCAGAACCAGACCGTCGTAACCGCCTCTCGATACGAGGGCTAATCGCTTGACTTAGGTCTAAACATAGGCTATACTGTGTCCATGAACACTTCTGAGATGCAAGCCAACGATCTGTACACTGGCCTAAAGGTCCGCACGGCTTCCGAGTGGGTCGAGGTCACGAAAGTAGACCGCGTACGTCGGCGCGTCGAGATCTCATTCAGCGACGGTAGCACCCGCCAGTTCCCCGCCACCTATACCTTCCAAGTCCAGTCATGAGCTTCCAACCCACAGACGAGCAGGTCGCTTGCCTCGATGCCTTCGAGACTGAGGAGGACATGGTTATCGAGGCCGTGGCTGGCTCCGGCAAGACCACCACGCTTCGTCTCCTGGGCGAGTCCACTGACCGCGACGGGCTCTACATCGCCTACAACAAGGCCATCCAGGTAGACGCCTCCAAGACCTTCCCCGAGAATGTACAGTGCCGCACGGCACACTCGCTGGCCTACGGCGGGATCATGCGTCTGCCCCACGGCAAGCGCCTCATGGATCGTCTTCGTGGCACGCGCGTCACGAGCCGCATGGCCGTCTCCATCCTGGGTATCCCGGAGGGCGGCTTCCAGATCTCCAAGGAACAGGTCATCCCAGCGTGGGTCATCTCTCGCTGCTCCCTTGATGCCGTCCAGCGTTTCTGCAACAGCGCCGACGACGAGATCACTGAGCGCCATGTCGCTCCTGTCGAGGGCATCGAGGATCACGCTTCCTTCGCCTCCTACGTTGCTCCCTACGCTCGCAAGGCATGGGAGGACTTGAACGACCCGGCTGGCAAGCTCAAGTTCCAGCACGACCACTACCTCAAGATCTGGGCGCTGACGAAGCCGCGCCTTCGTTTCGAGTTCGTCATGCTGGACGAGGCTCAGGACGCCAACCCCGTGATCGCTCGCGTGGTCGAAGAACAGGTTGCGCAGAAGGTCATGGTCGGCGACCGCTGTCAGGCAATCTACGGCTGGCGCGGAGCCATTGACGCGATGAGCAAGTTCACCGGCACGCACCTCCTGACCCTCTCCCAGAGCTTTCGCTTTGGTCCGGCTGTGGCGGACAAGGCCAACCTGTGCCTGACCTTCCTCAATGCTCCTTGTCGTGTCAAGGGACTGGAGTCCATCCCGTCAGTCGTCGCCCCGGTTGCCAACCCCAACGTGATCCTCTGCCGCACGAACGCAGGCGTCATTGAGCACGCCCTGGAGGCTCAGTCCTCTGGCCGCTCAGTTGCCATCGTCGGCGGGACGGGCGAGATCGAACGCTTCGCTGAGGGTGCTCGTGAACTGATGCAGGGCGGATCGAGCAGTCACCCCGATCTCGTTGCCTTCAAGTCATGGGGCGAGGTTCAGGGATACAGCAACGAAAATGAGGGCCGCGACTTGAAGGTCATGGTCAACCTCATCGATAACTACGGGGTCCAGACCGTTCTCTCCGTCTGCGCCGCGAGCGTTGACGAGGCAACGGCCGATCTGGTCTGCACCACCGCCCACAAGGCCAAGGGCCGCGAGTGGGACAGGGTTCGTATCGCCAACGACTTCAACGCCCCCGAGGAAGGCGAGGAACCGAGCCGCCCGGAGATGATGCTGGCCTACGTGGCGCTCACCCGTGCGAAGCTGGAGTTGGACCACACTGGACTTTCGTGGATCGATGAGCTACTATAGGCCGCTACAAGTGGCGAAACGCAGGTAAAAGGAGACCATCATGGGAACACGCGGCACATGGGGCTTTGTCATCGATGGCGATGAGAAGCTGACATACAACCACTTCGACAGCTACCCGGATGGGCTCGGCGTCGATGTCCTGGACGCCATCCGCGAGAAGATCGCTGCGGCCGGGATCGGGGGGGTACGCGAGGCCGCTAGTGCCCTCGTTCTAGTCAAGGAGGACACGCCTCCGACCCCAGAGCAGCAGGAGGCGCTACGTCGTTTCGCCGACCAAGGCGTCAGCACAGGATCGCTCGATGAGTGGTACGTGCTTCTGCGCAACACGCAGGGCGACTTGAACCTGACGCTGGAGTCCGGCGTCATCCTCGACGGCAACGACTTCGCAAGCGACTCGCTTTTCTGCGAGTGGGGCTACGTTGTCGATCTGGACAGCAACGTCTTCGAGGTCTACAAGGGCTTCAACCATGGCCCGGATGTCATCGGCAGATTCGCCAGCCGCGAGGGCGGCAGAGGGGAGTACTCTCCGATCACGCTGGTAGCCTCCTTCCCGCTCGATGACCTGCCGAGCAGCAGCGACTTCACCAAGATCGTCCACGACGCGACCCGAGATGACGACGATGAGGAGGATGAGTAGCCATGGGTTGCGACATCCATCCATACATCGACTACGACGAGTCGCGTGGTGAGGGCATCTTCCCGGACGAAGAGAAGTTCTACACCCGTAGCTTCGCCAAGCTCGACGGCGGACGCAACTACCTCTTGTTCGGGCTGTTGACGAACGGAGCAGTCCGTGTTTCCGATGCAGCGGGTCATGCTCCCGACCCGAAGGGACTCCCCTCTCGACTCGGCTACGAGTCAGAACACGACGCCCTCATGTGGGTCAGTGAGGAGAGGTGGGAGGAAGGCGGCAACTGCACCTACGACAACGCCCGTTCGTGGACGACGGGACAGTTTGCGTCGTCCAAGTGGGTCAAAACCGAGTGGGGTAGGCCGCTGGTGTACTTCGATCCGAAGATCCACGGCGAGTTGATCGACGGACTCCCAGAGCCCGAAGGCAAGCGCTTCGGCTGGAAGGTCACGCACCCCGACTGGCACACCTACTCGTGGCTTACGGCGGACGAGCTTGAAGCCGCCTTGAAGGCGTACGTGGAGGTGGGTCAGGAGATCTGGCCGGAGGACAAAGGCGTCCTTGAGGTGCCCGCTGAGTGCAGGGCGTGGCTCTGGGCTCTCCGTGGACTGGAGGAGGGCGGCGCAGGCAACCCTCGTCTGGTATTCTGGTTCGATAACTGATGAGCACGGGATTGATCGCATGGTTCGCAACGGTAGGCTCGGTCTTCGGACTGGGCCTACTGCTCATCGCGTTTAAACCCCGACGTATGGACACGGAGCTTGTCGTTGTGGCTCTGCTAGTCTTTGCATTGCTCTCGCTTATCTCACTGGCTATAATGGCGGGAGGGAGCGAAAGCGTCACGGTTACGATTTCGGAAGGAGCGCTGCACAAATGACCCTCATCAAGGAAACGGTCACGCGCTATCGCTGTAACCACTGCGGCTACCAGTCGGAGCGTGAGCCGCTGAGCGGTAAGTGCCCCGCGTGCTCAGACGGCGAGTCGAAGATCTGGAGCATCAGTACTAGCGAGCGTCCCCAACATTCTGCTTGACATAGGCTACAGGATGGTCTAGACTTAGGTCCATGAGTCAACCACTTCTAGGCCGCTGTAAGGATTGCGACTACGCGCTATTCGTGTCCGCTGAGCAGACCGGGGATGTCCGGGAAGCGAATAGCTTCTCCGACGTGAAGGCCGGAGTCGCGTACCGAGTCAACAACGGGATCTTCTCCCGATGCGACCGGGGTCATCGAGTCTTCGCCCTGCGTCGCATCGACGGCACCTACTCCAAGGATCACAAGTGCGACGCCCGGTGCCTCAATGCGAAGGGCTGGAAGTGTACCTGCTCGTGCGGCGGAGCTAACCACGGACGAGGCTATGCCGTCGTTCACGAGGCCCACGCTGAGGTCGAGTTGCGCTTTCTGGGTGAGGTGGACAAGCACATCACCGGACAGGTCAAGATCATCCGCACCTACGAGGGCGGAAGCGGGACCATCTACACCTTCATGACCCTCGATGACACGGCGAAGCTGACCTGGTTCGCGCCCGTGTACGCCGACCCTTCTTGGAAGGAGGGCGAAACCTTCCTTCTCCGCGCGAAGGTCAAGCGCCACGAAGACGATCCGAAGTACGGCAAGTCCACCATCGTCACGTACATCGAAAGGATCGAGTTATGAGCGCCGAGGACGACAACCAGAGGGCGACGTTCCGTGGCAGCCTAGAAGGTCCGCGATGGGCTGGGGCTGCAAGTGCGCTCAAGACCACTTGCTGGAACTACGATGTGGAGTGCGTTGTCGAGGAGGAAAAGCACTTCCTGTTCACGACCATCCGCTTCGAGTTGCGAGGCAAGGTCAAGAACATCCGTAAGGT